AAACCGCATTAAATGGTGTTTTTCTTCCTGAACAATTAAAAGTAATTGTTGATATGAGAAAATACAAATCAATCACTAAAGAAGAAAGAGAAGAACTTATAGATTTACTTAAAAATAAATGATTAATTTTTCAACCACATTATTAATTTAAAATAATGGTTTTTTGGAAAATTAATAATATTTATAATGAAAAGATAATAATATAACTAAAAAATAAAAAAAAATAATGGCAAATTCAATTTTTGTAAGTCCCGGTGTCTATACAAGAGAAAAAGATCTAACATACGTTGTTAGACAGGTTGGTGTGACTACCTTGGGTATTGCAGGTGAGACTCCTCAAGGACCTGCATTTGAACCTATTTTCGTATCTAATTACGAAGAATTTATGATGTATTTTGGTGGTTTAGATCCTGAAAAATTTCCCGGAAATAGATATCCTAAGTATGAGGCAAATTACATAGCAAAATCGTATTTAACTCAATCTAACCAAATGTTTATAACAAGAATTCTTGGTTTATCGGGTTATGATGCGGGTCCGGCTTGGGCAATTAGAACTAATACAGGTGAAGTTGTAGCGCTTATAAGATCAAGAGGTGAATATGATTTAAATGAAGTATTACATTACTACGTAACTACATTGACCGCAACTAATATAAGTGCAACCACCAATCCTTTGGGGTCATTTTTATTAGGTGGTACAGTAGCGTATGGTGCTCAGGCAGGTAATACATTTTCATATGAAGTATCATTTGACACCACTCAAAGATCATTTATTACTCGTGTTTTAGGTGTAACTGCAACAGATGCAGATGCTTTTATTTACGTAGAGGAAGTCTATAATAATAGATTAGATTATTTAATAAGTACAAGCGCGGTTACAGGTATTAACATGACCTTAACACCATATGTTACAACATTTTCTGATTATTTACAAAAATGGAATACTCCATTTACGCCATTCGTTGTTTCAGAACTTCGTGGTAACAAATTATTTAGATTATTTAGATTTGTAATGATTTCTGATGGTGATTCGGGTAATAGACAATGTAAATTTTCTATTATAAACATAAAACCTGACACTAAAGACTTTGATTTAATAGTTAGAGATTTTAATGACACCGATGAAGAGCAAATAATTTTAGAAAGATGGACAAAACTTAATTTACGTTTTGACGATCAAAATTTTATTGGAAGAAGAATTGGTACCACTAATGGTGACTTTGCATTAAGCAGTAAATACATTATGGTTGAGATGGCAGAAAATTGTCCTGAGGACGCTTTCCCTGCGGGTTTTGAGGGGTATGTACAAAGAGACTATACTCCGGCAACAAATCCTTCTATAGTATATAAAACTACATATACCTTAAAAGAATTAAGTACAATTGCAAAATTAAGTAGATCTTACTTAGGTTTATCTGATATAGTAGGTATTGATCAAGATTTCTTCGATTATAAAGGTATGGTTTCTTCATTACCTAATAACCCTGATGTATATTGGACAGACTTTACACATGGATTCCATATGGACTCAGGTGCAAACGGGGCTGGTGTAACTGTTGAGAACGCTACGATACCTAATTATCGTGGAGGTTTAAGTGGACTTTATACCCCTGTGTTTGATGTGGGTGCATATCCATTCCAAACAATAATTGGAATTGTAGGTACTCCATATGAAAGATTAAGAGCACGTAAATTTACATTCGTACCTTACGGTGGTTTTGATGGATGGGACGTATATAGAACAAAACGTACAAATACACCAAACTATGTTTATAATGGATATTCAGCAACTTTTGGTTTGACTAGTGGAGTATTTTTCCCTTACACAACTGTAGATGGAAACCTTGGTAATACTTCAGATTGGTACGCATATTATGAAGGTATGCACACATTTGATAACCCAATTTCTGTAAACGTAAACGTATTTACAACTCCTGGTATAACAACTATAGATAACGATAACTTAGTATACGAAGCCATTGATATGGTAGAGACACTAAGAGCGGATTCAATCTATATTGTAACCACACCTGATTTTAGTTATTATGAAACATCTGCAATAACAGAATACTATACGGCCGAAGATATTGTTTTAACTCTTGAGGGACAATTTAACTCAAATTATACCGCAACATATTGGCCTTGGATTCAGATGAATGATACTGAAAACTATATTCAGGTTTGGATGCCACCTACAATGGAGGTTGTTAGAAACATTGCACTTACGGATAATATTGCATTCCCTTGGTTTGCAACTGCGGGTGTTGAGAGGGGTTCTACTACCGCAATTAAGGCTCGTATCAAATTAAGACAAGCAGATAGAGACATTCTTTATGAAGGTAGAATCAATCCTATGGCAACATTCACCGAAGAGGGTGTATTGATTTGGGGTAATAAAACAATGCAAGAGGCAGAAACTGCACTTAATAGATTAAACGTAAGACGTTTGTTATTACAAGCTCGTAAGTTGATTTCTGCGGTTGCCACACGTTTATTATTTGATCCTAATGACCAAGTAGTAAGAGATAGATTCGCTTCATTGGTGAACCCAATTCTTGATAACATTCGTAAAGAAAGAGGTTTATACGACTTTAGAGTTGTAGTATCAAATGATATTGAAGAGTATGATCGTAATGAAATGAGTGCTAAATTGTACTTGAAACCTACAAGAGCATTAGAATATATTATCATCGACTTCATTATCACACCTACAGGTGCGTCTTTTGATAATGTTTAATAAAATTTAAATAACGATAAAAAAGGGAGGAAACTCCCTTTTTTATTTTAACTAATATTTATGATAAAATATCGTATATAAAATGAAAATTTTAATCACAGAAAATCAATTAAAAGATATTGTAGTTCCGTATTTTTCACAAAAAAATGATGATTTAATTACTTTAAGAGAAAATTGGGAAAAACTTAATGAAGAAGAAAAACAATTAGTTATTGAATTATATAAATTATTCAACCCAAAAAATTCTAAATTAATTAACGAGGGATTTATGGATTGGATTCAAACAGGTTTAGATGTGGGCGGTATATTTGATCCTACGGGAATTGCAGATACTGTTAATGCGGTAATCTATTTTAGTAGAGGAGAAGTCCTTTTTGGTATGTTATCTTTAGTTGCAATAGTTCCTTATGTAGGAGATGCGGTTGCAAAGCCAGTAATAATGGCCGCAAAGGTAGGATCTAAAGAAGTAAAATTATTTTCTGCAGCTTTAAAAACTAAAAATGCAACAAAAATTGCCGAAACAACAAAAACAATTAAAGGTAGTAGTGTAGGTAATAAAATTTTAAAGTTTTTGGAAAGTTTTGGTGATGGTCAATTGGGTCGTAAAATTATGAGTCTTTTGGAAAAAGGTAAAAAAATACCTATTGTTGGTAAATTTTTTAAATTAATAGAGGAGTGGGTGGGTATTTTAACTAAAGCATCTAAAGAAGTTAAAGTACCGACAACTGCCTCTAAGATTGAAGTAAAAACCGGTGCAGGTGTTTGGAAAGGTACTTTAAAGGGTAGTGAAAAAGTTGCTTGGGGTGAAGTTTTAAAACAAATGTTTGGTGGTAAAAAACTAACTACATTTAGGGAATTGTCTAAAGCAGGGAAATTACCTTACGATAGCGTAAGTAACATTTATAAAAATATTATGAGAGTCCCTGAATCAAGAAAACTTATGGGTAAAACTAAAATGTTTTTAAGATTTTTGGATCATTTGGGTTTGGGTAATTATGTTGGACCTGAGGAATTAGAAAAGAAAATACCAAATGTAGATCAAAAATTCGCAGAATTTGTAAATACTCCTGAAGGTAGGGAATCGTTTAATGAAGACGTAATCCCTTACTTAGAAGATTCTTCTTCTAAAGAATCTAATACATTAGGATTAAACAATATGACACCTGAAATGGGGAATATAATATCACAATTTTTAAAAACACAAGTATAAAATGAAAAAATTAACTGATTTTCAAATTGAACATTTGGTCGAAAACACTATCAATAAAAAAAATAATTTTAAAAATAAAAAATTAATAGAATTTTACGTTAAAAAATGGAATAAATGTGAAACTAAAAAAGATCGACATCAATTTTTTAACGAGTTTTTTATCAATAGAAAAAAATTAATTAGCGAAGGATACAATCAACGTATGATCGATGAGGGACTTTTTAGTTCTCTTCTTGGAAGCGGTTTAGGTGGTTTTAAATCTACATTCAAAGAATGGTTAGCAGGTAAATTGGTCGGAGCTTTAGGTGTTAGTGATCCTGAATTAAAAAATAAAATATCAATTGCGTTGGCCAACTTAAATTGGAGTCAGGATTGGACTAAACTTTTATCTCCGATAAAAAATTGTAGATATTTCACCGATGTAATTTTAGATTCTGTAATTGAATATTATATAGACAAAGGACTTAAAGATTGGGCAGGAGTAGGTACTGGAACTTTAGGTACTGCATTTAGAAATGCGGTTTCAGATGCGTTAAGTGATCAAAAATATGTACAACAATTAGAAGATTCTATTGGTAATATTTTATGTGGTGCACTTGAGAAAATGTTTGGTGGTGGCATAACCAATACAGTTAAAAATGTTATGGGTATGGATAAAACAACTAATCCAACTCCTGCAACATCGTAAATGTATATTAAAAAGTATATTTTAAAACCCCTCCATGAGGGGTTTTTTTATAAGAATTCGTAAACGATTTTACAATGTCTACCAGGTATTAACTTAATACTATTATTGGGTAATTTGTAGAAGTAAGTTACTTCTTTTTGTTTTTTTTCTTTATCTAAATAAGATGTACTATATAAGGAAACATCCAATTCTTCATTATTAAAACCATACCATTCGCCATAATATTCTCGCAAATCTATTTTACTTTTTGTTTTTTCATTGAAAAATTCAGGTAATATTATAATTCTTGCTGCAATTTTATTATTTTCCATAGGGATTAAATTTTATATAAAATATATCTTTTTTTTTAAAAAAGTCAATTTTTACTTTATAAAAAAATAATAATAAATTTTTTATTTTTTGATATATTTATTATTAAATATTGTATATAAAACAATAAAACTAACTATAATAAAAAAATTAAAAAACTAAAAAAATGGCTGATTTGCTTTTAAAAGCTCCCGTACCTTACGAACCTAAACGTAAGAATAGATGGATATTAAGATTCCCAGCAGATTTAGGTATTCAAGAGTGGTGGTTGGCTACTGCTAACAGACCAACAATAAATCAAAATGCGGTAGAGATCCCATTTATTAACACATCTACTTTCGTAGTAGGTAGATTTAAATGGAGTACCATTGGGTGTACATTAAGAGATCCTATCGGTCCTTCTGCCGCACAAGCAATCATGGAGTGGGTTCGTTTACACTCTGAATCAGTAACAGGTAGACAAGGTTATGCCGCTGGTTATAAAAAAGATATCGAATTAGAAATGTTAGACCCTACGGGTGTTACAGTAGAAAAATGGATACTACAAAGTACCATGTTGGCAGGTGACACTAATTTTGGTTCATTAGGATATAGTGATGATGCTTTGGCTGATATCAGCATATCTTTACAACCTGACCGTTGTATATTGGTATTCTAATATATTAAAAAAAAAAGAAAAAAGTCTCATATTTCTATGAGACTTTTTTAATTTTATGAAATATTTATCTAATAAAACATTAATAAAATGGGAAAAAAATTTAAAAATATTAACGAAGAGTTAGAGAGAATGAAAACTCTAATGTATGAAACAGATAATTTAATTTTAAATAATGAAAAGACAATCATAAATGAATCTGTAGAAACTCAAGAAGAAAGTGATTCTATGGATGAACAAGATACCGATTTTAAAACTAAAAGAAGTTCATTTAAAGTTGCTAAAGTTAGTGACATTAATACTCTTGTAAGAGGTGGAGCATCTAAATTTGATACATATAAGATTAAAGGTACAGGAGTAACTCAGTTATTTGATGATAAGGGTAAAATGACTCCCGAAGGTATGGAGTTGATGAAAAAATCAGGATTAAATTTACCTGCAGGTCAAGTAGTTATGCGTATCGGTAAAAGAGACGATGCTGATACAGACAAAGTATTTTTTCAAGTTGTACCTGCAACTGAATTAAGTATCGTTACAAAAGATCAACAAATCGCAGATTTAACTGCACAAGATCTTGATAAATTGGCAACCGAAAAAACTAAAGTAGTTCCTGCTCCAACACCAAGTCCTAAGCAAGAACCAACTCCTACACCATCAGGTAAAATTCCTTCCGATAAAGAATTGTTGTATTCACAATATAGTAAATTTGAAAAAGTATTAGATACTGTTGATGGTACTAAAAATTTTAATTCGGCAGGATATACAAAATTTGTTGGTGCAACCTATAAAATAAATAAAGTAAACGGTGACGTTTATAGAGTAACTAAAGATGGTGTTATAAGTGCAATTTTTAAGAAAAAAGGTAAAGAATTAACTAAAGAAAATTTTAATTTAGATTTAGTTTTCGTTAACCCTATGTTATTTGAATCAGTAATTTTAGAACAAACTACAGGTAAAAATTATGAGTATCAGTGTGTGGGGGATTGTTCAGGTCAAAATATTATGTCTACTAAATTTACGGATGTAGTTGATGATACTTTAGCGGGTAAAGAATGGAAAGGTGAAGTTCAACCTACCCCAAGCCCAACCCCATCTCCCGTAAAAGAAGGTGGCGATTGGTCTAATTTCCCATGTATAACAAGTAATCCTGCGATTAAGAAAATTGAAGATCCTAAGTTTGGTGTTATTTATCAAGACGCCGCAAATAAATATTTTGCCAATGGTAGGTTCTTGGATATTAAAGCAGGTAAAATGGGTAATTACAAATGTGAGGGAAATAAAATTGTTTCCGATAAACAACAAACTGCAGAAACCCCAAAATATAAAATAGTAACAGATTCGGATTTAATTGGGGATACAGGTAGATTAAGACAGTATATCCAACAAGTAACTGATCTTGGCGGTGGAATGGCAACAATATTAGATACATTAGGTATAAATATTGCTAATTTAGCTGCGGGTAGAAGATTAGGTGTTAAAGGTGTTGTAGATGCCTTAGATGGTTTTGTTGATTCTAAAGATTTAGCCTATGTTTTACAAGTAATAAAATCTTTAAATAATGTTTATTATTTTGATGAGGAAACTGAAAGTTATACTAATGCCACTACAAGATTTTTAGAGGTTTATTCTGAAGATGAAGGTGGTGACAATTTGATAACGGATGTTGAAAGCGTAGGTACTACGACATTACCAACTGGTGCAGAAAAATTGAAAAAAGTTATTGTTGCCACAATTAATAAACAAAAAGATCAAGAAGTACCTGCTGATTTACAAAAATCGGGAGAAAGTAATGTTAGTTAATTTTATATAAATTAAATTTTTAAACCCCCTTTATGGGGGTTTTTTATTTTTTAATAAATTTTTATTTACTAATCTATTTATTATTATATTATTAAGTTATGGAAAATACACAAATACCTTACGACATTATTCAATTAGCTTCAGAGGGATTACTATACCCTAATGGACAAAAGACTGTTAAAGTAGAATATTTAACTGCAATGGATGAATCTATTTTAACTTCATCTAACCTTGCAAGTCAAGGGTTAACTTTTGATGTTCTTTTAGAGAGAAAAATTAAAAATTTAGATTTTCATCCTTTAGATCTTTTAAGGGGGGATAGAATGGCTATATTAATATGGCTTAGAACTACAGGTTATGGTTCTGAATATCCAATCAGAGTATTTTCAGACAAAGAAAATACTTACGTTGATTTAGTATTTGATTTAAGTACTCTAAAAATGAAACCTATAGGTGCAAAACCTGATGAAAAAGGTGAGTTTGATATGGTATTACCTGTTTCAAAAAAACACGTAAAATTCAAATTATTGACGGGTAGGGATGAAAAAGAAATTTCACGAAAGGACGAGGAATGGATTAGAAGAGGAAATGAGTCGGATAGGGGTAGATTCTTATTAGAACAACAAATAGTTGAGATTGATGGTGAGAGAGATATTGTTAAAAATTTACAAGAAATTCCAAGAATGCCATTAAGAGATGCTATAGAATTTAAAAAATATTCAAATTCAATAGAACCTGGTATTGATTTTAATATTCAGGTAGAAGCTCCCGGAGGTGAGTTAATTAAAACCTTTCTTAGCATCAGACCAGATTTTTTCCTTTTTTAACTCAACTTACATGGGTAATTTGACTAAGAAATTTTATGCCCTAAATAGACGTATAAATCTTTCTTATTCAGATTTTTTAATTATGCCAGTTTATTTAAGAGAATCCATAATTGATATTTTGATAGAGGAAAATAAATAAAATCCTCAATATTTATTAATAAAAAGTAATGGATAAAAAACCTTTGTTCGGTCCTGGGAATTTATTGGCAATGCCATTTAGGGCTTTAAACTTACCTTTTAAAAAATATAGAGAATATTACGGTACCCCAAAAAAAGAAGAGGAATATCAAGGTACTTTTTTACAGAAAGAAAGAGTAAAAAAAATAATTCCATTAATTCTTAGAGGAAAAAATATCGATAAAAAAGATCAAAAATTTATGGATATGTTTAATGATTTTTTAACATCAGAAGGACATCATCCTATAGATCAAACGGGTGTTAATATGAAATGTGATGATTCAAATAATTGCACCCAATATTTTTATAAGAGTTCAGGAACTAAAAGAAAAAAAATTGTTTCCGAACCTGAAAGTGATGAGGAAACAAAAGATAATGATGTTAATAAATTTAACATTTATTTTTATACCGACCTTTTAGGTATGGATAAAAAGAAAATTCTATTTCTTAAAAATGGAGATTATGGTTTATCATTTTTAGGTAAAGATTCTTCTAAAGGTACTAACGATTTTTATTTTAAAACTACTCGTTTACCTAAAGATCATTTTTTAATTTTTAAAACAAAATATAAAAATCCAATTAATAGAAATGCATATTATAGTGTTTATCAAGATAACAGTGTAGTACACTTTAGAGAACCTTTTTATTTGGGGGATATAAGTGCTAAAATTTATACTAAAAAATAATGGCTTTAGACGAAAAAGATATTGAAAAAAATATTAAATCCCTAAGAGACCAATTAAAAAAATTGGGTAAGGATGGTAGTGCGGACGATCTTAAAGATATACAAGATGAAATAAAAAAGACTAGGGGTCAAATAGATGAACTTTCTAAAAGTGGTAAAAATGTTGATCAACTTAATAGAGAATTAAATTCTATAGATGAAACTGTTTCAAAAAGTTTTTCTAGGATAAATAAAACAGTAAAAGAAAGTGAGAGTATTTTTGATCAAGCTTTTGCATCAATTAAACAAGGTTTAAATACCGATACAGGTAATTTAATAGATAAAGCGGAAGAATTTATTAATTTATTTGATATTACAAGTCCTGGCGCTAATTTAGAGTTTTGGAGAGCATATGATAAACGTATACGGGATGTTGGGGTATCATATGGTTTAACTTCAAATAGAGTAGAAGAATTTAGAGTTGGTAGTAGGAAATTAGAACAACAATTTATAGATTTAGGTGGAAGTTCAGAAGATCTTTACAAAGGTATAGAAGCACTTTACAATCAAACTAATCGTACAGACTTAATTACTAAAGATTTTGTCGACACTTTAGGTGGAATGACATTGGCCTTTGGTATAAATGCAACAGAAGCGGGAAAATATATTGGTTCGTTTAGGGATTTAAATATTACCTATGCTGCGACCGGTAAAATTATGAATGATTTAAGAAACGCGGCAGTTTCTGCGGGACTTAATACATCAAAAATTTTTAGTGTTTTCACTGAAAAATTTAAAGATTTAAATACATACTCTTTTAAGAATGGTGTTCAGGGAATGGTTGAGTTGGTGAAACAATCTCAAGCCCTTAAAATTAATATGGATAGTGTTTTATCTTTATCCAATGATTTTACCGATCCTGAAAAAACTATGGAATTTGCATCTAACATGCAAATGTTAGGTGGTTCATTTGCACAGTTAGGTGATTTTAATAAATTAATGTATGATGCCGCAGTTGCCCCTGAAGAATTGGCTAAAAATATTGCCAAAGCAAGTGCGTCAATGGGGTCTTTTAATAGAGAAACAGGTAGATTAGATATAAGTTTTGCGGAAAGAATGCAGTTAGATCGTGCGGGTAAAGAGCTCGGTATGACTAGAAAAGAAATGATGGATATGGCATCTGCTGCGGGAAAAATTAATGACATGAAAGTGTCGTTAAATTTTAAACCATTAAGTGAAGATGCCTATAATACATTAAGTACTTTATCAGAATTTGATCTATCTAAAGGTGAATATGTAGTTAAATTTAAAGATGAAAAAGGTGAAGAAGTTACAAAATCAATAGCCGAGTTAAGTGAAGAAGATATAAAGAAAATTGCGGAAACTAAAGAAACCGAATCACTAAAGTCTCTAAAAACTGAAAGATTTGATGCCGTTCAATTACAAGTACAAAAATTTGAAGGTTTAAAATTAGATGCGCCCGATTTCTTTAAAGCAATAGGTGGTCAAAGTGAAGAATTAAAAAAATCATTAGATGGTTTTAATGATTCAATTTCTAAAGGTTTAGGTAAAATGAAAGAAAATGCCTTTATGCCTGTTGAAAATTTCTTAGGTAAATTAGCTTCGGAACAATTATCTGCAGGTCTTAAAAACATGACATCTGCTTTAGATACGTTTATTGATTTAATTACTAAAGCTGTTGAGGAGGCTAAAAAAACTGGAATATATAAAGAAACTAAAGCTGCGGTTAAAGAAGCGGTTCAACCAAGTACTTCTCAAACCCCTGCCCCTGAAATTGGTAGTATGGGTGCAATTCTTTATGGTGACAAATTTTCAGAAGGTAATATTTTAAAAGGACTTTCACACGATGAGGGTGGAATACCTTTTACAATAAACGGTAAACCGGGTTTTGAAGCTGAAGGTGGTGAAGTTTTATTAACTAAAGGTGTAAGTAAAGATCCTGATTTATTATCCGCTGCGTCAGATATTAATGAAGCTGCCGGTGGAAAAAAATTATTTGATGATGGTGGTATAGTTCAGAAATATGCTGATGGAGGAAAAATACCTTCAATATCTAATTATGACTATAAAAATGTTTCGCAAATTTTTGAAAACATAAGTAATACTACCCAACTACAAAAAACAATTAATAACGAAACGTATGAAAAATTAACAAATACGTTTGTACCTCTATACGAAAATTTTAATGATTATTTTAAAAATGTCGATCAAACAAATACTAAATTAATTGATGTTTTAAATAAATTAAATGAAAATCTAATTAATCAAAAAAATATTGATGTTGTTAGTGGACGTGAAAAAGGTAATGTTCTTACTATGGGTGGGCAAGATAAAACGATCTACGAAAAAATTCGTGAATCAATGCCCAAAGAAATTGAAGACTTTAGATTAAGAAAAAGTAACTTTGAATCGGAAAATAAAAAAAGTGAAATTACGAATGTAGGTAAAAAAGAAAATAGTGAATGGTTTAATAAAACATTAGAACAGTATAAAAAAAACGAGAACGAATATAAAGTTTCAGATTTAATTACAGGTATTGGGGATTTATCAATTAATAATAAAAATTATTCTTCACTACAAAAACTACCTACACTTGAATCCAATGAGATTGACAAAAATAAAAATTTAAATATAGAAAGTTTAAGTGTACAAAAATTAACTTCCAATGATTTAAATAAAAGTTCTAGCTCAAATATTAGTAATATAAGTAACTACGATAATGCTATGAGTTTAACAACTCAAAAAATAAAAGAAATGGTTAGTTATATTGAAGGTAGTAAAAGTATTAATAATGTTTCTAATAAAATAGAAAGTCCAACATTTATATCTAATTTAAAAACAAACGATCAATTATCAGATTTGGTGAGTCCACTTAAAGGTATGGATAAATTTCAGGGGGGTTTAGTAGAAAAAAGGTCAGAAATTGGGTTAAATTCTATGTCAGTTGGTGGTACAGTAAATGTTGGAGGTAATGTATCGTTTACTCCAATAAAAGTAACCATAGAAGGTACTTCCGCTTCTAAAGAAATTAATGTACCTGATAATGTTCAAAAAGAGATTTTAAGGGTAGTTGAAGATAAAATAAAAAATATGAATCTTTATAGTCAATTTTTAACTAAAAAAAATACAGGAATACCCGATGGTAAAGGGGTAGAATTTCCTGGAATGTTTCCCGCTTAATTAGTGAAATAAAGTGGTTGGTAATGTGAAAGTTATATTTTTTTTAAAAAAAAACTATTTACTTTACTAAAAAAAACGGTATTTTAGGACCCTAGCAAGTTCAACTGCAAGTAATAAAACCGCAAGTATAAATATACTATAATAAAACAATATAAAAAATGGTTTTATTGGTATTTATAAAGAAAAATGCCGATAGGATTATTAAATAGCCAGCTAATAAAAGATTTAAGGACATCATTACTTGTTAGAAACTTAAATCCTACTACAGAAGCTACTTTGGGTGGAGTTTCTTCACAGAATAGTAATAGAGGTCTTCCTGCGGAAACTTCTTTACCACAAGGAGAATATGTACCATTTAATCAAGACAGTGTTTCTTCTTTAGGGTATTATCAATTACAGAATTTAGGGTTAAAAAATAGATATGCTCCGTCCCAATACCCAACAACGGAAATAACTGATATATCCGCAATAGCTGGAAATATAGGTACATACGATGAGTTTGTAAGATCATATACCACAAGAACATTTGATTTAAAACAATTTGTTTTAAATTCACCAACGCTAATAGGTTACCAAGATACTCCTTTAGGTATTATAGGTGCAGAGCAATTAAAATTTAATTTAGAGGCAAACATAGGTCAAAATATTAAAAAAAATACTTTAGGTAGAATTAACACCAATGTTTTCAGTTTATTAAATGGAGAAGAACTTTTAATTAGAGATTATCAAGTAACAGTTGTACCAAATACTCCGTTAGGATTTTTTGCAAATTTAGCCCAAAAATATTCAGGTTTTGAAATACCAAAATCATATATACCAAAAAGTGCAATTGGATTTTTAGATTCTCTATTTGACGGTAAAGTGAATTATGCAGATTGTAATTTACAAGCATTAGACAATACAAGTAGAATGGGAATGGGTGGAACTATAGCTAGGAACAATCAGCTATTAAGATTCACAGGAAGAGGTAATAGAATTCAATTATTTAATATGTTGGGTACTAATAAATATAGACCCGACTATGATAGTCAAAATGGTGGAGGAGCATTAAATAGAATTTTCGGTTTCCTACAACAACAACATGATAATGCAGCTGCATCTTATGATACATTAGAAAAGACTAGAAGACATTCAGGTGTTTTACCTGTAATGTTAGAACAAAATATTGCCGCACCATTAAATTCTGCGGACAAAGGTAAAACGGGCGCTTTTGTTAAAAATGATGCTAGGAGTGTTTTACAACCAAACGGAATACCTAGAATTACATGGGACGACAAAGGAATCAAAAAATTTATGTTTTCAATTGAAAATTTAGCGTGGATTGGTAATACATACGGATTACCAACTTGCGAGATTGGAAATGGAGACCCAAATAGTAATGATGATAGACCGGGTAGAATTATGTGGTTTCCACCTTATGATTTAAGTTTTGATGAAAGTGTTAGTGTTGCATGGGACAAAACTAATTTTATAGGTAGAGGAGAGCCAATTTTTACATACAACAATACCACAAGAGGAGGCACCATTAAATTTAAAATAGTTGTTGACCACCCATCTATACTTAATGAAATTAGAGGGGTAGCATCAGATACTGATATTTTAAAATTTTTTGAAGGATGTGAAGATTATGTTGATAGAGCATTGGCCACATTAACCGAAAAACAAAACACTTTCGCTTCTTCCGAACAAAGAGATGCGACAGAACAAAAAATAGTAAATGCGGGTGCACCTACTAATAATAAAGAATTTAATGCTACTACAGTTCCCGGTGGAACTGATTCTTTTCAAGTAAAAATTTATTTCCCCAATGATAGTAGTCAGGTAATAAATAATTACCAAAACGGTACAGATTCGTTAACAGGTACAACTGCGGTCGATAGTAATTTACCAAACGCAGGTCAAACATTTTTACCTGGTATAGATTTAGGTTATAATGCAAGATCTTATGATAATGGTACCTTAGGTTTTCAAAGTCCTGAAGCTCAACAAAAAATTAATGATTTAAAAAATATTGCAAATGATATTGAAAGTTTAGATATTAAAATTACAGTATCAAATACTGCGACAAATACTGCACAAGTCAATTCTTTATTGGCGGATAATAGATTTACCAATGCTGCGGCTTGGGTAAAAGGAGAATTAAGTCCACCTATACCTGCAAGTGTGATTAACATAACTAATGGTGGTTATGTCGATGTACCCGTAACGGCTAATTCAAATTCTACTAATCCCGAACAAATAGAAAACAGATTTGCACTTTTAGATATTACTGTACGTAAAAAAGATTTAAAAACATCAGGTTCAACTACGGTTGATCCTGAAACTTATTCTAATGATGAGGTACAAGATAAAGTTATTACTATTGTTAAAAAATATTTTACACCTGTTTATACAGAATGTGATTATTTTAAATATTTAGAGACCAATGTACCTTTTCTATTTGAAAAACTCACTGAAAAATTAAAATATTTTACACCAGGTTTCCATTCTACTACACCTGAAGGATTAAACTCTAGATTAACATTCTTACATCAATGTACTAGACAAGGACCATCAATTGACCCAAATAAAAATAACAGAAGTAATTTAGCGTTTGGTAGACCACCAATTTGTATTTTAAGAATAGGTGATTTTTTCCATACAAAAATGGTAATTGAAAGTATGAGTATACAATATGATGAAGGAGTATTGTGGGATTTAAATCCTGAGGGAATAGGAGTACAACCAAGATTGGCGACAGTAAGTTTAAATGTTTCGTATATAGGCGGTCAATCTTTGTCGGCACCAATAAAAGAATTACAAAACGCATTAGGATTCCATTTCTATGCAAATACCGAAACATTCCAACACGCACCTAGATTAATTGAAATAACAACATCATTACCTGTTGCAGAAAATGTGAAGAAAAAAGATGATGCAGTTAAACCTAATAATTTAGTACCTGAACCAACTTTAAGTAATATATTGAATTATGGAAATTATGGTTCGATGAATAATACAACTAATGTACAAATTCCTTATGCGTTACCTGATTCTAATGCAACTCCGGTACCCGAAGGACAAAAACCATTTATTGGACCACCAAACTACAATTTTAACAATTACGTAGATTCTCCTGTTGGAGGTAGTCCTTTTAATAACATAACCAATCAAGGTGGAGGATTTTTAAATGCATAATTATGGCAAAATATTTTGATAGATATTCAAGTTTTAGATTAAATGGTACTACCGCAACTTTACCTTTTTTACCAATACCACCAAAAGGTACTGATAAAGAAGTAGTATTTAGAATAGGGAGAGATAGAACGGATAAATTATCACAAACATTTTATGGTAATCCTTATTGTGGTTGGTTAATAATGTTAGCTAATCCGCAATACGGAGGGCTTGAATTTTTAATTCCTAATCGTACTATTCTAAGGATTCCTTATCCATTAACGGAAAGTTTACAACAATATATAAATAACATACAAACATTCGATCAATTATACGGTATTTTCAATGGCACAAGTGTTTGATAATGGTTCTAATCAGTACAATACAGGTAATTTAGACACCGCTAGTTTTTCTAAAAAAATTTATTTTGTAGAACCTTTAGGATCTACAGATAAAAATGGAAATCCTGTGTCCAATGTTGTCGATAATAAAGATTTGGTTATTTATGTAGACTTAAAAGCTAGTAGAAGACCAAGAACTATATTACAAATAAATGATAGTAATAGTAGAGGTAGAAGTGTAAATATAAGTGATAGTTCAATAAATTTGATAGGTTATAGGATTAATTCCGATGGGTCAAAAACTATGACTACAAATTGGAGTAATAAACCTAATTTAGATAGAAGTAAAGTACCTGGCAAAACTACTGAATTAAATTCAAGTCTAAGTGATTCAGTTTTTGAAGGATTTGGGGTGGAAAGTATTGATATTAATATAACGGCAATGAATCCACCAACTGTGACTATTAAATTTATTGACACTAGAGGTGGAGGGTTATTTGATCAAGAAACATTTAATTCACAAACTGCACCAATAAATGGGTATGATAATAGTACTTCACCATATAGTGTATTTTTTGAGATGCCACCACCTTTGTTTTATTTAACTATAAAAGGTTATTATGGTCATCCTGTTACATTATGTTTATATATGACTAAATGGGACGGAACGTTTAATTCTGAAACAGGTAATTTTGAAATGACCGCAAATTTTTTAGGTTATACATTTGCGTTTTTACAAGATGTAAAAATAGGACATTTAATTGGAGCAGGAAATACTGATGAAGGTAGGAAAAAATTAGTAAAAGTTTCAAGTATTGAAACAGAAGAAGGTTTAACATTTCCTGCGATAACTTTAGATGATTTGGCAATAAAATTCCAAAGGATTACAGTTAAAAGACAGGAAGAACAAAAAAATTCAGAAGAATTTCAAAAATTAAAAGTCATTAATGAACAAATAAATTTTATAAAAAAATTTAGAAGTTATTTAGGTTATCCCACATCACCAAACATGGCTAACACATTATTTGGTGCGTATTTAGATACGGCAAAATTAAAACCAAATAGAGAACAAGTGTTTTTTAGAGACGTTGGTTTAATTGCAAAAAATGAAAATACGGAAAGTAATTATTTAAATTTATATACAGTTATTAATAATGGATTGACGGCATATGAAGAATTACAAAAAGGATATTCTTCTGATTTCTTTAATCAAGCGGCATTAACTAAAAAAGATATAACAATTCCTGAAAAATTAGACGGGACTCAAACTAGTAGAAAAGGTATTCAATCTGCAATTGATGAGGTTAATAAAATAATGTTAGAGAATGAACCCGATTTAAAAGTTAAGGCAACTGTAGGAAGTTTTACTGCAAAAACACAAAATAATTGGTCGGTCGATGGTGAGTTTTATGTTTTAAATTTAAAGAAAACGAGACAATCATTAAATGATAAATTAGATTCATTATTAGAATTTAAAAAGTTACAAGAACAAGCAATACAAAATAAACTAAATAGAGAAATTACAGATATTTTAGGATTTCAACCTAGTATAAGTAACATTATTGGTATTTTATGTAACAACATAGAAATGTTTTTAGAAATGATCTATGACGTAGGGGTTGAGGCGCAAAAAAATAATAATACTAGTACTGATAATACGGCAAACAATAACCCAAGGGCGCAAGAACTTAGTGGTTATTATAGTGATAGTCCTGACAATGATTTTATAGTATATCCGTTCCCTAAGGTAGTAGATAAAGATTATAAAGAAATTTATTTAGGAAATATAGAAAAATTAACACCAGGAAATTTTCCCGAAATTAATTTTGTGGAAAAAATATGTAATGGTTTAGCGTATTCTATAAAACAAATAACCGAGTTTAATCAAGCATTACAAAGTATAGAAAAAATTTCTAAATTAGATTCTTTCCCAATTAATACCAGAGATGTTAGAATTGATTCTTATTCAAATTTAGATAGTTTACCTTATGAAAAGATTAGTTCATATGATAAGGCGACATTAAATAGGGAAATTGTTTTAACAATTTTAAAAAGGGCGTTTTTGGCATATTCTTCTTCAAAGTATAGAGGTTCCGCATTTAATAAAATAGCAGAACTTGAGGCAATAAATTTTTATAAGACAATGGTAAATGATACTTATAAAAATGCTTTTAATGAACTTTCAGATACTGAATTAATTGATTTGGGAAAAGATCCTGAATATGGGGTTTTAGGAATTTCAAATACAAATGCAAATAATTTTACAATTGATGGATTTTTATACCCAAAGAGTTTTGATATCGATACTTTAGGTAACGCGGATTCGGGTACAAGACAATGGGATGTGCATTTAAATTTAAAAGAAGAAATTAATGAATCGTTAAAATTAAATCCTAAAACAGATCCTAATAATACAAATTCAATTAATACTTCCGAAATAGATAAATTTACAAGCCCAAAAAGAAGTACAACTTATATTGGTAGATTTTTTGATAGTAAAAATGTTTTCTTAAATAAATCATATCTTAGTGTCGCAACATTTAGAAATGATAATGTAAAAAATGATTTATTGTTAGGAACTTCTTTAGATAAAGCAAATTTATTTGAAAGTTATAATTTTTTAAAATTATTAAAATTAGATAATGGTGCAGGAAAAGATCCATTTGGGTTAACAAATTATTTTTATGTTCCAAGAACACCACAAAATAATATTTTAATACCGTTAACAAAAACATCACTTTATAATAATACTACATTAAATACGGGTAAGGCTTACTTAATTTTAAGTTCTTTTATATTAGAAACTGATCAACTATTGGACGATGAAATAGGTGAAGATTATACAAAAATAATTAGAGTACCAAAAATTTATTTATTATGGTTAGGTGCAAATTATTATAGATCAGTTAGGGCTACTGATATTTTATCTTTTAACTTAGAATACCCCACCGTACCAAAAACTCAATTTTATTATCCAACTAAAGGAGATGTTAAAGGTTTTACAAACACATACTTAATGAGTTTAATGGAAAAAACTTTTAAAGATTGGGCAAATAGTGATGAATTTGGTTTGATACAACAATTATATGAAAAATTATTAAATACTGAAAATTTAAGTGAAGATGAAAGAAAAAACATATGTGATAATTTAACTAAATTATTATTTCAAGAACAGGACTTATTAGTTTATGATTCAGTTTGGATGAGAAAAGGAGATTCATTTAAAGATGAGACAGTACCACAAACTGAGTTGAGTACATATGTAAAAACTTTTATGGATTCTTACAGGTCAATTTATGCAAAAAATGGTGGTAATAATACTTCAGATAAAAAATTACCTGAACCCCCAATCAAAACTGTAGTAAAAGACAAAGATATAAAAGCAGCTTGCTATATTGATTTAAAACAAATTTACGACAATTGGATTGCCGGTAACCAAGATTCAAATGTTTACTCTTGTTGTAAAAACATTGATGCACCTAAAACGGCACAAAAGTTAAAACTTTATGACTTATTTAAATTTGTCGATAAATTTAGAAATACTATTGCAGGAGATGCAATTATTAATATAAATTCGTTTAATGATTTAATTGGTAAAAAAGATAATGGACTTTATTCTTTTATAAGTAAAGTTTTAACAGACTCTTATTTTATGCACTTTAATCTACCAATATTTTTAGAATTTTCTAAAAAAGAAGAAGTACAAGCAATATTTGAGCCACAACTTACATTTGAAAAGATGAGAAGTGCACCTAGTTTTTTATGTGTATATAACGGACCTCCATCTACTAATTTACAATCGACTAATAATTTTTCAAACGATAGTTTTAAATTTAGTGATCCAAACAGACCCAAATCGATATATGACGCAAAAGAAAATGAACAAAATTCTTATTTAGTTGCATTTAATGTCAATTACGGATCACAAGCACAATCAATATTTAAAAATATAAGTGTCGGTACTCAAGAAAGTAAAATTACTGGTGAATATATTACTGCATTAAGTAATTACGTGCAGGGTACGGGAGAGTCAAAACCACTCTTAAAAGATAATTCAATTTATCCTTTAATGAGGAATAGATCATATACATCTACGGTACAAATGATGGGTGATATGATGATACAACCTCAAATGTATTTTCAATTAAATAATATTCCTTTCTTTTCGGGATCATATATGATTATGAATGTTTCCCACCAAGTTAAGGCTAATACAATTAATACTACATTTAAAGGTGTAAGACAAAATAGAAGTCCTGTTAATATTGTTACCGAAGTAACTTCATTCTTGAATTTCCAATTTAATCAAGGAATTTATAGTTCATCTACATTTGGAGATGTCACAACTACGGTAGATCCTGTAAAACAACAACAAACTGAAGAGGCAAATACGTCAGTAATTAGTGATGCGGCGTTAAAAAATTATGCACCTGTGTCAGGTACAAAAATTTTAAGACCGTTCATAACTGCTGAGGAATATCATGAAGGTATTGATATTGAGGTAGATTCCATAGAACAAATTTTTACTGTAAACAAAAAAGGAGTTGTTTTAGCAAATTTTCAAGGAGACGCAAACACCGCAGGAAGATTAATAATTAAACACGACCCTGAAGAAGATGGATATACGTATTTTACGGGTTATTTTGGAATAACCGATAATAATTTTTCTGTTGGAGGAAACATTCCCGCTAAAAAAAATATTGGTAATCCTGTAAGTTTTAGTAGTACCACTGTTAAGGAAAGAACGGTTCAACCTAGCCAACCAAATGCAATAAGACCTAATTATACTTTTGATGTTCAACAGACATTTTATACTAGTAATAATGAATTTTCAGGTTTTGAAGCAAAAATATATAATAATGGAGAATATATTGGGTATAAAAACTATGATACTCTAGAAGGTTTAACAAATGCAAATACTCCCGTTACTCCAGCAAGAATTGCACAACAAATAAATGCCATAAAAAACCAATTGACTACAACTGCGGAGATACAAGGTTTTTGTGGTGGATCATTTATTGCTGCTGACAGGAAAGAAATTGACTTCGGTGCTTATACTAGAGGAACTTGTTACCCTAGTTATACAGAATTTGACAAACAAAAAAATCAACCAGTAAGTCCAGTAACTGAAAAATATACAGAAACAACTATAAAATATTATTATCACTTTGAAATCAGGAGAACAAAGGCAACCATAAACACTTATGAGGAGTATTTAAATTCTAAAGAAATAGAAACAAAAAATCCTCAACAATTTGCACCAAATTTTGAAGTCGCATTGGAAAAAAGGGCAATACATAATAATGATTTTTATACTCAAACAACTCCAACAGTAGTATGGCAAGCAGGAGAAGTTGTTTATTCGGGAACGATGTCACCATCAACAGCAAATCCACCAATACCTTGGGACACTGCACAAAGAGGAATCCCACCACCAACAGTATATTGGGATGTGATAAAAAGTAAAGTTGAAGGTTATTATTTAGGCACTTACGAAGATATTGATGGAGGAGGAAGTACGTCTTGGACTGATACTAGCGCATCCTATGTGAAACAACAAATTTTAGATCATCTATATCGAGATCTAAGTAGTTATCCAAGTATCTAATTGTTAATTAAATTTTTTTTTAGTAAATTTGTTTTATGTTAAAAAAATTAGATAATATATCAAATATAGATAAACCGTTACTAATAACAGGTTGGTCTAAAGTTAAGACTTTATACCCAAATCAAAAAATTAATAATAAACAAATAAGTGATAATATTTTTTGGACTTTTTCAGAAAAAGAAAAAAGGACAGAAAATGAGAATGATATTAAAAAATTTAAAAAATACTGTATTGATTACATTAGTTCTAAGTACAAATATTATTTTTTAAATCCATTTGAACTTAATTTTTGGAATGTTAAAAAATTAATTACAAAGATAAATAGTGTTAAAGGTGATAAATATTATTATTTTGATGGTAAACATTTTTTTATTCTTATTGAAAATTATGTTTTTGGTCTCAATTTAGACTTTTTAGTATATGGTAAAATTTCCGCAAATAAGATCAAAAACTGGTTAAAACTCAAAAATTTTAAAATTATTGAAGATTCTCCGATATTTAATATAAAAGAGATGAATAATAAAAAAAATTTAATACCTATTTTGGGAAAAGATAAACATGAAGAACAACTTATTATTGGTTACATTTTTGAATAGTAACACTTTGGAAAGCTTTTTAAGATTTTTATATAAAAAATTTGGAATTAAAAAACGCAGTGTTTTTGCGTTTAAATCATTAAATGATGAGGATAAAATTTTTGCCACATTTAAAGTTTTTTTAAATGAAGAAGAAAAATTAGATTTAAAATCAGTTTTTAGAAATACATCATTAATACATAAAAAAGGTTCTACTTTTTATACAATAAACGCTTTGAATAAATTAATTGAAAAAGAATACAATTTAGAACCTGGTAATATAAATTATAAGGATTTTTCGATTCAATGGGAAAATTACGAAAATACCTTTTTATTAATACAAAATGATGAATTGGTCATTAAACCTGTGGAAAAACTTTTATTAGAATCCTAATATTTATATATAAAGAAATCAATATGGAAAATATAAAAAATTCACAAAATCCTGAAGATTTAAAGAAAAAATTAAATGATTTTATTGGAAATACCAATAAAAACGAAGAATGTCAAGGAGAAGAATGTTTTATTAAACAACCTCAAGACGTTATTGAGAGAGTTGAAAAAAAATATATAACAAACGATGGTAGACAATTATTAATATAAGGTGGAAAAGAATAGACTAGCAGAAACATTAAAAAAGCACCAAATGTTGGTGGAGTATAATTTTTATATACCTAAGGGAATGGATGAACAGGATGTCCCTCCTGCAGATCCTGGGGCAGCTCCTGCTGATCCCGGTGCTGCACCAACAGACGCAGTAACACCACCTGCAGATCCTACTGCAGCTCCTGCTACACCTGAACCTACTCCAGACGTACCTGCGGCGGGTATTGAAACTACTGAACCGGCACCAAATGCGGAAGGAGAGGTAGAATTAGATATTACAGATTTAGTAAATTCTACTAAAGATACTAAAGAAAAGATAGAGGGTACTAATGAACTTTTGAATAGTTTAATGGCTAAGTTTGATGAATTTGAGAGTAAAATATCTTCATTCGATCAAATTTTAAATAAAATAGATTCTTTAGAAAAAGATTTTGATAAGAGAATGCCAACGCCAGTTGAAAAATTGGAAATGAGATCTATGGATTCTTTTCCATATAGTGTAAAATTGACTGATTTTTGGAATGATGAGACAGAGAATATTGAAAATGAAGAAGGTAAAGAAGATGGATATAGTTTGACACCTGAAGATGTAAAAAAAGATTATAGCCCTTCCGATATAAAAACTTCATTTGATATACAAAAGTCTGAAGACCAAAGTTTTAATAATTAATTTTTATATTAAAAAATAGAAAAAATTAAGACGGCAAATGCCGTCTTTTTTATTTTTAGACCACCTATTTACTTGTATTATTTTTTTTCCTATCTTTGTAACATAAACATTTAAAACTAAAAAAATATGAATAAAGAAAATTCAAAAACATCGGTTCTTGATAGTATCATGAATCAGTATGAAAAGAACAAAACTTTTGGTAGTTCTGAGTATGAAAAAGTAGATCTCACTAAGTATTTTTCCGACAAACTACAACAGGGACAAAATTCTGATGAAAAAACTATTAGAATTTTACCTAATAAAGATGGTGGAAGTCCATTTGTTGAGGCGTATTGGCACGAAATGCAAGTAGATGGAAAGTGGAATAAAATTTATTGTAATAGTTATAATGATGACGAAAGATGTCCACTTTGTGAAGTTGAAGAAGCACTTCGTTTGACAGGTAACGATGAGGACAAGAAACTTGCGAGAACATATAAACCTAAAAAGTTTTATGTCGTAAAAGTCATTGATCGTGAAAAAGAATCTGAAGGTATTAAATTTTATCGTTTCAAACATAATTACAGTAATGATGGTGTTATGGATAAATTAGTACCTATCTTTAAGAAACGTGGTGATATTACAGATCCTCGCGAAGGTAGAGACATTACCATGACTATTGGTCGCGATCAAAATAAGAATAGTAAGGTTACTTCTATTCAGGCAGAAGATCCTTCAATGTTGACTGAAGATAAAGATAAGGCAAAAATTTGGTATAATGATACTTCGACTTGGAAAGATGTATATCGTCCAAAAGACATGAATTATTTAGAAATTGTCGCTAAACAACAAAAACCTGTTTGGGATAAAGAACAGAAAAAATTTGTTAGCGAAGATGAATATAAAAATCGTGAGTCGGTAACTTTGGATGATGAAATTCGAATTTCTAAAGACGAACTTTCAAAGAAAAAATCTGAACCTAAAACTGAAAGTAAGTCTAAAGAAAAATTTAAATTGAAAACTTATGAGGCGGAGGAAGAAGAAACAACTTCAGAGTCTAATAATAGTTCATCAGATGATGGAGATGATTTTCCTTTCTAAAAAATAAATTTATGTGTTCTTGTAAAAATCACAGAAAAAATTTAACCACAAAAAAAATTGAGGTTAAAAAAATTGAAACAGTAAAATATAAAACTGTTTTAGTAGATAAAAAAGTAAAAAAACTTGCTTTAGAATATTTAGAAAATTAATATTATGGCGACTAAAACTCCCCCTAAAAAAGGGGCAACAATAAAAAAACAAGAATTTGATTTAACAAGTTTTAAAACAAATTCAGGTTTACAAAGTAATGTAAAAGATAAAGATCTTGAGTGGATTCCACTTGGTGAAGCTTTTTCTGATATTACTAAATGTGGAATTGCCAAAGGTTACGTAACTCTTCTGAGGGGTTACAGTAACACTGGCAAATCTACAGGAATGTATGAAGGTATTGCATCTTGTCAAAAGTTAGGAATTCTACCTGTAATTATTGACACCGAAGGTAACTTTAATTGGGAATACGCGCGTAATGTTGGTGTAGAATTTAATGAAGTTGTCAATGATTCGGGTGAAATTATAAACTATGATGGATTCTTTATCTTTATGAATACCGATTTGATTGAACAAAAGTATGGTAAATATAAACACGATGAAGGTAAGTACGGATCTACGTCTCGTGGCGAAGGTTGTATCGAAGACATATCAATGTTTATAAATGAACTTCTCGACCAACAAATGGAAGAAAAACTTCCTTACGAATTATGTTTCTTTTGGGATTCAATAGGATCGATTGATTGTTATAAATCAATAGTATCAAAGAGTAGAAATAATATGTGGAATGCTAACTCTCTTGAAGTATCATTCAAATCTATTCTTAATAACAGAATCCCTAATTCAAGAAAAGAAGGTAAGAAATATACTAACACTTTTGTAGGTGTACAAAAAATTTGGTATGACGGTATGAATAACGTTGTTCGTCATAAAGGTGGTGAAGCGTTTTTCTACGGGGCAAGAATGATTTTCCATTACGGTGGAATCATTGCTCACGGTACATCAAAACTTACTGCAACTCTTGAAGGTCGTAATTATAATTTTGGTACGGAAACAAAATTGGGTTGTGTTAAGAATCAGGTTAATGGTCTGACATTGGAAGGAAAAATTTGTTCTACACCACATGGATATTGGTTACCTGATAAGATTGATCAATATAAGAAACAGAATAAAGATTATCTGTTGAATAAATTAGGTTTAGATGGTGGAGAAATCTCTATTAAAAAAGAAGAAGTTTCTACTGTAGATGATATGTTTAGTGAGGATTAATTTTTTAGTTAGTTGATTAGAGACCCGTAGCTTTACTGTTACGGGTTTTTTTGTTATCTTTAATATATGGGACAAATACCACCAAGACATAAAAAAACTATTTATAAACTTACTTGTATTGTTGATGGTAATGCATTATTAAAAGTAGCTTATCATGGGGCTCACGACCTTTATAACAGTCGCGGAGAACATATAGGTGGATTATTTCAATTTATGTCTATTTTAAGGAAGATCGTAAAAGAAAATGACGTTAAACAAATCATTGTTTTTTGGGACGGAAAATTAAGTGGTAAATTAAGACATAATATTTATCCCGAATATAAACAAAATAGGAAAAAAAATTATAGAGAAGATTTTGAAAAAATAGATGCCGAATTAGAATATCAAAAAATTCGTATTAAACAATATCTTGAAGAACTGTCAATTAAACAATTTGAGGATGAAATTGTGGAGGCAGATGATTGTGTTGCATATTATGTTTTAAATCGTGAAAAAGATGAAAAAATTTTAATATGTACAGGAGATAGAGATCTTTGTCAACTAATGGATGAACACGTTTCAGTTTATTTATTTGATAGAAAAAGAATTTATACTATTGACAACTATGATGAATATTTTAACTATCACATTAGAAATTTAAAATTAATAAAAATTATAGTTGGAGACACTAGTGACAATATTAAGGGTATTGATGGAATTGGAGAAGATACACTTTTGAAATTATTTCCAGAATTAAAAGAAAAGGAATGTACTTTGTATGAGATAATTGAAAAGGCAAAAATTTTACAAGAAGGTAAAAAAAATAAATCTAAAAGATTACAAAATATTATTGAAGGTAATACTGTTGGAGTTCAAGGAAATATGGTTTATGAAATTAATGATAAATTAATAAATTTATCCGCTCCTTTACTAAGTGAAAAATGTTTAGTAAATTTAACAACATTCATTGAAACACCATTAGATCCTGAAGGTAGAGAAATAAAAAATCTTCTGAATATGATGATGGACGATGAGTTTCTAAAAGAAATACCAGGAAATTCAGAATCATTTATAGAATATTTAAGACCATTTTTAAGATTAAAAAATATTAACAATTAAAAAAACAAATTATGAAAAAGATTGAAAAAACTCCTTATGAATTTTATTTGTACATTAACAACAACATCGTTTGTCAAAGATTCTTTCAGTTGAAAGGATATAACGATAAAGTTTTAAAGTCGATAGAATTAAAAGAGTTAATTGATGATGTTGTCGAGATAGTTCAAAGAGATTTAATGAATAAAACTAGAGATTATTTGTATTCTCATTACAATCCGTTTGAACCACAAGATCCTGAGACCAGCCAAAGAATTAATATTTACGAAAATGAGGATGTGTTTGATGTAGAAGTCAGAATTTATGACAAAATTGTCGCAAAAAAAAGGTTTACTGGTAATGTTTACCCCCCAAAAGTAAGATACTCGGTGAATATCAAGGAGTTAATTCCTGAAATTATTTCGACAATTCAGGAAAAATTGTCACAAAAAAAATATTCGCAAACCTACGCCGGTATTGAACTTTAATAGTATTTATCATTTACTAACAGTATTTTTCTTATGTCAAAAAGTAGAGCAAATTTAGGGTATTTGGGTCATAGCTTTCAAATACAATTATTAAATCAATTAATTGTTGACGAAAAGTTTGCCATGTCAATTATTGATATATTAGACCCTACCTATTTTGATAGTGAGTATTTGAGATTAATTTCTGCGGAAATAAAAGATTATCATGAGAAGTATCAAACAATTCCTTTAATATCTACAATTGAACAAATTGTTAGTCAAAAGATTACAAAAGAAATTACTAAAGAATATGTAGTTGAAAGTTTACAGGAAATTAAAAATACTGATCAAAAAGATTGTTTATTTATACAGGATACTGCTATAAAATTTTGTAAACAACAAGAATTAAAAAAGGCAAATAAAAAAATTGAGAAAATTTTAGAGAGTGGTGATTTTGAGAAATACGACGAATGTGTAGAAATAATGAAAAAGGCGGTATCTGTTGGAGAACATAAAGATACTGGTATAAATTTATTCGACAATATTTTGGATGTTTTGTCTGATGATTTTAGAAGCCCTATTCCAACAGGAATTAAAGGATTAGATAATTTAATGGAAGGTGGACTATCTAAAGGAGAATTGGGGGTTATATTGGCACCATTTGGTGTAGGTAAAACAACTTTAATTACAAGATTCGCACATACTGCATGGGAATTAGGATATAACGTAGTACAAATATTTTTTGAGGATAATCCTAAAGTTATACAAAAGAAACACACGACATGTATGACAGGAATTGCATTGAATGATTTAAATGCAAATGCTTCGGAGGTTGAGGAACTAATTAATAAAAAACAAGGCGAAAGATCGAATCATCTAATTTTAAAAAAGTTCCAAAGTGCAAATACGACTATGCAACAAATAGAACAGTATCTTAGAAAGTTAATTTCTGATGGTATTCGTCCCGATATTGTTCTTTTAGATTATATTGATTGTGTAGTTTCTAATAGACAATATAAAGATGAGTATGCGGGTGAAGGTGATATTATGAGATCTTTTGAAACTATAATATCCGAATTAAACGTTGTCGGTTGGACGGCAGTGCAGGGAAATAGATCATCGATCGGTGCGGATATAGTTGATTCTAATATGATTGGGGGATCAATTAAGAAAGGTCAGATTGGACATTTTATTTTGTCGGTCGCAAGGACAATAGCACAAAAAGAAGATAACTTAGCAACAATGGCGATATTAAAATCTAGGTTTGGTAAAGACGGAGTAGTATTTGAGGATATTCGTTTTGACAATGGATTGTTACACATAGACACTACTGAGACATCAACTACTTCCATTCTTCAAATGGGTAAATTTAAAGATAAGTCTAATCAAGATAGAGTCACCAACGCATTGGATAAAGTAAATAAGGCAAAGAATAGTTTAAAAAATAAAATACAATAAATAAATAAAGAATTAAAAAATTATGGATATCTCACAAAAAATACTTAGCGACATCACTGTTCATATGAAGTACGCGAAGTATGTACCCGAATTACAACGAAGAGAAACTTGGGACGAATTAGTAACACGAAATATGAATATGCATATTAAAAAATACCCAAAGATTGAAAATGAAATAAGAGAAGCGTATAAATTAGTTTTTGATAAAAAAGTTTTACCTTCAATGAGATCTTTACAATTTGGAGGAAAACCTATTGAGATAAGTCCTAATAGAGTATACAATTGTTTTGGTAGAGAAACTGAATTTATCACAGACCAAGGATTAAAATCATTTAAAGATTTTAATGATGGAGATGATGTTTTAGTTTTAACACATAAAGGCAATTGGAAACCTGCTAAAGTAAAAAAATACGGGGAACAAAAATTAAATAAGATTAAATTTGTTAGAGGTAACTCATCAAAAACTGTAAGAGCAACAGGAAATCATAGATGGATATTATTTAACGGAAACGAGACTACTAACTTAAATGTTGGTGACGTAATTTACCCAACTCAACAGAACAAAAATTTTAATTATGACAATGCATCAATTCTCGAAAAATTATATTGGTGCTATGGGTATGTTTTTGGTGACGGAACTAAAGTTAAACAGAATGGAGAATATAAGTATTCTATGGTAAGACTCTGCGGTAAAGATGCATTACAGTATTTACACAGATTTAAAGAAATGGGTTTTGGTACGTCTGAATCTTTGAGTTTAGGTGGCGACATTATGGTATACACGGGTAAATATTTAAAAACTGCGCCAGACCCTAAAATTGATAGTATTAGTCAGATTAAAGCATTTATGGATGGATATCTTTCTGCTGACGGTTATAAAAACCCTGATTGGTATGAAAATAATGAATTATCAAAATATAAAAACATTTTATCTTCCCAAGAAGACCACCAAGAATTTTTAGAAAAATTTTTAGATTTATGCGGATATTACATTACAAATATTGGTGATTTAACTGGTCAAGAAACAAATTATGGCGTTAGAGTAAACACTAAAAGATATTCCATAACAAATCATATTGGAAGTAGAAACAATACATCTTGGTCAGTGAAAGAAATTGTTGAGGACGAAATCGAAGAAGTTTGGTGTTTAGAAGTTAAAGACGACGCTAGTTTTGTCTTAGGAGGTGGTATAGTAACAGGTAATTGTGCTTATTTACCTATTGACCACATTGATAGTTTTTCTGAAGTAATGTTTTTATTGTTAGGAGGAACGGGTGTTGGTTATTCGGTACAAAAACACCATATTGATGATTTACCTGAAATTAGAAAACCAAATGCAGGAAGGACTCGTAGATATTTGATTGGTGATAGTATTGAAGGATGGGCGGATGCAATTAAAACTTTAATGAAATCTTATTTTGGAGAAACAACATCTACACCAATATTTGATTACTCCGATATTAGACCAAAAGGTGCACATCTATTAACATCGGGTGGAAAGGCTCCGGGTCCTCAACCTTTAAAAGATTGTATTCATAATATTAAAAAAGTTTTGGATGAAGTTGAAGACGGTAATAAATTAAAACCAATTCAAGTACACGACATAGTGTGTCATATTGCAGACGCAGTACTTGCAGGAGGTATTCGTAGAGCGGCATTAATTAGTTTATTTAATGCTGATGATCATGAAATGATTTCTTGTAAATCGGGACCTTGGTGGGAACAAAATCCACAAAGAGGAAGAGCAAATAATTCCGCAGTTTTAGTTAGACATAAGGCAACTGAAGAATTTTTTATGGATCTTTGGAAACGTATTGAGGCATCTGGAGCAGGAGAACCTGGAATTTATTTTACTAATGATAAAGATTGGGGAACTAATCCTTGTTGTGAAATTGCACTTCGACCATATCAATTCTGTAATCTTTGCGAGGTAAATGTATCCAATGTAGAATCCCAAGAAGACTTAAATGAAAGAGTTAAAGCAGCAACATTTATTGGTACTTTACAAGCGGGTTACACAGATTTCCATTATCTTCGTGATGTGTGGAGACGTACTACAGAAAAAGATGCATTAATTGGTGTTGGTATGACAGGTATAGGATCTGGTAAAATTTTAGATTACGATATGGCTGAAGCCGCTAACGTAGTAAAAATTGAAAATGAAAGAGTATCAAAACTTATTGGAATTAATCCTGCGGCTAGAACAACCACTGTAAAACCTTCAGGTACTAGTTCATTAGTTCTTGGAACTTCTTCGGGTATTCACGCATGGCACAATGATTATTATATTCGTAGAATTCGTGTCGGTAAGAATGAGGCAATTTATACTTACCTATCACTTTACCATCCTGAATTGATTGAAGATGAGTTTTTTAGACCACACGATACTGCGGTTATTTCAGTACCACAAAAGGCGCCTGAATGTGCAATTTTAAGAACTGAGTCCCCACTTCAGTTATTAGAAAGAGTTAAAAGAATTCACACCGAGTGGATTAAGGAAGGACATAGAACAGGTAATAATACCCACAATATATCAGCAACCGTTTCTTTAAAAACTGAAGAATGGGAAACAGTCGGTCATTGGATGTGGAAAAACAGAAAAAGTTATAATGGTTTATCTGTTTTACCTTATGATGGAGGAACGTATACCCAAGCCCCTTTTGAGGATTGCACGAAAGAAAAGTATGAAGAAATGATGTCACATTTACATAATATAGATTTAACCAAAGTTGTTGAAATGAGTGACGAAACCAATTTATCGGGTGAAGTTGCTTGTGGTGCAATGGGTTGTGAGGTAAAATAAATTAAAAATTTTACTAAAAATAAAGGGGGAATAGTAATATTCCCCTTTTTTATTTTTATCTATACCTTATATTTATATGCATGGCAGAGAAATTTATAAACATAAGATTCCCCTTTGAAGATAGTAAAAGGGGATTTTTTGTAGAAATGAATCAAACCGCAAAAGACGCGGTAAAATCAGATCTATTACACCTTTTATTTACTGATAAAGGTAGTAGATATTATTTACCCACATTTGGTACAAATTTAAGAAGATATATTTTCCAACCAAATGATGCCCCAACCCATAATGATATTATTTCTGAAATACAATTGGAGGTCAATACATTTATACCGGGTTTAAAAATAAACAGTATTGGGGTTACTGTAGACCCTAATGATGAAAATATAGCAATTGTTAATGTAAAATTTAGTATTGGGGATGGAATATTTGAAGAAACTGACTTTGTAGAGGTCGCTATTTCTCAATAAAATTAAAAATTTAATATTTATTAAAAACAAAGTATTTGGATAAAAAATGTCAAAAAAATTAAATTATTACTCAAGAAACTTCGCAGATTTTAGAACAGAATTAATAAATTTTGTTAGACAGTATTATCCTGATATTTTTTCAGATTTTAATGATAGTTCTATTGGAACTATGTTAATCGAATTAAACGCGGGTGTTGCGGACGTATTGGCATTTCAAACCGATAGAATGTTTCAGGAAACACAACTTGATTATGCCCAAGAAAGAAGATCATTATTGGCGATAGCAAGAACATATGGATTGAAAATACCCAACAAAAGACCGTCAATAACTATTTTAGATTGGAGTTGTACTGTACCCGTATTAGGTGATACTTTTGATGTTGCGTATGCACCATTAATTAGAAAAGGGGCACAAGCAATTGGTGCAGGTAGAACATTTGAGGCAATTGAAGATGTTGATTTTTCTTCACCATATTCATCGGGGGGTATACCTAACAGATTGGTAATACCTAACTTAGATGCCAACGGCAACATATTAAATTATACACTAGTAAAGAGAGAAATTGCTTTAAACGGGATCACAAAGATTTATAGATATGATGTCAACGTACAAGATTCTAGACCATTTTTTGAATTATATTTACCCGATATTGATGTTTTAAATGTTGAACAAGTTATAACATTACAGGGTACTAATTATAATACTATACCTTCTTTAAATGAATTTTTAAATTTTAACAATAGATGGTGGGAAGTTCAAGCATTGGCAGAAAATAAAATTTTTATTGAAGACACGACTAAAGTTTCTGATCGTGCAGGAGTTAGACCTGGTAGGTGGGTCAACATAAGTAGAAAATTTATTACAGAATTTACAGATAAAAATTATTGTAAATTAATTTTTGGTTCAGGATCTATAGATACATCAACTTTATTATCATTTTGTGCACCTAGTATAACACAACAAGTACAACAAGTTGGTAATTTTATTAATACAAGTGCACTTGGTGAAGTATTAAAACCAAATACAACTCTTTTTGTTAAATATAGAGTTGGAGGTGGGGCTAGTACAAATTTAGGTGCCAATATTATTAATACATTAGGTTTTATAGATGTTACTGTAACGGGACCTAACGCAAATACTAATACTAATGTAAAATCTTCAATAAAAGTTAATAATCCTATACCAGCACTTGGTGGTGCAGATACATTAGACATTGAACAAATTAGGGTATTAATACGATATAATTTTAGCGCACAAAATAGATGTGTGACTATAAAAGATTATAAATCTAGAATATTATTAATGCCGGGTGAATACGGAGTACCATATAGAACAAATGTAACTGAAGAACAAAATAAGATTGTTGTTTCATTATTGACACTTGGAACTGACGGTAAATTATCCAATCAATCTACCAATACCCTAAAAGAAAATATCGCAGAGTATTTAGCGGACTATAGAATGATTAATGATTTTGTGGTCTTAAAAGATGGTAAAATTTATAATTTAAAATTTGAAATTGATTTATACATTGATAGTGCTTATTCTAAATCTGAAATAGTAACAAATACTGTTAATGCGGTTTATAACTATATGAATATAATAAACCACGATATGGGTGAAAATATTTATTTAGGTCAATTGATTGAAAATATAAATAATATTGGAGGAGTATTAAATGTAATTGATATTAGAGTTTTCAATAAAGTAGGAGGAACTGCATATTCCTCAAACGAGGTGTCACAACCATTAATAGATACTACAACAAGACAAATAAATTTATTAGGTGAATTTACTTTATTTGCAGACCCTGATTCAATGTTTGAAGTCAAATATCCCGAAAAGGATATTGTAATTAGAATAAAATCTTAATTTTGTAATTTACAAAATTAAAATATTAAATATTTTTGATAATATGGGATGCGGATGTAAAAACAATAGCGAATTTGTCGTAAGTGACGGTAATACAAATAGTAGTACATACACTATAGTAGGAAAAAAAGATTTTACTGAAAAATTTGGAGATTTTTTACTTAGAAAAAATAAATTTTCTATTTTTGGTATTTTTTTATTTTTTATTATAACACCAGTAACACTGGCTTTTATGATACCAATAGTTATTATTTTTTTATTCAATAAACTAATTTTTGGTAAAGATACTAACCCTGTAAATTTAATAGCTTTTTCTAAAGATAAAAGTTATAAAAATTTTAAAAAAATAAAAAAATAATATTTATTTAAAAATGTTAAATGTCGGTTAGTGATAGTAATAATAATATACGTATTCGTACAACTCCTTTAGGTTCAGATAGATATGTAAAAATTAATCTGAATCAAAACTTTGATTTTTTAGAAATTTTAAGTTTAAAAATAGGGCAACAAGATGTATATAGAAAATATTGTTCCGATTACGGGGTAATAGTTGGTAGGGTAATTTGTAATAATGGAGTAGGAGTACCTAATGCGAAAATTTCAATATTCATACCAATATCTGACGAAGACCAAGAAAATCCAAAAATAAGGGCAATATATCCATTTACCAATGTAAATGATTTAAATTCTTTAGGAGTTCGTTATAACCTTTTACCTGAAACACCATTAGTTGACGATATTTGTTATACTGAAATAGGTAGTTTTCCTGAAAAAAGAAGGATATTGGATTGTGAACCTTGGTGCGAAATTTATGGTAAATACTACAAGTATACTACCACAACTAATAATTCAGGAGATTATATTATATTTGGTGTGCCAACGGGATTACAAACCGTACACATGGATGTTGATTTAAGTGACATAGGTTATTTAAGTCAAAAACCATACGATATGATACATCAAGGATCATCTCCCGATTTGTTTGAATCATATAATAAATTTAAACAATCAACAATATTAAGTCAATTACCCCAAATAAAGACGCAAAATAAAACTATAAATGTTGCACCTTTTTGGGGAAATTTAGATCAATGTGAAGTAGGGATAAATAGAGTTGATTTTGATTTACAATATAAAATAGACACAACTGCATTTTTTATTGGGTCAATTTTTGGAGACTCCGAAAAAAATTCAGTAAATAAAAGTTGTAGACCTAGAAAAAATTTAGGAAGATTAGATCAATTAGTTACTGGACCCGGAACTATAAAAATGATAAGAAGAACTCCTTTTGGGGGTACTGAGTCTTTTTCATTAAAGGGGGATCAGTTAATTGACAATGACGGTACTTGGGTAGTTCAACTACCGATGAATTTAGATTATAAAATTACAGATGAGTTTGGCAATTTAATTGATAGTGGTAGTCCTGAACAGGGTATTGCAACAAGTGCAAAATATCGTTTCATGATAACGATGAATGATTATGGTGCAGGACAAGCAAGATTAAGAGCTAGGGCAAATTATTTAGTTCCTAATTATGGTGATTACAGTTTTGACGATACTACACCTGATTTTATTACAAGTGGTCCTACTGCATCAAGACCAAATTTTGCGGAATTAAAATGGAATGGAGTATATACAGTAAGACAATTTATTTCAAGATACTCTAATAGAAATGAAAGTACTTGTAAAGATAATAACTTTATTGGAATAAAAGATGTTACCGCAAACGGTAATAATAATTTATTTCCATATAATAGGGCAGATGCAAATACTAATCCACTATATATTATACTATGTCTTATATTAGTTTTAATTAGTTATATAGTCGCAGTAGTTAATATTATTATCAGTGCATTTAACTCATTCTTATTGGCACTCGCAAACATTTGTTTACGTATTAGGTCAATAGGATTACAATGGTGTCCATTTGGATTTTTAAAAAAATTTACAATCGGTTGTTTGGTTATAGATCTTTGCGATAGGAAATATGCACCTAGTTGCAAAACACCAAAACCGGGACAACAAATAGATGATAATACGGAAAGCGGATTCAGAGAGTGTATTCAAGCAAGTTTAGCAGAGGCTTTAGGTATATTTTCATTTTATTTTACAAATGATTGGATAAACGGTGCGTTATTTGCATTTTTATTTAAAATAAAATTTAAGAAAAAAAGATCACCTAAATTTTGTAAGGCCAATGAACCAAACGGAAGTAATCAATTTATAAAAGATCAAGTTTGTGTTAATGACGGAAGATTGGTAGATTGTGCGGATGTAGTTTACAGTACAAGACAAGGAGTAATAAAATATGTAGATAGTATTTTATATTATGCGGCAACAATTGAAAACACAATATTATTCCCAACTGACATATATGATTTGGGGTCTATGAAAAATTGTGATTATTATGGAAGACCAAAAACTGCAGTATTTCTTCCACCAACAACGTTTAATTTACCTGATTTAGAAGAAGACCCAAATGATGCATATCAAGACGGAGAAAAAGGTATAGATGATTTGTTATTAGAATTTGATTGTTTAGGTGTCAAAGAAAACGCAACACAATGTGTTAACTTAGCAAGAATATGTGAGTTATATGTCGATCCTGATTATATCGATCCTGAACCAATAGATATAAATTCAATTGACGATGAAGATGATAGAGAAGTTAGAATTAATTTAGAATGTTTAAATTCTGGACAATGCAATCTATCAATAGCAAATAATGATGGTGGGTTTGGTTCTGATTGGAATAAATATAGGACAACATATGTAGTTGGTACTAACACACCATATAGTAAAAGATATGTTTATAGTACTAGATCTTTTTCTGAATCTACAAGAAATAGTTTACAACAACAACAATTAGTTAATAATTCATTTTATTTTTATTTTGGTTTAAAAGCGGGATCAACTGCGATTGATAAATTAAAATCTAAATATTTTGCACCTTGCGAAAGAAAAGAACCTTGCCCTATATCGATATCTGCAATTATTAAAAATAATGAGTGCCCTAATGGTGCAACGGGAGAATTAACGGCAATTGCGGAAAATGGAACACCACCATACAAATATCAATGGTTCGCCGGTAATTATCAAGGAAACTCTTTAGATGTACCTTTATGTTCAGTACCTAGCACTACCTGTGATCATATTACAGGACTTAGTGCAGGTACATACACAGTTGTTGTTTATGACAATGTAGGACAAATTTGTAAAAAAACATTTAGTGTAGCTGACCCAACACCATTTTTTGTGTCAGTAGATTATAGTCAATATATTTGTCCAAATTCAAATAACGGTTATATTTCAGTTATTCCTTCAGGTGGAGTTCCACCTTATAATATAACTTGGTATTCTCCACCAAATGGGGCTGATGTTACAATTAATAATACGGGCAATACCGGTAGTTTTTATGTGACAAATTTAAACCCAACATCTTTTTGTAATAATAGTGGAATAACTATTAATACAAATTCAACCACTAATTATGTCAATAATGGAGATTTTTCAAATGGGTTTTCTTATTGGACATATACAGGAATGATTTCACATGATAACACTAATAATTGTGCATTATTTGCAGGAAGGGCGGTAATTAGTCAAAATATTTCAGGAGTTATACCTTGTCCATCTTCATTTCCTTGTTATTTATTAACATTTACTCTTTCAAACTTTAATCCGGCACAAGGATTTGTAAATCTTTTAGTTGACGGAAATTTAATTGCCACATATACTAATGGTGGAACATATACAGTTGATCTTAATAGTGTATCAATAATTTCTTTTGAAGGAGGAGGTACGACTACTAATCAGTACGTTTACACATGCTTAAGTAATGTTTCAGTACTAAGAAAAAATCAATTAGTAACAAATGCCGCACAATTTTATAATGCATTAATTACTGATTCATCTCCGGCTAGCTGTCCAAATAGCGTTAATATAATTGTAGATATAAGTGTGGCTTGTCAATTAAGTATAAGTGCAAATACAATTGACGATTATTGTACAAATATTGTTGGTAATAAATTAGGTAGCGGATCAATTACTTGGGGACCTTTATCTCCATTAGGCGTACCACCATTTACATACATTTTAGATAGTACAGATGTTAATTTCCATTATACGGGAGTTACAAGTGATAGAGAAAAAACAATTGAAGGGTTATTGGGGGGAACTTGTCCAGGATTTACATATACTGCAACTTGTATTGATAGTTGTGGATTTTCTGCGACATTAGTTACTGAACTTTATAAATGTGATGGATTAAAAAGTGGAAATACATTTTTCAATAGTTGGGTCAGAACAATTACTAACGCAATTTCAGGTACAGTGATAAGTACTGTGTCATCAACCACTAGACCTCATAAATTTGAATTTCCTAGCAATGGATTCTTTGGTTCACCAGGTTATAATTGGTATTACGTAGATTTTGTAGGTTGTTCAGGAACATATGAATTAACTGATTGTGCAAATATTGGTCAAGATGGATATTGGGGTTGGATTGGAACTAGCACAAGTAACTCATTTGCAACTAGGGCAATTAACAATTGTTTTGCAGTAAACGGTAATGATAGTAATGGAAGTATTTATGATAATAGTTATGTATTTGGTTCAAATTATAATACCAATGGAAGTGGTAATGTACAGGCACATATTGATCTTAGTCACTTCCATATTTTAGGTTCAGTAACACCAGGAAATCCTGCTCGATTAAGTTTTTGGGATAGAGGAATGGGATTAGATATTACAAGAACTAGTATTGTTGGTACAGATTACGATGAAATAATTATTAATTATTATAGTTATACCCCTAATGGCGGACCTTGTGGTGATTTAATTAAATTAAATGATGTGATAACAGGTACTATATGTAGAAATGCTGATTATATTTTCCACACTGTATTTTTTAATAATGATCTTGAATCTTGTCAAATATCAATATCATCACCTGATTGTTCAGATAAAGCAATAACTGTAGTCCATACTTATAGTACTACCGCAAGCTCACCTTAATAAATAAAAATGGAATTTTATAAAAAAATATTAAGTAATAAATTGTATCAAGGAAGTCAGTTATCTAACTTCCAACTTAATACTTTTATAGACCAAGATAACCGACCACTTCCATTAGGTGAACAAGATGTTGCTATTAGCGAGTACCAACAATTTATTAATGAAAGAAATAATTCTACATGTTATAGATTAAGTGGAATACTTAGGGGATTATTTACAAATATTTTGTTTAACGTAACGGGTGATAGGAGTTATGAAAATATATTGGCACTTACTGGAGATACAGGAGAATTTAATCCAAACGTACAAATATTTCAGAATTTTGGTTACAAAGATATTTTATTAGAAAGAGATGGATGGTTTTTTTATCGAGAAAAAACTGCCGGTACATTAAAAGGATGTGTCAATAATTGTTTAAGACCATTACCAAACGACTTTTATTTTTTACCGTTGGCATATAGCGGTAAAACAATGTTAGATCCTAATGGAGATCCGGTACAAAATTGGTATTTTAAACTTACATATCCTGCATATAGTGGAACTTGTTCAAATATATATTTTCAATCTCCATATGTCGCAGGATCATTGGGACAAGTAAATTTATGTGATGGTATTGTAATTAATAATATATTTACGGGAATAATAAATGGTAGAAATGCCACATATGTTCAAACACCTATAAATCACGGTCTTTTAGATGGCGATCAAGTCATCATACGACCATTTGATATTTTTACTACCGAAAAAATTTTCAATGTATTGGCAGTTTCGGGTGAAACTGGTTTTTGGATTGACTACTATGATAATTTTGTACCAATAACATTCATTAATGCTTCCACAATTAATTTTGATCCGTTAAGATTTAAAAGAATATTTCAAGGAATAGAATCTCAATACATGCCAAGAGTTTTTAAAAGTATTAGTAATTTAAATGATTATCAAATATACCAACCAACAAGTTTTGGGGTTAATATGTTTCATGACCCATTAGAATTATATCATTTTAATACGGATATTGATACTTCTCCATATAAAGATTATTTAAATCGACCATTGACAGAACTTTATTTAACAAAAATAAAATATACAAATCCTGGTAAAATAATTGCGGATATGGAGGATTGGACAATATTGACTGTAGGTTTATTGACAAATCAACCAAATCAAAATTACGATGTTAGGGCAATTTATGGTGGGTCACCAAATAGATTATCTCCACCGCCACCAAAAATAATAAATTTTGTGACTGAAAATGACACAGAATTTTTTGGTGATATTGTGGATTACAATATTGGAGACATAACAGAACGAATTATTGCAGTGCCATATTATAGATTTAATAGTGTTAATAGGGAAGATAATGCATATGGGGAAGGTTATTTTTATAAGGCACATGATAAAATTCAATTATTAGAATTTTCATCTCAGGTCGAACAAGAAAATTTAATATTACCTGATGCGAATGTTCCTGATTATGTGGTTACAGTAAATGGTGTACAACAATGGAGAGATTTATTAACACCAGGATTTAAAGACGCAGCAGGAAGAGGAGTTGATTATCCATTTTTAAATGGTTGTACTTATATATTTACCGAACACGATATGTGTCTATATAGACAAAACCCAAAACAATTGGAAGTTTATAGTGGGACAGTTGCGACTTATGCAAATAATGTAGTTAATCCTGTAAATTTAAATTTTAATAATACTATAAACACTAGTTATAATGTTAGTGCACCTTCAGGACAAAATACATCGGGTAGTTTAATAATTGCAAATAGTAATTATGTTGCACAATTTTACGGGATTTACGTATTTAATTATAACCTTACTATAGGAATGAACCCAAGTACACTTCCTATAGGTAATGAGGTTTCTACAACTTTAATCATAGAGATTAAAAATAATTTAGGTGTCACTAAAGAGACTTTTACAATTGGAAATATATCGTCACAAAATTTAAGTACTTTGGGTAGTATGAATTTTACAGGATCGTTGAATATTATTTTAGATGTTAATGATTATGTGAACATAGTAACGCTTTATGATGGTAAATCTTATTTTGGTGCAAATAATTTAAATGTTACATTTAGTGTTATAGGATCTTTTGGGTCATCATTTCAAATAACAACAAATAATATCCCAAATGGAACGGTAAGTCAATTACATTATTGGATTGCTGGTGTCAATTGTGATAGAATTTATGGAGAATATATAGAACCTGTAGATGGAGATTGTTAATAAAATACAAATTAGGTTAGACTCAATAAAAACAAGTGCATCGACCATATCGATTCCATTTGGTTTAGACTTTTTTCCTGTAGACAATTCTGAATTACAAGAAGTTGAATTTGTTGATAAGGAAATTGAAAGGGCTATAAATCCAATATTTGACGATGAAAAATATCCATTTTATCCTACATACGTAGATAACGCACAAACTTTAATGGCGTATAATGTAAATTTTGTGATATTAAATCAAAATTTATCATTCTTAGGATTAACTGACGATGACATTATATATAGAAGAAATTCTTTTAGAAGAACTTATCTTAGACTTAATTTTTATGATAGTAGAGATACTAAAATTCAAAATTTAGTGGCAAGAGAAACTATACATTTAGAATTAGACCCAAATTGGTTTGACAGTGACCAAAAAATAAAAGATCAAACAACCTTACCATTAATTTTTAAAACAAATTTTAAAGAATTAATTTATAATTCTTCAAATGGAGAGGGGTATAATTTTTATTGGTACAAACAAAATTTACCAAAAACACTTTATGTAAAGGCATCTATTATGAATGCTAAAACAGGTAGAGTTGAAAATTTATATTCATCTACAGTCAACCCCACAACATTATTTCCTGGTCAAGTACTTTCACTTCCTGTTGCTATAGTGTCGGGAGGATTTAATTATATAAGATGTGATTTTTATGAAGAATTAACTAAAAAACAACAATTTTATTATACATTGAACAGTGATTCACTTTGTGATGTTAGCAATACAGGAACACCAACTTCAATTGCAAATTCAATAACGAATACAATAATAATAAATTTACAGACATACTAATGGAGTTAATTAAGAAAACAATTAATTTAGGTGAGTTGAGAAGTCATATGACTCCATTGGTTTATGAACTTTTAACTAAAGATTTAAAACAAAAAGGTTGTTGTACGGGACTTAACAATAAACAAATTATTTTACAAAATGCCGAAACATTTGACAATAATTGGGGAAAATTAGATTTTCCATTTATTTACATAAATGTTTTTTTAACTCAGAATATAGATGATATGGGTATATTTACAGATCAACCGTATGTTGATGAACCTGTAGATTACACATTAATTTATAATAATTTTACCGCTTTTACTAATCCATTACCTGTAAGTATAATATTTTCCGCATCGTCATTAGATCCTTATTTACCTTATTTTGCAAGATTAAATGGTCAAACAGAATCTGATTTTTACGCGGCAGATGGAATAATAAGTGGTTTGACAGATGATAAATTTTATTCTGTGACTAGTTACAGTTCAAGTACACCATTTGTACCATATTTGAACTTGAGTATTGACCCAAATTATTTTGTAGGTGTAACTAATATTTTTTCTACGTATACTGCATATACAATTGATGCTCAAGTTGGTAGTATTTGGACTACAGGTTTACATTATTATACCTATAATTTTGATAGGTTAATTTATAATTCAAATATTGGTTCATATTTCACGATACCATATACAAAAGTACTTTATCAAAGTGAGGGTTGGAATGCTTCAAATACGTCATTATCGGCAATAACAAAAGAAGAGATTTATTTTGGAATTGTTTTCCCACCAAAAATTGAAAATAATGTATTTATTGATAGAGGCGGAGTATCTGTTTTTGAAAACCACTCAAGATTGAGATCAATTTCGAGTATTCAACAACTTGAGATATATGGAAATGGGTACTATAACTTAATTAATTAAAAAAAAAGATAAAATGTCAACAGGAAATTATGGAATAATCAGACCCGCAGACGTGTCACCAGATGACATGGAGGTTTTTTACCATTTTACCCCTACTAGGGATCAAATTGGTAATGTAAATTTAATAAAGTTGGATCCAAATACTATAGTTAAAAAAATTGACAACCCAACTAATCCAAACCAAATATTTGGAGGTTTATATACCCTACAACTACCAACCTCAATTTTTAACCAAAAAGGTATATATACTTTAGTAATTAAACCTAAAGAAATTAGGACAAGAATATTAGATTGCGGAGTTCTTTCATCATTTCCTGAGGTTAGAGGAATCATATTTGATTCAGGACAAATACCCGCAGGTGATGTTACTAAATTTGAAAATGGGGCGTTAGTTGGTTATAGAGTAGAATATTTAAGTACTGACCCTAATGCACCTGAAAAGAAAATTCAAAATTTATTTAGAATTTTTACGTCTAATAATAAAGCGGAGGCGGTAAGTCAAAATTTAAATAATACTACACAAAAGGCATTAACTTATAGATTTAACGATAACTCAAGCTTAGTATTTTGCACAGTAACACCTAGCTCTGCACCAAGTGTTAGACCTAACGCGTTACCATATATTGGAGTACCCGGACAAGATGTGATAATAACAAATACATTTTTTAATCCAGTATCAATTGAAATTGATATGGTAGAATATGATATAGAATCATTGGCATATGGTTTATTTGGTAATCAAACCAAATCCATTGATGATGGTATATATACAATTTATAACTTTCAAAATCAAATTTACAAACAATATAACTTGTTTGAAATTAAAGATCAATATGATAAAGCGTTATATGAAGTTAGAGAAGAAAGAACTAATATTGATTTTGGTAAAGATTTTGTAACTGTAACTAGTGGTTTATAATAGATGGCGACAGTTAAGACAAAAGTAGTTGGGAATAATTTTGATCCTTACTTAGTAGGATTACAATGGACTAGTGAAGGAGGTACACCTCTTTTCACTGTAGGTAATTTTCAAATTACTACTAACTTAACTTCACCACCCAAAAGAAATTTTCAACTAGGATCATTTTCAGATCCATTAACATTAGAAAATTTAGGTACAACACTTACTGAGGCGACTCAATTTGTTGACGATAATTATAGTATTTTTCTAAATTTAAATACTGAAAATTTATTAAGTTTTACTTTATTTGGTTCATTTAAAGAATTTGTAAGGGTAGAGTTAGAACAAATACAATTAAATTGGCCTGCTTCAATATACGTTTTTTATGCGTATGGAACAACTACGGGTAACACCATGACGAATTATAGTTATAATTCGGGAACAGGAGAGGCTTCATTTGATGTATCTACTAATTTTTTCTACAATAATTATAATATAAATTTTTTACAAAGTGGTGCTTTATTACCAAACACTTCAATACCTAGTTCAATAAGAAATTTAAGTGTTTATTATCCTGAGTATGAAATTTTTATAAATGGACAAAGTTATCCTATCATTGGGTTTACGGGGTCGACTACCATAACTAATGGTACAGTAAATTTTATCATTCAAGGAGATCCACTTAGCGGTGCAACAAACACCACATTATCTTATCATATAAGACCAAATAGTAGATATTTGGAAAGATTTTTTTCCAATTTAGATGATTTTGCTAGATTTCTATTAAATAGAAATACAGTACCTCAATATACATGTATGATATATTATGAGGAACAAAATGAAAATTATCAAATACTACAAAGATCACAAAGATTCACATGGCCGGTTACAGATGGATATAATTTAGATTTAAATACGGGTGAATTTTTATTATATAGAAAATCATTATTAGAAATTGCAGAAAATTATGACGAGTATAGATCAGATTTAATGAGAAGAATGCTCGTAACAGAGTCTGTATCATACTTTGAATTAAATCCAAGACTATCCGCGTATATACCAATTAATACTACAGAAAAAATTGATAAATTATTAAACATTTATGGTAGAGAGTTTGATGAAATAAGAAAGTACATTGAAGGTATTTCTTTTGCGGCAACAGTATCATATAATAAACAAGGTAATACTCCTGATGCTTTAATAAAAGATTTTGCTTATTATTTAGGTTGGGACATATTATCACCTATGGACGAGAATCAACTCTTCCAAAATTTTATGCCAACACAGAGTGTATTTTCAGGAATGACGGTTGGTTATACCCCTGCGGAGGCAGAGATTGAATTTTGGAGAAGATTAATTTTAAATTCGTCATTTTTATGGAAGAGTAAAGGCACTAGAAAACCAATCGAATTTTTATTTGATTTTATTAATACACCACCCGCTTTAGTTAATTTTAATGAATACATTTATCAAGCAAAAAATAAATTAGATATTAATAATTTTAGACAAATAATACAATATCTTTATGATGATACTAATTTAGATGGATATAATGTGGATGAAAATGGTTATCCTAAAGTTCCGGTAGACACACTACAAAATTATTTTCAAAAAGGTGGAGGATGGTACAGAGAAACCGCAGGAATCAATTCCCAAGTAGATTATTATGAAGGTAATAATCCACATATAGGACCTTACGATGGTGGACAATTCTATATAGATAGTTTTCGTTGTTTATTAGAAAATTTTTCAGGACAAACAATAAAAATAACTAATGAGTATGTAGAATTTACAAATATATTTTCAAATTATTATGGTGGCACAGTTGGAGATTATACAGGACAAATTTATGTTGATCCTGTAGATGGAGGTAACAATCCAACAGATTGTATATTAATAGCAGGTACAGTAGTTACTGCAATTACGGCACCAGAATATACGGTATGTGGTTGTTTGTTACCATCAGGATTAACTAAGGCAATTGTGATTAACGTAAGACCAAATCCAAACCCGAACCCTGGATGTTCAACTGCGGCAACTCCATCTTGCCCAAGCAATTTATTGTATTATAATCAAGTTAATAATTTGCATGTTTGGATAGATAATAATACTGGTAATTTCGTAAATCAAGTACCGGCACAATGTTGTCAAGATATTGGAGGGGTTTATGATTCGTTAACACAACATTGTTTAGTTTCGGGAACTAATGGTTCTTCAGGAACTAGCGGTTCTTCAGGAACTAGTGGGTCTTCAGGAACTAGTGGGTCTTCAGGAACTAGCGGTTCTTCAGGAACTAGCGGTTCTTCAGGAACTAGTGGCGGTGGGGCATATAGATCTTGGATTATTACAAAATGTATAAATTCTTGTGGAGCAAATGGTTACGAATGTATTGGACCTTCAACAGTCACAGTTTATACTAACTCTACTGTAACATCTTTAACTGATCCAAATACGGTAATTTATTCAGACCCATTAGGAACTACATTATTTAGTTTACAATATTTCTCTCGTTTAGGAAGTATATACATTACAGATATTGATGGCACCCCTGCGGTAGAAGGTGCAATAGGAAATCCGTGTTAAAAATTTAAATATGGAAATACATAAACTTCGTTGGCCACTTAATGAATGTCCCATTCCCGTTAAATTTAAAACACAAAAACCTATAATTTATCCGATCATAGAAAATTTTTATGAATTACCCGATGAACAAAAAAATGTTTTATTAGAAATAAAAAAGATAATAAATTTTTATTTACCCGATGCGAAGTTATTTTTATTTGGTTCTAGAATAAAAGGTAATTGGGATGAAAATAGTGATTATGACATAATGGTTGAAACTAAAGAAAATGGCGAAAAAAATAAAATTTTAAAAAAATACGATTTTGGGGTAAAAGTAGACATTTGTTTTACCCAAAAATACGAAGCACTAAAAAAAATTGAAATTACTTAAAAAATAAAAAATAATTTGAAAAAAACTTCAAAAACAAAATAATTATTTTAAAATTGACATAATGGCGTTCCCAATATTAAGAGATCCTGAAGTAATACATTTATTTGTAGATAAGTTCCCAACTTTATTGAGTGGTCCGTCTAGTGCAATTACAGAATTTTATAGTTTTTGTGTAAAAAATGGAGTAAATGAACTTTCATTATATGACACATTAAGTGTTTTACCAAGTTCAACAAACTCAGTTAGTAATTTTATTTATAGTGCAAAAACTTTTAATTACGTATGTGAAGTTGGCGGAACCGTAAATCCTTATGATCCTGCAACATTAGGATTAAAATATTTAAACTTAATTACTACCTACAATAATGGACAACCAAATCTATCAAGAAAATACGATAGGATAACTATTGAGAATGAATTTTGGAACTTAGAGACAAGTATTAATCCATTAAAAAATACTGCAGGATTTACCATATCAACAATTGCGGGAAATACTGTGGCATCCATAGCAGGGGGAATACCCTCATCAATTTTTGTTGTGGGAAATATGGTTAAAGTTTTTGGTGAATATAGACAAGTCTTAGCAATTGGGGCGACAACAATAACTGTTGATAGAGGATTTACTAATACAGTAACAAATCAAACTTTTGAAATTAGAGATAATAAAGTTTCGGGGGCAGAAACATATGCAATTGATTTTGAAACATATTTGTTGCGTTTAAAAAATATTAGAAATGTTGCAGTTGCAAATAATTTAAAAATAGATGCATATCTTTCAAGAAGAGTAACACAAGTACAATTTTTAAAATTAATTCCATTTATTGACAGAATTTTAATTGAGGCAGATTACGATCAAAATAATTATTTACTATATAACGACCCAACACAATTAAATAAAATACGAGATGTTTTAATTAGATGTAGTCAAAATAGAACAGGTACTGTCAATATCAATGTTGGTAACAATAATATGCAAGGTATTGGGACTGACTTTACCAATGAGTTGGGAGTTGGTACAAAGATTTACGTTAGTGGACAAGTTTTTACAATACAATCTATTGTAAGCTCAACGCAGGCAACTTTATTGGAAACTAACAATAGTAGTACAATTAATAATGCAACTTTTAAAACTTATACAGAATTTGCCCCAATATTCTATATCAACAAGACATTAAGAAAAACTTGGTTAACCACACCTGTTAGTACTAAAAGTTATGCTGATGTTTTTAAAATGTTTACACTTAGTGGTTATACAGTAGGAGGATCAGTACAATCAGGTAGTAACCCAATTTGTTATAATTTGGAAGACAACCCATCAATAACTGGTGCGACTAATTTGATTGGCATATCAATATTTGATAGAACTGAGGCACAATCTATAGACATAAAAGTTGCACAATCTTCTTCACCAAGATCAAGTTGTACCAATCCTTTGGCTAGATCTATTGGTGCTAACAATACTTATGCAATAACTTTTCAAGGAAATGATTGTACCTGTGATAATGCGACAAATGGATCAGTAACTGCGAATTTTAGTACAATACAACCTACCCCATACAACTATACATTTACAAATGGTGGTAGAGTAATTGAGATTACAAATTTAACTACACCACCACCATATACGTTTAGTGGTCTAGGTTTAGGTACTTGGAACATATCAGTAAGAGATGGTAATAATAGTGTTTCAACAGGTAGTGTCACAATAAATGAATCATTTCAACCAACCATTACAGGTAATTATATAAGTGCAGGTCAAGGCGGAATTACAGTATTCTATACGGGAGGTTATAACAACTACTATATTTCAAGAATAGATAACCCAACAAATATAAACAATCAATGGGGACCTTTTATTTCATATCACAATGCAGGTAGTGATCCATTTTTTGATTCTAACATAACAGTTAATAATACAACAAAATCATATAATTCATCATCTACTCCTGCGTATAATTTTGTACCAAATCAAAGTTATAGTTTTGTTATTGGAGATACAGATGCATGTATTAAAATTTTTACTGTAACAATACCTCAAGCGTCAACGGGACCTTCAGTAAATATTACTCAAACTACCAATCCATCTTGTGATGCAGCATCAAACGGTTCTATAACTATGGTTGCAGCAGGCACAGGACCTTACGTATTTCATGTAACATATCCAAATGGAAATACAAGTAACATAAATAGTGTGAGTACTACACAAGTATTAAATAATTTATCGGCAGGAAATTACTCAGTAACAGTAACAGATGCAAATAATGTTACATCTACCCCTGCGGTTACTACAACTTTAACTAATACATATAATTCAAATATAAATGCAACTAGTACATCACCTAATCAAGTGTGTTTTCAATTAGTCGCAGGATCAACATATACTATAACATCAGGAGGGGGAACATTCCAATCATTTAATCAAACAGTAAGTGGACCTAACTTTACCCCATGTTTTAATAATTTACCAGGAGGACAATATAACTTTAATGTTTTATCTTCTAATGGTTGTTCAGAAACAATTTATTTAACAGTTAATAGTGCAACATTAACATTATCATTAAATCAATACGAAAATCCAAGTTGTACACAAGTTAATGATGGAATTATTAATGTATTTGCGACAAGTAATGGTAATGGACAATTTTCTTATTCCGCATCAAATGGTAGTGTAATTTATAGCAACAATAGTGGTAATTTTACTAATTTGAGTGCCGGTACTTGGACATTATCAGTTAGTCAAAATGGAATTTTGGGGAATAATATTGTAGTGCAATTAAATAATTCATTTTATGTTAATGTGACTAGTACAGGTGAAACTGTATGTGTTAGTGCGAGTGGTGGTTCATTAGGTATTTATACTGTAGATATTAACGGTACGTTACACACCTATAACACCGCATCCACAATAAATTGTTATACTGGTCTTTGTTCGGGAAATGTTGTCAGAGTTGTTGATGGTGACATTATAAACACTTCAATATCAGGTTGTGTATACACCACAACAACACCTAAAGATTGTGCATTTAATTTTAACGTCACTGCTAATACAATTACTTGTGGCGACTACGGATCAATAATAGCTAGGGCGGATGGTGGAGTTACTCCATATATTTATACTGCCACAGGTAATGGTACGTACACGAATACTACAGGTAATTTTAATGTTTTACCATCAGGTATATGGACAATAACAGTAGAGGATAACATTGGTAACTCAGGAACTACGACAGTTAATTTAGATAGTAAACTTAAATTTAGTGCCGACAGTAGCGCTCTTAGTGCAACATGTGTTACCATTATAGATGGTTTAGCACCTTACTATATTTTAATAAATCAAATATTATATACTGCCTCTACACAAGGAACTTATTGTTTTGATTTAGAATGTGGTTATAATGGTATTGATGTATATGATAGTTGTACAGGAACTACTTGTGCAAATTATTTATTTACTGCTCCGGGTGGAATACAAAGTTTTTTTCAAAATATATTTTGGACTAATTGTAGTGGAATGACACAAAGTGGAATTTTAAATTCAATTAGCCCTATCATAGGTAATACTTTTAGTACCTGTGCAATTTTTGGAACTCCTGTTACTACAAATTCTAAAATAGAAATAAGTCTAATAGGTTTTTGTCCACCCGGCACAAATCAAGATTGCGTGGTTGATAATAGTGTGATTGTGTATTATGATTGTCCGGGACCATTAAGTTTAGAACAAACTCAAGATAGTGTCAATCCTAGCTGTACTGATAGTAGTGATGGTGAGATATACTTTAGTGGTTTTGGTGGGGACTATCCCTATGTTAGTTATTCAGCAATAAATGGTAATACCATATATGTTAATGGTACAGGTACATTTTCAAATTTAAGTGCAGGTACTTGGACGATTTATGTTGAAGATAGTTCAAACACTATAACATCAACAACTGTAACATTAGTTTCAGATTTTATAGTTGATTTTACTATCACTAGTTTTACAGAAAACAGCGTGACCATTTGTGCTAATATACCAATCCAATATCAAACATTAGAATATGAATTAACGTTTGAAAATCAAACGGCGATATTGAATGCATCTAATTCTTTTTGTAATACATTTACAGGGATAACAGGATGTAGTGTAGTTAATGTTAATTTATGTTCTTTAAGAAATTATAGAAGGCTTACTAATATTGGTGGTGGAGGTAGAAGTGTAATTAAAGGAAGTGATGGTCTTTTTTATGGGGTAACACAAATTGGTGGTTTATACAATTATGGGACTATATACAGATATAATGAAACCACTAAGGTTTATACTACATTACATAGTTTTAATGGGACTACAGATGGAAACACCCCGCAAGATATAATTGAAGTATCTAATGGAAAATTATACGGAATTTGTTTAGTCGGTGGTAATAGTGGTTATGGTACGTTGTTTAGTTGTACCACTTCAGGATCATACGCAGTAATACATAATTTTGATGGGACGAACGGTGGAAATCCGGTTAGCAATTTAACTTTGGCTAGTAATGGTGTCATGTATGGAATGACACAATATGATTCTACTTATGGATACGGCACTATATTTAGTTGTAGTACCATTGGAAATTTTGGGGTAGTTTATTCTTTCCAATACGTTTTTTCCATACCTTTTGATGGGTACAACCCAACAGGAAAATTAATCGAAGCATCTAATGGGTTACTTTATGGGGTCACACCACTTGGAGGTTCGAGTGACCAAGGAATTTTATTTAATTATGATTATATAAATAATCAATATAACAATTTATTTTCTTTTGATTATGGGTCAGTCGCATATCCAAATGAAATAGTTGAAGGATTGGATAATAATTTATATGTAATAGGTGATACATTTTCAAATAAAAGTATTTATAAATTAGATTTATCGGGAACACCAAAAGGAAATGTACATAATTTTTCATTAAGTGACGGATCAAATGCAAATAAATTAATAAAAGGACTTAATGGTAATTTATGGGGATCAACTTTATATGGTGGTTTATATAATTTTGGTACAATATTTAGTTGTGATACTTTAGGTAATTTTGAAGTACTGTATAATTTTAAAAATTCTCTTCCAAATGACAATTTCTTATTGAATACTAACTCAACAATATTTTATGGGACAAGACAATCAAATATATTGTATAAAATAAATGTTAGTTTACCCGAATCTTGTTGTTTTGATACAACTACAAATTTAAATGATTTGTTAAAACCAAATATAATTTCTCTTTATGGAGACTATGTTAATGGGGTGCCAAGTATTTGTACTACGATAGATATTAGTAGCTCAGTTAATGTTTGGTATACTGTAACTGTAAATGGAGAAGAAAACATATATGATAGAAGTTTAGAACCTAATTGTTTTAGTGCGCTAACTGAGGGGTTAACAGATGTTTCTATATGTGAATATGTGGATTCATTTAACTATCTAGCAATACATTATTTTGACTCAACTAACAATACTTTTGGGACTACTCCTAATGGAGGTTTGATAGAGGCAAGTGACGGCAACTTTTATGGTATGACATTTAACGGAGGTTCAAATGATTTTGGTGTAATTTATAGTTGTGATACTATAGGTAATTATGGTATAATATATAATTTTGGGTCTGTTTTATTTGATGGAAAATATCCACTTGGATCTTTAATACAAGGATCAAACGGAACATTATATGGGATGACATCATCAGACAATATATTAAATTTATGTGGAGTAATTTTTAGTTGTACTACAACAGGTAATTATGGGATAATACATAGATTTGATAATACAGTTACTAATGGCGTAACTAAAGGAAGAACACCTGAAGGTTCTTTATGCGAAGTTTCTGATGGATTCTTATATGGGGTGACAAGATATGGAGGTTTTAATAATGGTGGGGTAATATTTAAAATTAACCCAACAACAGGACAATATTTTTCAATTTATGAATTTGGACAAGCACCAAATGATCCATTAGAACCAATAGAAGGTGTAATAGAAGTTAACAATAAATTATATGGAATGTCTTACTTTGGAGGACAACATAATTTTGGCACTATATATGAATTGGACTTAAACATAGGTGTACCTAATACTGTATTTAGTTTTGAAAATGTAACTGGTTCGGGAGATATTGGATTTTATCCTAATGGAAAATTAACTTTAGGGTCAAACGGATTGTTATATGGACTAACAACTGGTGGAGGATTTTATGGAGTAGGGGCATTTTTTGAATTCGATCCAACTTATCTAACCTATAGGACAATACATAGTTTTAGTGGCACCCCTATTGACGGTGAGACTGCGACAGGTACTTTATTTGAAGATGAAAATGGAGTATTTTATGGGTTAACAAAAGAAGGTGGACCTATAGGTCGAGGAACAATTTTTGCTTGTGATATATATGATAATTATAAAATTTTAAAAACTTTAAATAATTCAAACGGTAGATATCCTGAGAATACATATTTTATAAAGGCATCCGATAATAATTTATATTCTACAGTTAGTGGTGGATTACCTAATAATGGTGGTGGTATTATAAAATTAACAATTGAAACATTAACGGGTTGTTGTTATAGTGCAACTACAAATATACCACAGTGTTTAGACGGAGTGACTATTGACACATTATGGATAGATAATATGCCATATGTTAATGTATTAATTAATAGTCAAAATACTACACCTCCATATGAAGTTACGGTTGGGGGTATAACATATCCTTATTATGTTGGATCATTAACCGGAAATTGTTACCCAATAATCGGATGTGATCCAGTTATTGTAAATGTTTGTGCACCTGAGATTACTTCCCAACAATTAAGTGGATTTACAGTAGAACATAAATTTAGTTTTTCAGATGCTTATGATGGTAAAAATCCATATGGTGATTTAACATTAAATTATAATGGAATATTTTATGGAATGACATCGCAGGGTGGTGTAAATGAGCCAGGATATTTCCCCACAGGATGCGGAACAATTTTTAGTTTTGATCCAATAACTAAGATTTATCAAAAAGTTTATGATTTAGACGCTGATAATGGAGATGGATTTTTTCCAAAAGGAACATTACAATGTGACCTAAATTATAATTTATATGGGGTTAATTATTACGATGCAGTTAGTGGTTATGGTACGTTGTTTAGTTGTACCACTTCAGGATCATACGCAGTAATACATAATTTTGACGATGTTAATGGATCAAATCCTGTTACATTACCTAGTAGAGAACCATTAACAGGACGATTCCAAAGAGTCGGAACAACAATAAAAAGTGCAACCGGTGATGGAGTTTTATATAGTTTTGATAATGGTACACACGTGAATGATGATTTTAGCTCAATAGGGTCTTTTGGTCGAGGCACTAATTCATATTTTAATGACCCATCTATATCTTATAATAAAGGAATAAATTCAAACGGACCCTTATTAGTTGATCAAGAGTTATCATTAATATATTTCGGATCAACTCAAGCATTTGTTTACGGCATGACAAAAGAAGGGGGAACAAACAATAATGGTGTTATTTTTGCTTATGACTTTTTTGTCTATGGTTTATACGATATTTATAATTTTACAGGCGGAGCGGACGGAGGAAAACCAACAGGAGGTTTAATTAAGTATAGTTATGGGTTATATAATAAAGTTTATGGAATGACTTCAGAAGGTGGTGCAGGTTTTGGTGTCATATTTGAGATGGATTTATCAATTTTTGGTTCACCTGTAAATACAATTTTACATACATTTGCGGGAGGAACTTCTGATGGATCTAGACCATATGGTTCATTATACGAATTTAATGGTCGACTTTATGGTATGACATATTATGGAGGAACGAATAATGCCGGTGTAATATTCTCATTAGACCCAAGACTTCCTTATCCACACGACTATACAATCATTCATAGCTTTAATGGAAGTACGGGAGGATCAAATCCTGTAGGTTCATTGACAATGGGCCCTGATGGTAAATTATATGGTATGACATTGTATGGCGGTAATGGAGTAGGTGTAGGAGGTAAAGGTATAATATTTAGTATTGATTTTAATTTAACTCAAAGAGCGGCATGTTGTTATCAAACAACCATAGACGTAAATGATCCTAACGATATAAATTTACCTCTTATTGAGGGAACTTGGTTTAATTCACAACCAACAATTTCTGTGAGCATTGACCCAAATAATTATTATGTCGCTCCTTATACTGTAACTATTGATGGAGTTACATATAACTATGACACAAATAGTGCTAAAAATTATTTCCCACAATTAAGTTGTGGTACACATACAGTAGTCATTACACCAAATGCGGGAAACAATACACTTGACTTTTCGGGTTTAAAATCGTTTAGTGGACCAACAATTGATCCGGGTTCATTATTTGGTAATCCAATTGAACCAATCACCAACGAATTTTATGCCTTATCTTATGCGGGTGGAGCATTAAATTTTGGTACAATTTTTAAGATTGATTTGTTAGGTAATGTTGAGATACTTCATAATTTTTCAGGATCAACTTATGGTGATGGAAACCACCCAATACAAGATTTAATTTTATCGTCAAATGGAAAAATGTACGGTACAACCTCGGAAGGCGGAATATATAATGCGGGTACAATATTTAGTTGTGATACTTTAGGTAATTATGGTATAGTTTATAATTTTTCTGGTGGCACAAATGGAGGTGGACCGATTCAAAATTTAACAGAAGTTTCTAATGGTATTTTTTATGGATTAGTGTATCAAACCGGTGCATTTGGTATGGGTATTATTTTTAGTTGTGATACAATAGGAAATTATAAATTGATTCATAGTTTTAGTGGGTCACCTTATGATGGGATGCAACCTTTAGAAAGTTTTTATAAACATTCAAATGGTATTTTATATGGTACTACATTTAATGGGGGTACTTATAATGCGGGAACAATTTTTAGTTGTGACACTTTAGGTAATTATGGTATAATTCATAGTTTTAATAATACAGTGATTCCCAATAACGGATGCAACCCAAGATGTACGTTAATTGAGGGAGATAATGGTATTTTATATGGTACTACATCAAATGGTGGAAATATAGGTTCATATGGGACAATTTTTACTTGTAGTACATCAGGAAATTATGGAGTAATACATAAATTTACAGGTGTAGATGGTGACGGACCACAAGAAGGTCTTTTTAAAGGTCAAAGTAATATTTTTTATGGGACTACTTATGGTGGTGGGATTCATAATTTGGGTACAATTTATAGTTGTGATACTTTAGGTAATCATGGGGTAATTTACAATTTTAATGGTTCAGGTTCAACCGGATCTTTACCGTATAATGGATTATATGTGGCAGAAAATGATATTTTATACGGTTTCACTCAGTACGGCGGAATTTATTCGGCGGGAAATTTTTATAGATTTAATCCATATAATTTTCTATATGGAGATTGTCCTTATTCGGGTACTGTTAACATACCATGTTTTTATTTAGATGAATTAAATGTGGAAGTTCCATGTACAACAAACGATGGTCAAATATCAGTTCAGGCATTGGGAGGTAATCCTGATTACACATATACTTTGACATATACTAGTATAACAAATGATACATACAGTATAACACAATTTGGTACCACATTTCAACCAATAACGTTTATCAATTTAAGTGCATTAACATGGGGATTAATTGTCACAGATTCTAGTGGACAAACGTTAAGTCAAATTTATGATTTTAATCCAATCGATAACCCATCTATCACTACAGTTAATGGTGATACTATTTGTATTAGTTTAGATCAAGTGGGATTATCATTAACAGGTATTACATTAGATGGTAATATACTATATAGTGGGAATATAGGTCTAACTAATTTTTGTTTTACTGCAGGTTGTGGTAACCATTTGGCCCAATTTTATACTACCAATGGATGTATGTACCCCATTCCCTTTTCTTTTGATTGCCCACCAAGTAATTTAGTCTTCACAAATTTAAGTCAGATAGATCCTTTTTGTTGTAACTCTTCTGCAAAAATTAATGTGGCAGTAACAGGCGGTACATTGCCATATACGTATACTATATATAATATACCAACTACCGCGACTTATACTAATACTACGGGTAATTTTACAAACATATACCCACCTACAGGAACTTGGCAAGTAATTGCAACGGATGCAAATGGTAGCACGATAAGTAGTAATATTTTTACATTAAATTCAATATTTTTTGCTGATATTACATTTATTAATAATATCGCAGTTATTAATTTTAGTGGATCTACTGGAATAGATGTACTAATAAATGGAGTTTCACAAACTTTAGGTTATATTGCAACTAAAGTAAGTGGGGGAACTTTAAGTTATCCAATACCTTGTGGAACTAATATTAATGTTGAAGTTATTGGTAGAATAGTTATAAATCCTATAACTAAAACTTATGAATATTGTCCTATAAGTGCAAGTACATTTTATCCTTGTCCTTTATTTTGTAGTAATATAATTAGTCAACCAAGATGTCCAGGACAAAACGCTAATTCTGTTACAGTCTTAGTAACAGGCGGAACACCAAACTACAATATAACATTAACTAATGGTACGTTAATTTATACTGCTAACACATCACTAAATAGTTATATTTTTAACGATAACCCACCTTTAGTCACTTTAATACAAGATGATTGGACAATAACTGTTATAGATTCTGATGGTACAGTTTGTATACAAGATATAACTATACAATCTAGTTTTGATGCAACAATAACAGGTACGTCAACGGGGGCATGTTTTACGGTAGTTGGGGGAAATCCACCATATACACTTTATATTGATGGCGTGATTTATACACCATTAATAAATCAAATAAGTAATGATATTGTTTATTGCGTACCACTAAATTGCGGTAATCATCAATTAGAAATAAGAGAAACAGGAGTACCACCAGCGGCATGTTCAATAGTTTTAGATTACTTTAGTTCCTGTCAATTGACTTGTAGTACAATAACTACAGATCCCGGTTGTAATGATAATTGTAGTGGATCAGTTACGATAAGTGTAACTGGTGGAACACCACCATACAACTATAGTTTAATTAGAACCTCACCATCGTTTTATCAAACGACATATACGGGTCCACAAACTACTTGGACTTTCTATGATCTATGCGAAGGGACTTATGATATTACAGTATCGGCGTTAACTAATGGTGCGTTTTGTACATCTAATTTGAATCTAGCATCAATATATGATGTAGTAGTTAGTGGATATGCAGTTTCAACTAACTGTCTATATGGTGTAATGTGTATTGACATTACGGGAGGAACACCACCTTATGATGTATATATTGATGGAATACTAAGAGCAACTGCAATTACTCAAACACATAGTTGTTATAGTGCAACTTGTGGTGTAAATCATACTTATCAGGTAATTGATTCTGCACCTCCTTGTAATATACCATTAAATCAGGCATTACTTAAAAATACAAGTTTTACAGGGACTAGTGATTGGATATTGACTAATGATTATACTGGTAGTACTATAATATCGGGAGGTAGTGCAATAGTATCTTCTACGACATATAATACTTTACAAGTATTTAGATTTTTACAAGATTATATTTTCCCGTTCCAAAAACCAATATCAATAAAATATAATGTCAGTGTTAGTACAGGGACAATTCAAAATTACAATTATTTACCACAATTTAGGATACAAAGTCCTTTTGGTAGTACTAATATGGGTGGAATTGCACCTAATTCGACATATTCTACAACAAAACAGATAGTAAGTACGGTAGAACCTGTAATTTTCTCAGGTTTTGGTATTAATTTTTATCAATCGTTCCTACCTAATAATAAAACTGAGGTAAAAGACATGCAATTGACATTATTGTCTTATACTGTAGATTGTAGATGTTCGGCTAGCGGAACTACATATGTACCTTGCAACCCACCATTAACATTAAATGTTGTTTCTTATACAGAACCAAATTGTTTCAGTGCTTGTAATGGAACTATCATCGTTTCTGCAACCGGAGGAGTACTCCCATATAGTTACTCAGCAACTAATGGAACGTCAATTTACATAAGCCCTAACGGGGTATTTAACGATCTTTGTGAAGATACTTGGGACTTGTCGGTTAGTGATAGTTGTAATACAGTTGTTACAAACGCAGGATTCTTCTTACCAAACTCATTCCATGTAACAGTGGATACGTATCCTACAGAGTTTTGTGTGGGAATAACAGGAGGAACACCACCTTACCATGTTTTCATAGATAATGTAGAAATTGATACCATTAGTCAAAGTCCGGTTAATATTTGTTATAGCGCAAGTTGTGGGGTAACCACAATTATACGTGTGGTGGATAGCTCTACTTAAAAAAGTAAAATATAAAAGATTAAAACTATGTACGTTTTTTATAAAATCCTTAATTTTAAATAATTAAGGATTTTATCCTTTTATTTTTATTAAAAAACTTATAAAAAATCAGAAAACAAAATAATTATTTTAAAAACAAAAGATGCCTATTCCAGCACCATATAATCCTAAAAATTTACATTTATGGGTTGATAATGTTACTAGTTTGTTAACTAACAGTACCAATTTTTTCCAATTAATTGATAATAACTGTATTAACACATTCACTATGTATCAAATACCTACGATAACTTCGCAGGTACAATCTTTGGGAAATTTTATATGTGAGGCAAAAACAAATCATGGAGTCTGTAGTGTGGCAGGAATTATAAACCCATACGATTGGACTCCTCCTCCGGCCGGTACAAGAAACGTTCAATCTATTGTCAATTACAATAATAACCCAATTACACAGGCAAATTCATGTCGTAGAATTGATTATCTCACAATTGAGAGTGAGTTTTGGAATATAGACGATCCCGCAATAAATCCTGTAGTTTCTAATGGTTGTACCATAAATATAGCTGCTAACTCATCAACAGGTACAGTTTCAGGTTGTTTAGGAGGAGTAACCGCAGGTATGATAATAAAAGTTTCTGTTGGGGCGACTTTTGTTTATAGACAAATAATTGGTATTAGTGGTAATATTGTAACATTTGATAGAGTTTTTGATCCAATTAACGCGTACTTAGCTGCACCATTTACAGTAATTAACAACCAAACCTTCTATGGAATTGATTTTGAAACACTATTATATAGGATAAAATATAATATACGACCTATGGCAATTGCAAATAACTTATTGCCATTAGAAATATATGTTTCAAGAGCTTTAACCAGCGATCAATTTGAAAGACTAATACCACACGTTGATAGATTATTAATTGAGGTAGATTATAATCAATTAAGTTATCCTAGATACAACGATAACGATGTAACTAATCCCTCATGGTCAACTAACACTATTAAAAACGCTCTAAGTCTTTGTAGCGTCATTAGAACGGGTACAATTTCAATTGCACAAAATAGTAATATTGTAACAGGTAGTGGAACTTTATTTACAAGAGATTTGGGTGAACAATCACAAATAATTGTAAATGGAAACCAAATTTATACAATTGCCACAATAATTTCAGATACTCAGGCAACAATTGTTGGTACTTCCCCAATCAATATAACTGCAGGTAGCACATACGCATCTTATTTTGATTACATGCCAATTTTTTATACATTACCAGCTGGGGCATTTGGTACTCCTCTTAGGAGACAATGGATGTTAAACCCTTCACCAAAAAGTTATGCGGATGTATATAGATTCCATTCTCAAAACGCCTATACTGCAGGTGGATCAATACAGGTAGGAAATACCCCTATTGCATTTAACAACGAAACAGATCCATATATTGTTGATTCAGTTTCATTAGTTGGTTTATCGTTATTTGTTTGGTCTTCTGTTAGTAATTTATCTCCTGTTGCACCACCAGATTATCCTTGTCCACCTTGTAGTGGAGAAACCATAATAGGGTGCGAGGTTACCGCAATCACAACCTCAAATTGTTTAATCGCAACATATACTAATCCAGCTTGTGATGGTGTTTGTGATGGCACTATAAGTGCGTCTACAACATATGGAATTGCGCCATTTACTTATTATATAACAGGAATAACTAATTCAATAACTTATGTAAGTAGTACAGGTTTTTTCAGCGGATTATGTGAAGACACTTATATTTTATGTGTTACAGATTCTGCATCAAATACCGAATGTTATTATCAAAATATAGAATTAGTAAATACATTTTATGCATCTATAAATTCATTTTTAAATGGTTTTTGTGTTACAATAAGTGGAGGTACAGGAATTTATTATGTATACAAGGATAATCAAGTTTTGCCTTGGGATTATAATAATACTACAAATTGTTATAGTGCGGATTGTTCCACACTTTCAGTAATAACAGTAAGAGATACTAGCACATTATAAAATGCCATATATTTTTAACGACAAATATTATAAAATAATACATAAAATAGGACTTAATAATCTTAGTCAACAATCAAATAGTTCATTAATTATACCTAACTCCTTTCTAAATAATTTATTTTATGCAACAACGGAGGAAACGAGCTTAGTAGGTTCCAATTTTCGAGGTACTATATATAGAGCTGATGCGGATGGTAACGTTTTTGATGTTTTGTATCTTTTTTCGGGATTAACTCAACCACTCACACTATTTAAAGACGGTGATGGAGATCGACCAATCGGATCATTAATCGAAGCACCAAATGGGTTGTTGTATGGAACAACTGATGGTGGCGGGGTTTGGACTAATAGTAGTCAAACTCCTATTTATGGAAATGGTATATTATTTAGCTATGACCCTTTGGGTAATACATACAATATTTTATATAGATTTTCGGGTATAACAAATTTTGATCCGATACCTTCTTTAACGGATGGTGGTAGGCCACAAGCAAATTTAAAAGTAATTTCAGGTACAACAATATTTGGTACAACTTGTGCCGGAGGTTATAACCCTATAGGTGGGGGAACTGAATTAGGGTCTATTTGGAAATTTGATACGTCAACTAATACATATTCAATTTTACACCATATTACTGCATCTACGGAAGGAAGAAAAGTAACTGAACTTATTTTGGCTAATGATGATAATTTATATTTTACAACCAAATTTGATGGTGCGGGTTTTCCATGGCCTGCTGGAGGATCATTAGTTAAATTAGATCTAAATGGGAATAGTACAGTAATACATCAGTTTACCAATACTCCTGATGGGGCAGATCCTTCCGCATCATTATTACAGGCATCAAATAATTTAATTTATGGTACAACTACTCAAGGAGGAACAGGAGGATATGGGACAATATATACGTGTGATACTTCAGGTAATTACGGAATCATATATAATTTTTTAGGTGGAATTAATGGACAAAATCCATCAGGATCTTTATATGAATATAGCCCTGGATTATTTTATGGTATGGCATATGGTGGGGGTAATTTTAATTTAGGTGTTATTTATAGTTCAGATACTTTTGGAAATGTAGGAGTAATTCACCATTTTGGATCTTTTTATCTAGATGGAGAATCTAATTATCGACAAATTACTAATCTTAGTACAGGAGTTAATGGATCTCTTTTTGGTGTTACAAACGGTGGAGGAATAGGAAGCGGGACAATTTATACTTGGATTGATACTTGTAGTTTTATTTATTCCAGAAGCGGAACAACATTAAATTATTTCGATCCAAATCATATTGAATATTCGTATTATTTTGAAACTATAAGTCCATCAAATATAAGAGTAGCATTTGCATGTAGAAATAATAATCTTTTTTGGAGAAAAATTACCACATCATTTAATGTTATAGATGAATTTACGTTAGGAAATTTTTTAGACGAAGCGCCCGTCATAAATAGAAATATATTTTTACCTCCAGCAGCATTTAAAGGAATGGCATATGCCGGACCAAATCAACTCTTTGTAAACAATAGAACTTCACAAAGAGTTGAATTATATGATATAACAAATACAAGTGCAACATTAATAACTCCAGTATTTTCACTACCTATAACACATCAGTTTAGTATAGGAAATTATACAGATTCTTTGTATGTAAATAACACTCAAACAGTATTTTATATTAATTTTAATAATACATTTACATCGTTTGATTCTAGTGGACAAATTTTAAATGACGGGGCACCACCTTTAGGTAATGTAGTTAGTATGTATGTACATAATGGTGATATATACACTACTACTGACAATAATTTAATTTATCTTACCGAACCTTCCGCACCAAGTGGATGGACTTTTACCTTGATAGGTAATACACCATATAACGAACCAATGTATGCAATCGCACAAGATAATATTTCTGAATGTCTATTATCAATCCCAACGGTAGATTATTCTTGTGTAACTTTATTTGTACGTTATGCGGATGATTTTTATATTTATGAACTTGACCCCAATAATCCCGATATTTTAAATTATAGATTTAAGCCTTTTTATGCGACAACTCAATTAGCGACAAACGGAATTTATCTTTGGGCACATAGAAGTACAGTTCCTTCATCATTTATTGATGTGTATGATTTGGCCGCATCGTATGCTACTCTTAATGGGGTATTAGTACCAAGTATGCAAATTACTGTTCCAATTAACACTAGACTTGGTGGAATTTTTTATATATCACCTAACCAATTATATGTAGTTAATGAAACTTTAAATACGGTAGAATTGTGGGACATATCAACACCACCTACACCTATAATAACAACAGTATTTAATATACCCGCACCATATTCGCCAGTAATACTTAACTCTTCCTATAATTCTTTATATGTTGATTTAAATAATAATATATTTTATTTGACAACTTTTACTGATTTTGTTTCATTTAGTGTAACACCTGGCAACCCTAATCCAACTGTTTTAAATACCTCATCAAGTACAATTCTCCCAAATGGGCATCAAATAATTAACATGTATTTGGATAATGGACAAATATATGTTACAACTCAACAAGGGTATATATATTTGGCACAACCGGCGGTGGGAGGAGGATGGACTTTTATACAACAAACATTTATACCTAGACCAACAAGATTTGGTGTGACACAAACTTATGCAGAAGATTGTGTAGGTACTGTTCCACCCACACCTTTAACAGGTTGTGTTATCACAGGATTAACAGTAACAGGTTGTTCTGATTTTGTTATAGTAAGTGGGGATAGTCAAGACATAACATGTTTACATGATGGTAGTGTATCAATTCAAATATCAGGAGGATGCCCAAATTATACATATACATTATACCACCCAAATATAAGTACACAAGTAAATCAAGTAGTAACACCTAACAAAAATTGGACTTTTACAGGATTAACTGATCCGGGAAATTACTATGTATCTATAAGTGGATGTAGTGGGGCGACGTTAGTGACATTAAGTCCATTTACAATTTTAGATAACAATACTTTTTATAATAACATCTTCCAATTAAACAATGAAGAGTTTTGTGTTACTGTAAGTGGTGGTACATTACCTTATATAATTACAATTGATGGAGTTTCTCAAACGTATCAAAGTGCAGACACATATTGTTTTAGTGCAAGTTGTTTAACACCACCATCACCATCACTAATTAGATGTAGATTAAGTAATAATAATGGAAGAATAAATAGAGCTTGGGATGGAACACCTTTAAGTCCATGTCAACATACTTTTACAATTTTAGATTTAACCGTAAATGGAGTCCAATATGGACCCGGTACACCACTAACAGTTACCGCACCTTCAGGATTGATGGCGGGAATAGGTACTGATGGTAATAGTTACGTCACCAATATTACTGATTGGATAAATAGTTATGTGCCAGCAGGATTTACATTTTGGGATGACATGAAAGTTGTCGATAGACCTGTAGGATCAACATTTAACTTAACCATAAGTTACTTCAACGCATGTGCAGGAACAACTCAACAATATACATATAACGACTCTACGGGTTGGACAATACCGGGACCTCAAACATATTCTACATATGATTGTGTACCTTTAACAATTGGAGGTGGATCACAAACAGGAAGAACAGTTACTATTAGTGATGCGGAAGGATGTAGCGCAAGCACTGTTATAAATTATACTTGTGAAACGCCAACAATTAGTATAAGTGGCACAAATCTTTGTTGTAATAATGACGGAAGTGTAAGTATAACAGTCAATAATGGAGTACCTGCTTTTAGTGTTACCGGCACTAATGCGACTACGGGTGAAGAAATAATTGTAACTTCACCCACAACTCCAATAAACATAGATCATTTAACTCCGGGTAATTGGACGTTTGTTGTACAAGATTCTTACGGTAATTTAATAACCACCAATAATACAATTAATTTAATAAGATCTTATAATGTTGATTTTTTCAGTGCAAGCACTTCCCCAACAGGGACTACATTTTGTTTTAGTGGAGAATCTTGTTTAGATTATTTGAATGTAATTATTGAAGCTACCGGTCAAATAACCTCGATCAATCTAAACCCGACACCGGATGCTTGGTTTGGTACTGATGGAATTATTGATACAAATACTTTATATTGCTTTGACATACCAATAGAGTATTGTGGAAACGATGTAATAAATATATTATTTTTTAATGGACTAAATACTAACATAAATGTTCTATCAGGATCATTTACTAACCCAACCTGTCAGGCGCTATTTGGATATGTAGGGGCACAAGAAGGTACTTGGGTTAATGGGTATCCTGCTTATTGGTTTACTCTTAATAATGGAATTGATGTTGTAGTTTATTTTGATTTAACATTAAATCTTTGGGTTTGGAAAAATAGAAATAGTGGTACTATTTGTTCATCTTCACCTGATTTAATAAACTGGACATCAATAAATACTAGTCCAAATTGTCAGTGTGTTGATAGTTTTACTAGTTCTATAGTTATTGCTGTCGATTCTTGTGGTTACATATACGAATCTATAAGTTTACCATGTCCGACACTTACATTAAGTGGAACATCAGTAAATCCTACATGTATTCAAAATTGTAGCGGAACAATAACATTGACATCATCAGGAGGTCAATCACCATTTACTTTTCAATTAACAGACTCCAATGGAAATACATTATTAAATTCCATTGGACAACCAACAATTGCAACAAATATAACTACTAATAGTTATACATTTACTAATCTTTGTTCGGGTACTTATTATACATTAATTACTGATAGCGCTTTCCCAATTCCAGCTACGGCAAATACAACACCAATAGTTTTAATAAATACATTTATCGCTAGTGCAAATGTTTTACCTATAACAATAAATGGCACTGGAGGTACAATTTGTTTTACGGTTACAGGAGGTAGTGGAAATTATAATATTGACATACAAGATACCAATTATACTTATCCGCCAGTAAATGATACTATAGTGGACGGTGAAACTTGTTTTGATTTGCCATTTGGGTGTTATGATTGGTCAATTATAGATCCTTCCACATTATGTCAATACACAGGAAATACGTGTATACCTGAGACACCATTTGGTTGCGGAGATTATACATATACTGACCCAACCTGCACCAATGACGGCACATTAACAATCAATGTTAGTGGAGGAACGGGTCCATATCAATTTGATTTATACCTTAATGGAATTTTCAATCAAACAGGTACTAATTCTGTTGAAACATTTACATTTCAAAATTTAGTTGCGGGAACTTATAACGTTTTAGTTACAGATTTAGGTAGTGGGACAGTTTTAGATTGTGTTACAGTAACATTAGTAAATACGTTTAGTGTTCAATTTATAAGTGGAAGTACTTGTGAAAATCCAGGATATTATTGTGTCTCATTTTCAGGAGGAAATCCACCATATATTATAGAGTTTGATCAGACTATACAATATGTTGAATATATTGCAGGTACATACTGTTACCAAGCACCTTGTGGAACTTATGAATTAACGGTAAGTGATAGTGCAATTATTGGAAATTGTTATCAAGTCCAAGTGTACACTAAAGGATTGGGTGGATTTATTATAACCACAGATATAAATGGAAATGAAATTGCAAATACTGTACCAATTTCATTAAGTCCACAAACATTTTATTTTTGTTCTTTTAGTGCGCCTTATTATTCGGTATCAGGACCACCTTATAGTCCATATGTACCTCCATCACCATATTATCTTAATATTTCTACATCAGGAGATTGTTCTAGTACGAATTGTGGCGGATCAACAATAGGTGGATGTAGTGATTCACAAACAATCACAATATCTTGTGGAGTTGATTTAAGTGCAACTACCGTTGGTAACCCTTGTGGTCAAAATGGTCAAGGATCTATAACTATATTTAATATTGGTGGATCACCTAATTTCCAATATTCAATAAACGGAGGTTTAACCTATCAATCGTCTAATTATTTTACTGGACTAAATAGTGGTACATACGATATTACAATATTAGATGCAAGTGGTTGTACGGCATCAACTCAGGCGGTAATAGGGTATCAAACAAATTTAAGTGTAAGTGCGAGTACAACACCTGAAAATTGTGACTATAGTAGTGGGGGAACTATTACGATTAATATAGTTGGAGGTACACCTACATATTCAATATCACTTAATGGAGGATTACCAACTACGCAAACATATTACACAGGATTAACAGTAGGAACTTACACATTTAATATTACAGATTCAGAAGGTTGTACTGCGACAATTGATGTTACAATTGAACCACCAATAAGTCTTAGCGGTACAATAACTACGTCAGAAAGTTGTAGTTATTCACCATCATTAAATCAATATTTGGCACTTAAAGTCGAGTCGCTAATTAACTATTTAGGTAATGATGTATTAGAAAATGAACACATAAATTATGCGGTTTGTCAAGGATATACAATTTTCCAATCCTATGGGGTGGCTAAAATATGGAGGACATTATCCCCAACTGTAACTAATCCACAAGGATTAAATAGAGCGCAGGCAGAGGCAAGACTTAGTGTATTTTTAGGTAAAATATATTCGGCAGGTTTATTACCAGTGGCACTTTTAGGTGACACTGCAGACATGGATTGGTTGGCAAGTGTGGATGCGGTAAATGCAAATAAATTTTGGGGAATTGGTTTAGAAAATGAATTTTGGAATGGTGCAGTATCTTTTGCGAATTGGGTTAGTTATTTAAATTATTTAAAAGTTACATATCCACAATATTTTAGGATGGCATATTTGGCCAATCCGGCAGGAACTTGGGGGGCAACTGAAGCATTACAAATTATAGATGCGCAAATAGATGTAATAGAAATTACAAATTATAATTCAGGTAAACCTAATCCAAATTGGGGATCTTTTGTTAACCAATTAAATCTTTTAAGTACTGCGGCAAATATTAGAGGAGTTAATCAAAAATTTATACCATTATGGAGTGCGGAATATAATGGTAACTCAGGTAATAATTTTTCGGGACAATATTTTGGCGTTACTACAAATTATACAAAAATAAATCCATCTGCAGTACTTACGCAATATGATATAGATTTTGCTGCAGTAACATATGCATACCCTCCGAATTTGACAAAGGTAGGATTTAGTATGTATGAATACATTTACGCAATTGATGCGGGTGTATTACCTCAATGTACGAATTTATCGGGTTCAATAACTGCTTCTACTATAACTTCTGGTGGTACAGGAGTTTATAGTACCTCAGGAACTTTAACAATAAATGCTAATGGTGGATATGCCCCATATCAATACTCAGTAGATGGTGGGGCGTTTGGAACATCTAATTATTTTACAGGATTAAATGGTGGAATACATAATTTTGTGGTAATAGACGCGAGCGGTTGTACTGTCAGCGGTACGACCACAATCGGAGGGGCATTTGAGTTTGAAACATCAGTGACATCGTTAGATTGTTTAACAACTAGCAGTGCAACCATATGTGTTACAAGTATATCAGGAGGATACCCACCATACACCTATTCAATTAACGGAGGATCTTTTAGTAGTTCAAATTGTTTTAGTGGATTATCTTCAGGTTCATATACAATTGCAGCTCAAGATTTATCGGGTTGTAGTGCAACAACAGTAGTATTTATTTCTGCACCATCACCAATTATAGTAAATGCAAATGTAATAGATTCAATTAGTTGTTTAGATGGGTCAAGCGCTAGTGGAGGTACTATAACAATTACTGCGACCAATGGTACTTCACCATATTATTATAGTATTGATAGCGGGTTAAATTATCAAACATTAAATACTTTTATAAATGTACCTGTAGGTACATATACCATAGTAGTTAAAGATTCCTTAAATTGTACAGGTACTACTACAGTAAATGTTGGAACAAGACCTTCGTTCTCAATAAGTGCCTCATCTACGCCTGATAATTGTAGTTTAACAGGGTTAGGTAGTTTAACTATAAACGTTATCGGAGGATATTCACCATATTACTATTCAATTGACGGAGGTTTATTCTTTAATGGACCAATAAATTCAAATTCTTATTATCAAGGAGGATTAAATCCGGGTGTTTACGACATAGTAGTTGAAGATAGTAGCGGTTGTACTGCGACCACACAAGTAACTATTATCACTAGTGAAGATTTAACTATAGGCGTTGTAACAACACCTGAAACTTGCAATTACAATAGTGGGGGTACGGCAACTATTAGTGTGACAGGAGGGACTCCAACATTTACATATTCATTAAATGGATCTTCTCCAGTTTCTTCTAATTATTTTACAGGTTTAACTGTTGGTACATACACAGTAACAGTTACTGATAGTTTAGGATGTAATGATACAATAACATTTACTATTGATCCACCAATAAACATAAGTGGTAATACAACTCCTCAACCATGTAATGGTATTAGTGGTGGTACGTTAACAATAAATGCATCTTCAGGTAATCCACCATATACATATTCTGTCGATGGTGGATCATTTACCAACAATAATTATTTTACAGGATTAACAACAGGTAGTCATACCATTATTGTTAAAGACGCAAGCGGATGTACCGCGTCTACAATAACACAAGTAAATCCACCAATTATTGTAAGTGCCGTAACTACACCAGAAAATTGTTTATATACAAGTGCGGGTACAATAACAATTGTCAGTACTATTGGAGGTACTTCACCTTATACTTATTCAGTTAATGGTGGATCATTCACAAATTTAACATATTATACAGGATTAACTTTTGGTAGTTATAATATTATCGTAAAAGATATTTCAGGTTGTAGTGCAACTACGCAGGTGACAATTAATCCACCTATACCTGTTAGTGGTACAGTAGTTACTACAAATTTAGATTGTAATAATACTAACATAGGTACATTATTGATAACTGCCTATGGAGGTACTTCACCATATACTTATTCAGTTAATGGTGGTAGTTATACTTCACAAAATTATTATTTTGGACTTAGTGCAGGTACATATAACATAACGATTAAAGATGTGTATGGATGTAGTGCAACTACTAGTGGTATAGTTAGTACTGCAACACCTATAACAGTATCTGCAGTAAGTGTTACTGCGATTACATGTACAGGAGTAAGTGTGGCGGATTTGACATTGATACCAAATGGAGGTACACCACCTTATACATTCTTATGGAAACCAATAAATGTTAATACACAAACTGTAAACACAGGAAATTACATAACGTCTCCTGGTACATATACCTATAGTGGATCAGTAGTAGATAGATACGGATGTTCGGCATCAACGACAGTTACATTTACGATATTATCCGCGTTTACACCCACATTAGATATAATCGCCACTGGTGATTTATCTTGTGATGGATCTTCTTATGTAACAATTTCCGCAATAACAAGTGGTTATAATACTATATGTTGGAGTACAGGACAATGTGGTGTTTCATCAATAACCGCAAATACGCCAGGGTCATATTCTTATTATATAACTCTTAGTGGATGTGTTTATAGTTCAGACACTGTAATATTAGATTATGTTGACGTACCACCACCAATAGTAGGATATGATGCAAATTTATGTATTTGTAGTTCTACCGATGTAAGTTTAATAAATAATGGATTTACTTATACTGATATATTATGGAATAACGGTGAAACCGCATCTTCATTTAGTGTAAGTTCTTGTACACCAACAGGGTATACATTTTACCTAACTGCGAAGGATCAATACGGTTGTCCTGTAACATCAAATACTGTTACTATTGTGTTTAGTGAATTGGATGTAGATGTTTACACAAATAATTCAGTTTGTTTAGAGTGCGGCATTTGTATTGATGGTTACGCAGAAGTTGTAGTAAATAAAGGAACACCACCATATGTATTTAGTTGGACGGGGGTAAATAGTACAACTAACGTTGTGGATAATTTACAACCAGGAAATTATTGTGTTAGCGTAACAGACGCTGCGGGTTGTTTTGAATCGATATGCTTTACAATATCGGCAACTACCCCTACTGATTGTACTTATGAACCCGTTAAAGATCCTAATGGAAATATAATTTTAAATCCTGATGGTACAATATCTTTCACAGACCCAGCAATAAATGTTGGACCTGTAGCAAGAATTAGCATAACCAATTACAGTCCAACGGAAGAATGTTGTTTAAGTAATTCTACAACCGCATTACCATTATTATATTGTGACTGTAAATGTTATTGGAGTAAACCATCTTGTAGTAGTGGAGATACTATTATAGATAAAATAATTTTAGGGACAAATGGAAATAATGGAATACAATTAATTAATAGCACACCAAAAAATAATCAAACAATTAAATGTCAATATCAAGTAACGTTTAATTATTTATTTAATTTTGATTGTCAATCTTTAAATGATTGTGTACAAACCAATTATAGTGGAGATGTTTTAACATTTTTAAGTGGATTATCCGCATTTGCGACTGTAGAAGTGTTAACAACTGGAGGAACTTATACAACACAACAAATTGCACCAATATGGAATTTTGATTTTTATAATCAACCTACGGGGGTATATTTTGGTGGTCAAAATTGTGATCTAATAACACAATCAATATTTAATTCTTTAGGTACAAATTGCACGGCATTGACAGAAAATACTTTTGCCGCAATATGGAAAACCGCATCATTTAAGATATATGATTCACTTGTTGGTGAGACAATAAAACTTGGTATGATATTAGAAGGTTTTGGTTGTGAATATAATATTCTATTAGATAATATACAAATAAATGAAGTTTGTGTTGTCACAGAAGAACAAATAATAACACCACCTAATGGAGGGTGTCCGGGTTTTGAATTAGAAAAAATTGTAGATAATAAAAAATCTTGGATTTATAATGAAACTACGTATAATAGAGATTGGTTCCACTTAAAATATAGAGACACATCATACATAGATTATGACGAGAGATTAGATATAAACACTAAAGAAGTTGATTTAGAGGTTAATGTTTCTAGGGCAATAAATTATGACATATATTGTTACGCTACTTCACCACAAAATTGTTTAACAATTAGTGGTTGTAATAACCCTAATTTAGTAGTGGGATTAATGACATCTATTGATTATTGTTCTTTAGGTATACCTTATCTTAATGATATGAGTGGTTTTACGGGACCCGGAAGAATTTATTTCTTTGATGCACTTGGAACGCTTACGACAGATGTAAATCAAATTGTTAACGCACCTGCAGGTGGGTTGTATTGGGATGGAACTGATATAAATGGGGTAGATAGAACTTCTTACTTTGCCCCAATAACAGGTAACACCGGTGTTTTATATATTTGTCAAAGCGGAGTTACCGCCGCATTTAAATTTGAACCAAATACGTTACAATTATATTATTTTAACTCTTGTTGTTTACCACAAATACCGAACAGTGTTAGACCAACATTTATGTGCTGGCCAACTAATACAGGTTTATCTTATTTACAGACAATAACTCCCGCTAGTACTTTATTTAGTGCTGGGTTGGTGTATTTGTATTATGTATTAGGTACAGGAGTTCCACCATCAATTCAACCGTCAAACCCTTGGGTTCAATTCCCTAACGTTACAACCTACACAGGATCTGTTTTAACTTTTGCAACATCAGGTTTAACTGCAGGTCAAACTTACGACTTTCAATTTTCAATAAGAGTTAATGGAACTAACAATCCACCCCAACCGATAGTTTATATTGCGTTTGGAGTGGGTCAAGGAGGAACTCAAGTTACACTCTTAGACAATATTACAGGGGCAACAAATAATGGTACCATTACCTATAATTTTACTCAAACAATAACGGGTCCATTAACACAGTATAATGAATTCTTTATACGTATAATAAATGGAACATCAACTAAGACGTATTTTGTTAACTATAATGATCTTATAATTACAGAACATTGTGAACCAACAAATGTAAATAGTGGGAATATATTTTCAATACCTAGTGGAACTACCTTTAATCAATTTATGGATTTGATTAGCACTCAATTAATAGATGTTAAAGATAGACAATCTATATCTGCGTATCCATTACTCAGATATTTTTACGACAAATATTTAGGATTGTGTGGTTTAGATAATTGTAATACCAGTAGTGGACAATATAACTACAATACCTTAAATAATTTTGCACAATTAATTGGAGATTATTGGATAGATTTAGTAGAACAATTTGTTCCTGCCACAACAATTTGGGGTGGAGACGGTGGAGGAAGAGGAACCAGAACATATTCAAATAATATGTTTGACCAACCTAAATTTGAATACAGAAATTTTTCATTTGGTTATTGTAGTGATTATTGTTTTCAAATAGGGGCAACTTCACCACTTAATACATCAACATGTTATGTCGCATCTTCATTAATTAAAACTGTTGACACACCATTGACACCTCCAAATTTCGGTGAATGGGTAAATCAAAATATATTAGGAGGACAATCAACAATTGCAGGTAGAATATCTTCAGGGGTTCGTTTATGTGCTAGTCAAAACTCTCAATATAATGGATTATGTGACTGTATTAATGCACCAAACCCATGTTTAATTTCGGCAAATATAAATTTGTCGATGACAGAAGGTCCTTTAACTGTTAATATCGCACTACCAATCGTGACCAATTTAAATACGGCACCAAATCAGACAGATTTTTTAAATGCAATATATGCGGGATTAACACAATTAGGTTATAGTACAACAATAAATCCTCCATATAATAATTTATTGTGGAGTAAAGATAGTGCAATTGGTTGTAATGATGATATAACACCAAATTTAACGGTAGATATTGTTTATTCTTGTATAACAGGTAGTACTTTAGTGCCAGGATCAGGAAATGCTTTTGTGTACGATTCACTCAATTATAATTTCCCTAGTACAAGTACATTCAATATTGGTCAAGTTGCGTTTAGTGGTGATGTTATATATGGTGTAGTTAAAGGTGATCCTGCTTCAAATAATAATTTTGGTTATCTATATTCTTACAATAAAAATACAAGTACTTTATCAATATTAAAATTATTTGGTATTATAGGAAATTCATTAAGACATCCTAATGGAGGATTAGTTTTGGGTAATGATGGTTGGTTATATGGAACTTCACTTTATAATAATGCCCCTGGTACTTTGTATTATGATTGGGGTGCAATATTTAGGTACAACCCAATTACTGCACAGTTCCAAATATTAACTAATTTTAATCCTTCGATTGGAAATGGTAAAGTGACAAATTCAAGTAGAATACTTTACCATAGTAATGGTAAACTTTACATACCTTTAGTTGATTATACAAATATAACATCATACATTTATGAATTAGACATAACTCAACCAACTCCAATAGGAAACGCTTTTCTAACATTAGGGTATCAAACGGGTGAAGTATTTTTGTCTGAAGATACGGCAAATTTATTGGGATCTAACTATATTTTTGGTACTACAAGTTTAGGTGGTACATTTAATAAGGGAACTATTTTTAGATTTGTACCAAATATATTTACACCATTATTTAACATAGTTTATCATTTTGGTAGTTCAACTACAATTTTAAGTGAAAATCCAAGTGGACCATTATTACAATCTCCAACAATAGGGTCGTATAATATATTTTATGGACTAACAAATGGGTCAACGGCAGTAAAACAAACTTTATATGAATTTGACGTATACCAGTCACCAACACCAAGTGCGGTATCCGTTATCCACACATTTGATGGTACAACACCACCCGAAGGTAGAAATCCAGAAGGTAATTTAGTTATATCGAATAATAAATTATATGGACAAACCACATCAGGAGGTTTAGGATATGGCGAAATATTTGAGTATGATTTAATTGCCAATACGAATCAATATAATATTGTACATCAGTTTATTAACGGAGCCAATGGAGCTAACACACCTCAAAGCTACCCTTATTTGACGTATAATCCTAACGATAATTACATATATAGTGTTACACCTTATGGTGGATTTAATAAGAATGGTACATTGTATAGATTTGCCTATACCGGAACACCAACAACTTACACATATCAATCAGGAATTTTTAATTGTAATGATTTACCTTTATTGGCAACTTCATTACCTGTACTAAATAAACTTAGTGTTTCATTCAGTGCTGATTCTGGTACGACAGTATCAACTGCGATTAGCGGACTTTCAAATTGCATTACGTCACAACAAGGGACAGGAAATTGTCCTGGTTATGTAAACAATCCGGGTGTTGAAGTAATCGTACAAGATTTGACAAGTTTAATTGATAATCCATGTGTTGAACCACCATTAGTTGCACAATGTAATACAATTTTTGCTACTCACATAGATAATGATATTTGGTTTGATGGTTGGGTAACGGTAATTACAGGTGCAACATATAATAACAATAGTATTACTACAGTCTTTACTGCATCAACTTCTAATACGGGAGCTATTTAAAAGTGATTAAAAAATTAAATTGACATGGGAGATATGTTTAAAACTGAAGGTATGGTAATCCAAGAGATTACAACTAAAGATGTAAAAAATTTAGACGTAAAAAATTTTTATGAAAGTAAAGATTATATTAATTACGATAATACCTATGTAAGTTTGACTAGACAAGATTATGGTGAATCTAAAATAGATTTTTTAATTGACGGAAGAACTGTAGGTCAAATAGTGGCAGGTTTTATTGATGGTTATGTATTAAATACTAGTGGTTTGACCATACATGAAAATTTTAAATATCAAAATGATCATACTTCAAAAGGAAAATCAATAAATAATTTTAATGAAAGGTCGGATTATCACGTTTTCTTTTTACCAACTTATACAATTGATGGTGCGACTAAAATAATGACAGGAGTTACAAGTGCATCTACGGGTGTTTATATTGTAGATACTTTAAGTAGTCTAACTTTTACTACAATTTTCAATGACACTTCAGGATATACAACATCATTTTTTGTAAATAATAATGGAATAAAATTTGAACTTTTTCAAAGAACAACTCCAAGTACAATATTTGCAAGTCCATATCCTGCGCCAGCACCACCAATTATTGGTTTCGTAGTAAATCCAATATTTAATCAAAATATAATTGATAGTACGGATTATTTTACTAAGGTAAATTTAGAGAACTACGTAACATCTTATTCTTCAGTAACATATACTTTTGATTTAACTAATTTTGAAGGAGAATTTGTAATCAAAGGGCTATTTAAATGGACAAATTTTAGTTATTTTTCTAATTTAATTGGTAGTGAATATTACCAAAATAAAATAACAGGAATTTACCCTAATAATTTATATAACATATATGATCCTGATAAAGATTATTATTTTATTTATTTAAAAAAGGCTGAAAAACCTAAAATAACATCTAATATTTTTACACAAACTAATTTGCCATTAAATGTTATTAGCTTAGCCCCTTGTTTTGACGGACAAGTAGATTATCCAATCGCAAACGATATTAATACAGTGACTAGTAGTATATTGGTAACAGTTAATGGTATTGTTTTATCTACTGATGAATATATTTATTCATCCAATACCTTATCAATTATTAGTGGGTATTTGAAAATGGATGATATTATAACTTTAGCATATTCTAACCAAATAAATACCCCACCAATACAGACAGAATCTTATAAAATTACTTCAATACCAAACACAACTTACCCTAATTATGGGCAAAAAGTTATATATAATACTTCTAAAAATAAGTACGAATATTGGTTAGATTATGAATCGGTTGGAGATCTAGTTTTATCGGTAAACGGTCAAATTTTGCCAAATAATATTGATTTTTATGTCTCATCTTCAAATAAAAAAAGGATTATTTTTGAAAATGTTTTAAATATCGATGATATTATTACCGTTTTCTACAATTCGGTATTAAATAATGGGAACAAAATAACCTCATCAGTATATAATTTAAATTGGAGTCTAAATGAGGCACCTAAAAATAATTCAGGATATTTCCAAGTTCAAGTGGCAAATTATAGTGACACTACATTTAGTAGTCCTATATTTACAGGTATTACACTTTACAATCAAAATATTGTAAATTATAATATGAATATTTCATTTAGTGGTAATTATGGGGACAAATTTTTAGTTAGAGTTATAAATTATAAAAATTACTATACCATTTTAAATGAATTAATACAAACAATAAATTATAGTGAAATAGTACCGTTGACTATTTCTACAAACGCATTAAATAACTATTAACAACATATTTATAAATAAAATAACAGATGAGTTATATTATCAAAGAAACTAGCCCCTTTATTGGGGTAAAATTGACTGAAATAGGTCGCCAAAAATTGGCTATGGGTCAATTGACATTTAATCAATGGGCTGCCGGTGATTCTGAAATAGATTACGGATACGTCTCACCAAATTTACCTGGGGTAAATGAAATGATATTGAGACCAAAAGACGAACAACCCAATTTAAAATATTATCTAAGAAAAATTGATGGATCAATTAAGACAAATTTGAGTTCCGCAAATCTTAGAGTTTTGGGTATTACAGTTAATAATAAAGCGGATGAAAGAGGATTTTTTAATATAGCGGGAGATCCCACTACAGGGTGGCCAATACAGACAGGATCTACCTACATTAAAACTACAGGTACATTACCTTGTAATTTATTTAATGGGGGTAACACAATAAATTTAGGTACAACTAATTTTAGTGATTGTGATTTTGTTTTATTTATTGTAACAAATCCGGTAAATGGAACATTGTCTCCACAATCTTTTTCATATGTACCAGTTCCATATTTGTGGTTCAAAATTGTTTCAGGGGGGACTTCAGGTTCAATAGTGACACTAGATAGGGATTTACCAGATTTAAGTTTTTTTGGTACGTGTAATTCTAGTACACAAATTCAATACATCATATACCCAGGTTGTAATGACCCAATAAATACATTTTATGGTAGTGGATGTACTTCCGCATATTGGAATACAGGTACATTGTCTTTTGATTCTTGTTGTGAAATATCGGTTAGTGATGTTTTAGTTTGGAATCAAAATAACGTTTGGTGTGAAGATATCATTGGAACTCAATCAGGTACAGAAACACATAGAGATTATGGATCTATTGATTATATAGGAGAAAAACAATATTTAGGTTTTCCATGTGAATGTCCTGCGGCAGATTCTGAAGTTAATTGTTGTGATCCGGCTGAAAGTATACGAGACGGTTTCCAAAAAGGAATTGGAATAATTCACTATACAAATAATACAATATCTAATTTTTATGGTGAATTTTTCTATGTAGATGGACCTAGTGGCAAAGTTTTAACTTTAGATGTACCTACAGTCATGTGGTATAATAGGGATTTTGGTGGTGTGTCGGGAACAGGAGATATTATAGGAATGAGATTTGTTTCGGATACTACATTAAAATATGTTACAGGTACTGACATTCAATATTATGATTTAATAGAGGACGCAACATACAGTTCAACACCGACAGCACCATTAGTGGTCGGTAGAGTATACCCACAATTAAAAATTGTGGTTATAACAGATGAAGAATTATTGGCGGCGATGTCGTATAAATCAAATAGAAATTGGACTTTACCCGAATTAAAAGCTACTCTTACTAACCCATCTAGTGGAACAGGATTGTTATCGCCGGGCGAAACTTTATATCTAACTTATGACATTAGACCAACTTCGGGGTTACAACCATCATTACCTTGTCAATATTATGTAAAAATAACTAACACAACAGTTACAAGTAAAGATGTTTATTTCCACATAAATGGTTTGGGTAAGTTACCATATATGCGAGAAGTTGAGCAGTTAGGATATGACGGTTTAGGGTTTTATGGACATCAATTTGTTTTACTATCACAAATAGTAACGACTAGTGGAGGTTGCCGACCCGACTCTTCAATGTGGAGACAAACAATATGGACAGATCCATCTGGAGGCACATTAAGTCCAACTGAAATTGAAGATCAAAATCCTGTTGTCAACGATTTCTTATTGACAGTGGCTAGATATAGTGGAGCTACTTACTATGATAATACTATATTGGGCGTACCATTAATTGGGCAAACTAATATAATGAATTTTGGGGATGAAAGATTTTTTTATGGAAATTTAGATACGTATATCGGTGCTAAAATTTTTAAAACAATTTTTAGTCTCAGTGTAGATAGAAGTCAATTTGTTAGTACTACTAACCCATCATATACAACTAGTAACAATGGAATACTTAATTTAAGTGAGATTGGAATATATGATAATTTATCTAATTTAGTTATGATTGGTAAATTTAGTACTCCCGTGATACTTCCGCCGGGATCAATTGCGGATATTGAAATGACATTAGATTTTTAAAAACTTATAAAATGGGATTTGTACCTGGACTTACAACACAAATAGAGACATTTTTAACAAATAAAGGTGCTCAACAAATAATGACAAATGGAATTGGAATAATTAAATATTTCGCAGTTAGTGATGACGCTTCTAACTATGTAACTTCTGACCCATTAACCTACAATCAAGTGTTTACACTTGGGGGTAAATTATTGATAGATAATAAATCTTTATCCGTAGTTAATGATCAAGAATTGAATTTACGAATTTTAGTTGATAATAGTTCTGAAACATTTAAAGGTTTTTTGGGGGAATCAGGTTCTATTATAATAGAAGAATCGGTAGGCGGTATTAACACATCTAATTTTTATAACATATATTCTTACACCGTAAATAGAAATACTATTAATTATCAATTAAATTGGGTTACCGATTTGAGATTACCGTATGGTGCGGGAGATAATATTGCTTGGAGTACACCATTTAATGGTGGAGGGTTTTCAAATACTGCAATTAGTGATATGTATAATAACGAATTTTTATTGTTTAATATTGATGGATCGCAACATGCAATAATGGATGGTAAATCAATTAAAATGACTTTACCATACTATACGTCTACTGTAGATATATATGGTACGTTTTTAAACACCAATATGAACAGGTCATTTTATGATGGACAATACAGTGATCAATCTCAATATATGAGAAGATTTGGATCTAATGCAATTTTATTATTTTGTGACGATATAATGAGACCTAATGGAGGTAATCCTTCATTATCTTGGTCTACAGGATATAATTATTCTAACGCACCATTCACACAAGGTGCTAAAAGTTTGGCAAATTATGTAAGTAATGGGTCTTTAAACAAAGATACTGCAGTCGGTATTGCATACCTTGATAAAGGAGTCATTGTAATATTTAACAATGTGTTGTATAATGGATATGTGGGTAGAAGTAATGATAATATTTCTATTAACAATAGAAATTTAACTAGAAGAAGTGTGGTTAATTATATATGTGATTTACCCATAGGCAATTACACTAGATCCCAAAACCCTACATTTACTACCAATACACCGATTAGGATATCTTCAATAGGTTTATTTAATGAGAATAAAGAATTGATGGCAATAGGTAGATTTAACCAAGAAGTTACTAAAAATCCTGCACAAAGGTTGACATTTATGGTTAAATTAGTAATTTAATTCGTATGAGCGAAGAAAAAGAGTTATTTTTAGGATTAGACGTATCAACTAAAACAATTGGGATTTCTTTATTTGAAAGTACGGGTAAATTAATTTTATTAACCCATGTAACCCCCAAGATTAAGCTGGAAGATTTATCGTCTATGGAAATTTTAATCAAAAAAGTTGAAGTTTTTGAAACAGAGTTTCTTGAAAAGTATGCGGATAGTAATATAACAAAGGTTGTTATAGAAGAACCATTATTACAATCTAATAACGTTAATACGGTTGCTACGTTGCTTCGTTTTAATGGAATGATATGTAGGAGTGTTTACGAAACATTGAATGTTGTACCCGACTTTATATCGTCTTATGACGCAAGAAAATATGCATTTCCTGAATTAATGCAAATTAGAACTACAGATAAAGAAGGTAAAATTTTAAGTGAAAAAGAACTTAAAAAGAAAACGCCGGTATTATTTGGCGGACATCCAAAAAATGTAGATAAGAAATTAATTATTTGGGAAAAAGTTGCTGATCGTGAACCACACATTGTTTGGTTATATGATAAACACCAAAATCTTAAAAAAGAAAATTTTGATATGACAGATAGTTATGCTGCGACTTTAGGTTATATGAGAAAGAATGGTATTTGGAATTAATTATTTTTTATCTTACTAAATTAATTCCATATCTTCTTAATTTACCTTGCATGTAAACGTCATAGTTAGGACCTAATTGATATTCACCTTTTCTATTACGTGTCACAATACCCGCATCTTTTATAGAACCAAAAAATTGACTAAGATAACCTGAACGATATTTTCTACCTAATTTTTCTATAAAGCCTTTTTGTGTGGCAGGTTTACCCATACTATTTTGTTCTTTTACATATGAAATAAACGCCTTTGTTGTTTTTCCTGCCTCTTTAGGATTTTCAAATGAATAAGTACTCGTACTGTTTTCAGGATACCAATAAACAAAATCTCCTTTTTTGATAAATTCACCTTTTATTTTTGCAACTCTTCTTTTTATATTTAAAAAACGATCATTAACATTCCTTACAAATGAAACCGCAGATTCCGCAGAATCTACTGTACAATATTCACTATAGTTGGATAAAAAGTATTTTTTACCATTAAAGTTAAAACCTAATGTAAATGTTATTTTTTTAATCTTATCTACACCGTAAGATTTACCAATGGTGATAAAATAAAATCCATCGGTATCATCAGACAATTCTTGTTTGTAAAGTGCAAAAATATTTTTATTTACATTAAATTTAGTCTGTTTAAACTCACCCAATTCTTCGCCAAAATAAAATGAATCAATATGTTCAAATCTTTGATAACAACCAATATCTTCATTTTTAATTTCCTTAACTCTGTCATTTACAATTTTAACTATACCGCTAGGTAAAGTATTTAAAATTTTATTATCCTCAACACGATCTTCAGAATTCCAAACAGTTATTCTACCGTAATTAGTTATTTGAACTGCCAATCTATTGTGGATGCCTCTACCTGCACCTTTTTTAATTACAAAGAAAAATTCATTTTGTTTCTTCTCAGTGTATTGTGAAAATATATTATCTACTTTAGCTGCGATACACCACTTAGTATCCACACCAAACTTACAAGACGCTTCAGTGGTCAATGGTCTAATCATTAAATATTCATTATCTTCGTATAATTCATCATATTGACCTGTTAGAGATTTTTTGGAAACTCTGTCTTCCGCATCTAATACAACTTTTACTAATGAATCAAAATTATTATAAGAATTAATATCTTTATTCTCTATTTGGTTTTTATTAATTAAATCATTAAATCTAACAATATAATCATGTACGTGATTAGCCCAATCAGGTAACATTATACTTCTTTCATCGTTTATTACAATGTTTTTAATGATCCATTCTAAAAATTTTTTAGTTGGGGTTGGGTCTAAATTATTTACTAATTTTTTTATAACGTCACATCCATAACCAACTGACTCTATTCTTTTACAATATTTTTCAAATAGATCATCTATTTTAGCTTCTGTTAAAAGAAAAATATGTTGGTTTTCGGTTATTTTTATTCTCATAATCATAAATATTTGGTTTTTTAATATAATTTACATATATTTGTCCCATGTCGGATTTATTATTAGATTTAATCACAGACATTTTAGGTGAACCTAAGAGTCAATATGGTAGAGGTGGACAATACCAGTTCAACTGCCCTATATGTTCTGCAGAAAAGGGGGTAAGAACCGATAATAAGTACAATTTAGAGATTAATTTAGATAAAAACGTTTATAATTGTTGGAGTTGCACTGATAATCATGGGTCAATAAAAAAATTAGTTAAACTTTGGGGTAACAGAGATCAAAAGAAAAGACTTAAAATTTTATTACCCGATGAGATTAGTGTTAGCTCTGATGGTCAAAAAGAAACATTTGATGGACTACCAAAAGAATACATTTATTTGGGGTCAAATTATAATTCATTCACTAAAGATAAAGCATTGAAGTACCTTAAAAATAGGGGTTTAGGTAAAGATTTTATTGAAAGGTTTAAAATAGGATTTGCAGAAAAAGGTAAATATGCAGGAAGAATCATATTACCTTCATATGATGCAAATGTAAATATTAATTTTTTTACAACGAGAACATTTACCGGACAAAAACCAAAATATTTAAATCCTAAGATTGAAAAGAATGATGTAATATACAACGAACATTTGTTGTCTTGGTATTCTACGATATATTTTGTTGAGGGTCCGTTTGATCACCTCGTGGTACCCAATTCAATACCAGGACTTGGAAAGATAATGTCGGATGAAGTATATAAAAAAATATCAGATAATGCCTGCGCGGATCTTGTTATATTACAAGACGGAGATGCTTGGAAAGATTCTATTGAATTATATAAAAAATTAAATCAAGGTAAGTTACGAGATAGAGTTAGAATAATAAAGTTGCCCGATAAGTATGACATATCAAAAATATATGAGTTATTTGGTAAAGAAGGTATAGTTAAAGTTCTTACTAGTTCTTTTAAATTGAAGGAACATTTAGTTTAAAGGAAACGAATATTATTGAAATAATATGGTTCTAAAGTTTTTAATGAATCTACAGATGCATCATTTAAAAAAGTTTCATTACCATCTACAATATCAAATAATATATTTTTTAGACTAACACAGGAATCCTGAGTAAACTCAAATTCGGATTCAGTACATTCTACTCGAATAGTTTTTTTAAAATGTCCGACCATTTTATCAAATACCGCAAGAACGTCTACACCTAAATTAACTTCAAATATAATTTCTTTATAATGAGACAAATAAGATTCAAAAACCAAATAGAGTTGATCTTGATTAAATTCTTCATCATGAGGTATAAAATCGTAATCTTTTAGTGAATAAAGAAAAAAACCTTCACTTTGTGTTTGGATTTCAAAAATAAAATCCTTATATTTGTCTAATATCTGTATCTTATCCAAAGTAATAAGTATAATACCTTAAATATAAATATAACGTAACATGGAAGAAATTGTAAATACTAAAGAGAAACAAAAAGTAATAAAATCAATTGGTAAGGATCAACACCAAATCATTAGAGATATAATTGAATTGCATATACCTTCAGGTGTAATTGATTGCGATTGTACCTATTCTAGTGGTAAATTTTATACCCCAAAACACGGAATTGTGAGACCAAAATATGTTTTTGACATTGAACCTCAATTTGATTACGTAGTTAAGGCGGACTGTAAAAATTTACCATTAGAGAATGAATCTATAAATTCATTAATGTTTGACCCCCCATTTATCATAAGTTCGGGACCATCAATGACTTCGGATAATGAAAAACAAAATATGACGCATAGGCGTTTCTCTTCTTTTAGGAATCCAAAAGAATTATTTGGAACATATGATGGTGCAATAAAAGAAGCATATAGAGTTTTAAAAAATGATGGGGTATTAATTTTTAAATGTCAAGATACCGTATCGGGCGGTAAACAATATTTTACACATTGTTGGATTATGAATAAGGCGTATGAATATGGTTTTTATCCTAAAGATATGTTTGTACTTGAAGGTAAATCACGTCTAATATCAGGTAAACACGCAAATCAAAAACACGCAAGAAAATTTCATTCTTATTTTTGGGTGTTTACTAAAGAAAAAAGTAAAGTATCATACTAATGGCAAAAATTTATTTAGAACCTGAAAAACATGTTTACATTAATGAAGATACGGGCGAAATATATAAATCCGTAACTACAGTACTGTCTATGTTGGAGGAAGAATTTCCGGCACAAAATATTGCGCAGGCAATTGCGAGACAATCCGAAAAAAAGAAAAAAGAAAAGTATAAAGGATTAAGTGAGAATGAAATATTAGATTTGTGGGAAGAAGAAAATAAAAGTGCAAATGAATATGGAACTAAAGTTCATAATCTTTTAGAAGAGTATTTGAAAAGAAATAAATTTTATTTTCCTGAAAACGACGATGAACGAGAAATATTAAATTCATACGATGATTTAAATATTGATTTAGGGGAAAGATTTCATTGCGAAAGAATTTTATTTTCTGAAGAATATAGTATTGCCGGTATGTCGGATCATATTGTTGATGTCGATGGGGGGTTATTTGATATTAATGATTATAAAACTAATAAAGTAATAAATTTTTATTCGCAATATAAAAAGAAATTACTACCCCCGATGGAACATTTGGATGATTGTCAATATAATATTTATTCCTTACAATTATCCATATACGCATATTTTTATGAACAAGAAAGTAAGAGAAAATGTAGATCTTTAAATTTATTATATTTTGATCGCAATAGTAAAAAATTTATTAAATACCCTGTACCATATATGAAGATGGAGGCAATCGGAATTTTAAATCACTATAGAGATATGTCAAATGTATCTCCTTCGGATATTCCATTTTGATTACAAGTTCCGCCGGCAAGTTCTAATACTACATTTCCTGGATGGGAATAATGTTGACAATTATTTTCATTACATGGTGGACAATCGTGGAATATTTTGACAATTTGATTATTATCACAAAAAATAATATCTAAAGGAACCAAACAATCTTTCATCCAAAAAGAGTGGGATTCATCGTCTTGTAACATAAATAAATAACACCCATCTATGAAATTTTTACCTTTTAAACCCTTTTCTAATTCGGATTTTTTTCGTAATATTGTAATAGGAAATTCTATATCTTTTATGTAGATTTTCATACTAATAAATATAGAAAATGGAAACAAAAAACGAAAATCTAAGTAAAATTAAAAAATATTCTGATTTATATAAAAGAAATATAATAACTTTTGATGAGTATCAAAAAGTAGTAAATCAGTCTATAAATCAGTTAAGTGAGTCTAATAAATTAACTAAAAAACTTTCAAAATGATTAAAAAAATTATCCACATAGGTGATCTTCATTTTAAAACTTATAAACGACATGAGGAATTTCGTGAACAATTTCAAAAATTGTTTGATTATATCAAGGAATTGAGAAAAGATTATAAATACGAGGAATTGAGGGTTGCAATTTGTGGGGATATTGTAGATCAAAAAATTAATGTGAGCAATGAATTAACTTTAGTTTTGGCATGGTTTTTTAATAATATATCTGAACACTGTCCTGTTGTTATGATTGCCGGTAATCATGATTTTCTTGAAAATAATAAAGATCGAGTAGATTCACTTACACCTGTAATTGAACTTTTAAATAAAGATAATATAAAATATTTTAAGGTAAGTGAGTGTGTAGTTGATGAAAATATTGTTTGGTGTCCTTATTCGATGTTTGAGGGCAACAAAACACCTAACATTGAAGAATATAGAAAAAAATATGGAGATACTAAAAAATTTATTGGTCTTTATCATGGTCCTTTGTTTGGATCCGTCACTGATATGGGATTTGAGGTTGAAGGTACTGAACTGTCAATTTTCAAAGGATTGGATTATGTTTTATGTGCGGACATTCACAAGCGTCAAACACTAAAATACAATAATATTCCTATTGTTTATTGTGGATCATATCTACAATTAAACTATGGTGAGACTGTAAGGAAACACGGATTTTTAGTTTGGGATGTAGAAACTAGTACCTATGAAGAACATAATTTAGAGAGTGAATATGGGTATTATCAATTCAAAATCGAATCATTATTTGATATTGAAGAAGGAAAAGAAGAGTTGACTAATCGATGAAAATTGAATTACCTGAAAAAATTTATGATGAAATAAAAGAGTATTGTCGTGTTAATAACATAGACGATGTTGATAAATTTATTCGTAAAATTTTAAATCAGGGATTTACAACTGAAAAATGGGGAGTAATTGGTGAAAATAAAAATTCTAAAACTGAAATAATTGAAAAAATAATAATATCTGCAATTACAACAGAACCTGAAATAAGGATAGTAGAAAAAATTATTTATAGTGCAATTACAACAGAACCTGAAATAAAAATAATATTTAGTGGAGTTCCACAAGAGAAAATTGTAGAAAAAATTGTACTTTCGGCAATTACTAATGAGGTAACAAAATTTGTTAATACGGGTGATAGTGTTAATTATATCTACAACGTTTATACTAAACCTGAACAACCAAAAAAAGAAATAAATAAATCTAACGATAATATCGACTTATATGGAGAAAGAAATATTAGAAAAACCTAAAAAGGGTAAGAAGAAAAAAGAACCAATAATCATTCCGTCAAAAGCTCAGATAAAAGTTTATTGGGACGATTTTCCTGAAAATAATTCTTATGAGGGTAAAAAAAGAGTTAAAGCATATTTTTCAGAAAAATATAACATTCCTCAGGAAAATATTAACGTAGTTTTTAGGGCGAAGAAGAGGGATATTGAAGGCAAAGAAGTTTCAATTGAAGAAGGTGTGATTGATAATATTATGGATATCAATTACCAACGAGATCTATTTAAACAATGGTTAGATAGAGAAAAAATTCAAGTTGATTGGGAACGTCTAATCAAATTGGACGATAAGGTAAACGAAATTTTAAAGACTAAAAAAGATACGGATTACAGATATCGGAGATGGTTTATAAAGGAAATCGAAATTAATAATTTTCTTTCTTTTGGTGAGGATAATGTTGTCGATTATAATAAATTAAATGGGGTTAATTTGGTTACATCTAACCCTACCAATACTGGCGGCAAAACAAATTTTTCCGTTGACGCATTACTGTTTTTATTTTTTGGAACTACTACTAAGACAAGTAAGAATGAAGAAGTATTCAATACTTTCAGTGGTAAACATAAAGTTTCTGTCAAGGGAGTGGTCAATATTGATGGTCACGATTATGTAATAGAAAGGACGTTAAGTAGAAAAGAAAAGAAAGATGGTACGTGGGGAGTAACGACAGGTTTGGAATACCAAAAACTTCTTTCTGATGGATCTTATGAAGATTTAAAAGGGGAGGCACGTCAACAAACAGAAAAGATTATAGTGGAGAGTATTGGTAGTGATTCAGATTTTTTAACAACAATTATTGCTACAGGTGAAAATCTTGAGACATTAATTCATACAAAACCTACAGAAAGAGGTAAAATTTTTACAAAGTTTATTGGTCTTGAGGTTATTGAAGATAAAGAAACTATTGTTAAAGAACTTTCATCTGATTTTAGAAAAAAGATGAAAGGATTGCATTACGATGTGGAAAGTTTGAAAGTTGAGATTGATGACCTTGAAAATGAAATTCTGAAATCTAACTCCACTATTAGTGAAAAAAATATAGAATTAATAAATGTCAACAATGAAGTATTGGAGTTAGATTATAAAAAAAATGAATTGGTTGCTAAAAAACAAGAAGTAGACCCAAAAATTTTACGACTTAATGAAAATACAATTAAGAATGATATCTCAGACATTACTAAGAGAGGTAAAATTTTAAAAAATGAGGTTGATGATTTAAATAGTAAATTAAATGACATGCCTCAAATAGATTTTGATGAAGACGAATACGAATCTTTATTAAAAGAAGAAAAACAATTAATCACTGAGAAAACTACACTATCTTCTGAGTTAAAAAGTAATAATAATTTGATAAAACAATTGGAAGAAGGAAAAATCTGTCCAACGTGTAAGAGAGAACTGGAAGACGTTGATCATACCGATGAGATCAATTCAATAAAAGATGAAATAAAAAAACAAAGTGTAGATTTAGAAACTATAATAAAAAAAATTAATGCACTTGAAAAAGAAATATTGGAAAGTAAAAGTTTAAAATTAAAGGCGGATGAAAAACAAAAGGTCGAACTTTTAATTTCCAAAAAAGAGGTTGAAATGGATAGAATGAGGTTAGATTTGAGAGAAAAAAATAGTACACTAAAAGAATATGAGAATAATAAGAGTATTATTGAAAACAATCAAAAACTTCAATCAGAAATAATTTTATTAGAGAGTAATATCAAAATTAAAAATAGTGAGAGAGATAATGTAATAATTGCAATTGAAAATGCTAAGAATGATATTAAAAGTGCAAATAATGAGATTACAGATAAAAAAGAATTAATTAATAGTATTAAGAAAGAGGAAGAGGTGGATAAAATTTTTACCATTTATGAAAAGATGATAGGTAAAAATGGTATATCTAAAATGGTCATTAAAAGCGTCATACCGATTCTTAATTCCGAAATAGAACAATTATTGGACGGTATTAGTGATTTTAATATTGAACTCAGAGTTAGCGATAAAAATGAAATTGAGTTTGTTTTAATTCGTGGAGATGTAGTTAAAAATTTATCTACAGGATCTGGTTTTGAAAAAACAGTGGGTTCACTTGCACTTAGGACTATACTTGGTCGAATATCTACATTACCTAAACCAAATATAATAGTATTTGATGAAGTATTGGGTAAAGTTTCCGATGATAATTTACCGGCATTAAAAACATTCTTTGATAAGATTAGGGCATACTTTGATATTATACTTTTAATTACACATAGGGAACATTTCAAAGAACTTGCAAATCAACAAATTATGATTAATAAGGAAAATAACATCTCAAAATTTAGGTTAATTTAAATATTTTACGTATATTTGTAGTCTAAAATATAAAAACATATGAAAAATTATTATTGTCTTATTGTTATTGGTAAAGTAGAAGGTATGGAAAATACATTAACTAAGGTCATAGAAGGAAAATTTATGCACAAAAATTTGGGTAAATTATTCATTTCTACTTTCGAATCAAATTTTTCTATATGGGAAATTGAACAAATCTTACATGGAGAAAGAAGATCATATTTTTTGACTAAAATGCAAGGGTCTAATTTTACTGCCACAGTTCAGGACGAACAAATTCAAAACGATTTATTTTTAGATTATGTCACAAAAATGGTTCAATTGAATGACAATATTAACAATGATTTAACAAATTTTAATATTGAAGATCCATTTGAATCTAAAAAGATAAATCCTATGGATTTTGAAGACAAAATTAATGAATTTTTAAATAATATTAAAAATAATTCTGATGGAAAAAATCCATTTAAAAGTAGAAAAAAAGTTAAAAATGTAGAAATAGAACCACCAACGTTAGACGAAATTTTAGATAAAATTAATAAGGTTGGTTATCAAAAATTGACCAAATTTGAAAAAGAATGTTTAGAAAATTATTCAAAAAAGGGATAAAAAAATTTGGTTTTTGTCCAAAAATTTACTATATTTGATACTTATAAAAACAAAAAAAGTTTATGTCTAAAAAATATATTAATTCTACTGAAGAAAGTTTAACAAAATACTTCCAAGAAGTTAGAAAAACGGACACCATTAATGGTGACAAGGAAGTAGAATTGGCTAAAAGGATTAAAAATGGAGATCAAGGAGCAATTGAAGAATTGGTATCTGCAAATTTACGTTTTGTCATTAGTATAGCTAAAGACTATCAAAATGGCGGATTACCATTGTCAGATTTAATTTCCGAAGGAAATTATGGTCTAATAACTGCGGCTAAAAGATTTGATCATACTAAAGGTTATAAATTTATTTCTTATGCGGTTTGGTGGATTCGACAATCAATTCTACAATCTTTGAATGAAAATGGTAGGATGGTTAGACTTCCTGCAAATGTAATTAATAAGATTACTAAGAATAAGAAAGAACTAGAAAAAATGGGGGCAAATTTTCACGAATATGATTATGACAATAATAATATTGAAAATGATTATCCTTACGTCTTATCACTTAGTTCTCATATGAATGAAGATGGTGACGAGCTAATTGACCTCATTGAGGATAAATCAGTTAAGAGACCTGATCATGATTTGATGAATGAAGGTGACATGAAATATGAAATAAATCAAGCACTTTCATATTTAAGTGAACGTGAACGTAATATTATTGAATGTTATTTTGGTTTAAATGGTGAGAGAATGACTCTCGAAATGATTGGTGAGGAATATAATCTAACTAAAGAACGTGTTAGGCAGATTAAAGAAAAGGCAATCAGGAAACTACGTTATAATTCAGATAAATTGTACGAATTTTTAAATAATTAATCGTATATTTATTATATAAAAAACAACATGGAATTTTTAAAAAAATGGGGTATTTTAATCATTACATTTTTTAATGTAATGATATTTTTTAGTACTTGTGGGACAAAATCTAAAATTGAAAAAGTAGAAAAAAGATTTAATGCCGTATTGTACAATGATTCTATACAAGGTGAAATAAATTCAATAGATAGAGAAATTTTATTGAATGAAACTTCAAGGGAGGTGGTCTATAATTGGAATGCAATTGTTAGAACTACAGAAAGACCCGATGATGTGATGAATAAATACAACTTGAAGATAAAAGAGTTGGAAAAACAAAAAGAAAAATTAAAGAATGCTAAACAATAAAAAAACTTTATTTTGGTTAATTCTTTCTAGTTTTTTATTAATTCCTTTAATTGTATCAGTAATATCTAGTATACACGTTATTAACTTTTTTGAGTTATCTAATTTTACCGGTTTAGCAGTTGCATTGTCAATTTCATTTGAAATCGGAGCATTATCGGCATTGGCGGGTTTAGTGGTGATGGATAAAATAAATAAAAATGTCATTTATTTTATTTTTATTCTATTAACCGCATACCAAATGATGGGTAACACTTATTATGCATACGATATGTTGTCACAAAAAATGTTAATAAATCCGAACCTAATAAAAAATTGGACGGAACTTTTTGGTTTTGAAACTGACGACACTATATTAATGAAGAGGATAATCTCGATAATTTCAGGGGCAATATTACCAATTGTTTCACTTTGTTTTTTAGATCTTTCGGTAGACTATATTAAAAAATCATATCCTACAGAAACTATTCTAAATGAAGAGGTAAAAAAAAAACTTCTGACGATAGAGGATCAGACAATTGAACATATTGTTAATACTCCGATTAAGGAAAATGTTGAACCTGTGGTAACAATTGAACAACCAATTGTTCAAAATACTATAGAAAATGAACGACCAATAGTTGAAGACAATAAAATTTTGGTCGAAGAACCTTTTATTGATGAGGAAGATTTAGAAATAGAATCTCTTTTTAGTCCGAATACCCAACAAGCTGAGGTTATAACTGAGGAGGATAAAAAAATTATTAGAGATCAAATAAATGAAATTAAAAATAATGTTAAAGATACTGAATCAACAGATAATACTATAAAAATGCGCCCTAAAGGTGGATTTCATAATGTAATTTATACAAAATGATTGACGTTAATAGTTATGTTTTAAGTAATAATAATTATCATTTTTTAGAGACAGAAAAAAAACAAATTGTCATTGGGAATACATTTAATGTGGATATGAACCATTTTTTTGGGTGGACACATAGATCGAATGGTAGTTATAAAAAAGTTTCCAATTTTACTATCGACACAGGAGGTAAGATTTACCAACACTTCGACTCCAATTACTATTCAGAATTTTTACCCAATTCTATATATAATAAACATATAGTATCTATAGTTTTGGTTAACGAAGGTTGGTTAGATTATGATATAAAAGATAAAAAATATATAAATTGTTTTGGTAATGTTTATCTTAAAGATAACATGATAGAAAAACGTTGGAGAAACCATAGTTTTTGGGATACTTATAGTGAAAAACAAATTGATTCTTTAACCGAATTAACCAAATATTTATTAGAAAAACATAACATAATCAAAAAAGTATTAGGACATAACACTTACGTTAGAGATATAGTTGGATTTGAGGGGGTAACATATCGTAGTAATTGGATAAAAGATAGTACCGATTTAAGTCCAAGTTTTGATTTTGAGATATTTAAAAATAAAATAGAAGACAATGGCATACAATGATCCACTTAGAGACATCACGAGAGAGATGATCGATAAAATGTACGAAAATAAAACAAAAAAGTTAATCAGAGAAGAATTTGACGAAAAAATTGAGTTAAAAGAGGATGAAGCTAAAGAAGAAGAAAAAAAATTCAGGGAAACTGTATCACCAAGAGTAGAGTTTAAAAAATTTTTTATATACCCAAAAGCGTTTAATGTGGAATGGGCAGGAAAATTTACTAGTTCTAATTTAGAATGGGTTTATTCGTTAGATACCAGTAATGGTGTTTATATTACAGGAGATTTAGTGCAATTAGATGATGATACTATGGAAATTTTGAAAAAATTAGTGGGTTATTATGAAACTTGGTCTAACGAATGGGCTAATAAGATTGCAGATAATTACGAATCTAAAAGTAAGGAATCGGGAGAAGAAACTATTTAATTTTTATCTTTCTTTTTTCTTTTTGTAATAAGTGAGACTATTTTAACTACCCCACCTATTATTAAACCCCAAAGACCGGTGTTTATTAAAGTTAATATTATTGTGGTACATAGGAATAGCCAAAATCCTGCGGTGAAAAATTTATAAATACTTGGGACATATTTAACTTCTTTGGTTATGGTAATGTTAGTATTTTTATTTTCTGTTTTATACTTCTCTATTTGAGACTCTAATTTAGTGATTAAAAGATCTTTTTCGTCACAGTTGTTTTGTACACTGATTTTACCATTTTTTACTTGGACTAGGCTACTACTACTTTTTGATCTGTATATAAAAACCGTATCTTTATTGCACGGTACTTCAAATTTTATAGTATCACCAGGTATTTTTATTAATGTATCTTTATAAACAATTTCTGTTTTAGTTATAATACTATCTTTATTTACGTATATAATATTAGGTTTATTGACCTTACATGTGGTCAAAGTTAGAATTATAAATACCCCTAAAAATAGGGTTAAATATTTGTTTATTAGTCTTTTCATCTCCCTATAAATACCAAAAATGATAAAAAAAATAAATATTTATATATTTAAGAATATTTATTAATATGAAGATTATAATAACCGAAAACCAACTAAAAGTCATTAGTGAAGCATTTACTCAAACAGATAAAACTGAAATTGAGAGAATTATTAGGAAAGAAATAAAAGATGCTTTAGATGATAGTAAATTTAAGAAAAAAATCAAAGATTATATGGATGAAGAACATAAATCTAGAGATTTTGAAAAAAAATTAGTCGAAGTTAGTAAAAATGTGTTGGTTCAGTTATTTAAACAAATGTACAATAAGAGAAGTGTTTGGACTTCAGGATTATCTAATGACCCAAGCTAAATGGATTTTAAGACAAATTTAACGGACAAAATTAAACAAGAATTTCGAAAAGGGGTGGATTCTTTACCTTCTTCGGCAAAAATGGGTATAGGCGTAATAAACGAAAAAAAAGAAACCATTAAATTCAAAAGTTGGAGAAAATCCATAATAAACGCTTTAACATTTTTGGATAATGACTATGATTTAGGTATGCCAGGGGAGGATAAGAATAAACAAATATTTAAAGATGATTTAATAAATTTATTAGGAAATTGCCCAAATTACCGTTGTGTTTCTAAAATTTTAAAAAAGACTTTTAAAAATAAAGAAATAATAGATAACATTATGGATAAGGCATATGAAGATTATACCACAAAAGGTTTAAATCCTAAATCTAAAGATGAAACTACAACATCGGCTTCTTCGGGACAATATTCGGGTCCTTTGTTTGGAGGTACACCAAAATTTAAATCTAATGTAGATATTCATAGAACAGATGAAACTTTAAAGAAAAGTGAGATAGAAAAATTAGTAAAAGAAACCATTCAAAATTTAAATACTGATGAATCTACAACTGCATCATCTGCTGGACCTTATGTAGGGACTGCAATATGGGCGAAGAATAGAGAAAATTGGAGAGGTAAAAATAAACTTTGGAAAGGTGGTAAATTTGTCTCAGTGAAAGAAAAATGTAAGAAATACCCATACTGTAATCAAAGTCCTGAGGCAATTATTCTAAGTGACGTGCCTATGGATAAATTAGACCATGTTTTTGAACGTTTAAGTAAGAAAACTAATAAACCTTATAGTTATATAAAAAGAATGTTTTTTAAACACTTTGATGTAAAATAAAGTATTTATAATAAAATAAATAAAATGACGAAGAAAGATATCTTAAATAAAATTAAAAGAACTATTTTAGGTGAGGACGCTGGGACACCAGGTATTACTGTTACTAAAAAAACCCAAAAAACGGAGAAAAAATTCAGTGACGACTATTATAAAGAAACTGATAAAAAATTCAAAGATTATTTAGGTATCAAAAAAGATGATTTTGATGCCCTAAAAGTTAACGCAGATGAAAATCAAGAAAAGACTTATGGTGGATCGGGAATGGAAGGATTAACATACGATAATGAAGGAACTGAAGTGGAAAAGAAATTTACTAAAAGAGTAAAAGACTTAAATAAACCATCAAAAGATTATTATCTTAAAAAAGATGAAATTGATAATACATTTGAGAAATTAGAGAAGAAGTCTAAAACATATAAAGAGGATAAGAAAAAATTTCAGAATACACCACCTGTAAGGGCGGTACAAGCTGAAGGTACAATTAAAAGATTAACATATAAAACTGAATTTGTTAATGAATCGACTGCAATTAATTTGATTCCTGAAGAATTCAAACAAGATAGTTTGGTTTTTGAAATGACAGATGGAAATAAACTTATGAAAGTTAGATGGGAAGGAGGAAAGAATGGAAGGGCGGTAGTCTTATTATCTAAAGATGGTAAAAAAATAAATGAAGAATTAAATAGAATGTACCAATTATTTGAGTATAACTCTAGAGATACGTTTGGTAAAACCAATTTATTGACAGAAGAAAAAGAATTAGATAATATGGTAAAAACTTTTAGAGGTAAGGATGAAACTGATCCTTCACCCGGAGTTGCAGCTAAAATTTCTCCACCTAAAGAAATGAACATAGAAGTAAGAGAAAAAGGAGATTTAATTAGTGCGGCAAAATATCTTGTAGATAAACCTGAAATTCCAGTCGCACCGGGAAATATAGCAAGTTATGATAAAAGACTTTCTAGTTGGACTATCACAACAGATCCAAAAGTTAGTAAGGAAGATTTAGAAACCGCAGTAAAATCTGTAATGGAAAAAAATCCACAAAGTACTGCGATGAAACCTAGTCTTCGCAACGCAGCATCTCAAATGAGTAAGGCATTAGGGAAAGAAAAAGTTGACATTTTAATTACTCTTGGTGGTGGGGCATAAGAAATAATTAATTTACATTTTTTTATTATTATTTAATATTATAGTAATAAGAAAATGGATCATAGTTCAAATATATATAATTTTTTAGTATATATGAATTTACCTCTTACTGACGAGGAAATATCTTTAATATATAAAGCTAATAATGTTAACTACGAAAGATGTAATCTCTACTATGATTTTTTAGATTCATTGTTTACATTAATATATGATACCTATTTGGGTGAAGAATTTATTAATGGTGAACAGGAAATTAAACATTTTAACTGGTGTTTAAATAGAGTTGTTGATAATTTTAAAAAAGAAAAAATAGTATTTAAAATTAAAAAAGATTTTAAAGATATCATTTTTTCTTACGTTAAGGAAATTTTTTATGATGAAAAAAATAAAGAACTTAATGGAGATAAAATGGTTAAATTTTGGAATCATGTTTTTAAATATGATGGTTTAAAAACTAAATCAGATTTAGATGCATTTATAGAAATGTATAAAATTTTGGATTATGCATTATTAAGCAAATAACTATTGATTTTCACATTTTTTTTACTTAACATTGTTCTATGGCTAACATACTTGAAATATGTTTAAGTGACTTAATCACTAAAAAAAATTTATTGGAAGGGGAACTAGAGTCCATAGTCAATTCTCCAAATATCGGAACTAAAACGAAATATGATAAGACTATGGAAATATTAAATGAAATTGGTTTACTTTATAATTCCATAAATTTATTAAATATGTATATAACAAAAAATAAAAATGAAGAAAATTAAAAATGGGAAAATTTGAAGATTTAAAATCTCTTGTAGAATCTATGAATGAAGATTATAGTAAATTTGTAGAAAAGGGTAATAGTGCTGCTGGTACTAGAGTTAGAAAAACTTTACAAGAAATAAAGAAATTGGCTCAAGACATGAGAGTAGAAATTTCAGAAAAGAAAAAAAGTGCATAATTAATTTTATGGCAATTGTGATCCTAAATAAAATAATGTTTATTTTATTTTTTTTATCATTAGTAAATGTAATTAGACACTCCTTTTTATTTTTAATAAAAGTTAGTGATCAAAAAAAATATTTAATATCTAATACTTCATTATTTTATTTAGGATTATCTTTATCAATGTTATTAACTACTTTATTTACGGGAATTAAAATATGACAAGTTTACAAGACAGATTAAAAAATTTAAGACCTTATGTAGTCGGTATACGATTTGTTAAGGACATGCCAGTCGTTGATGTGAATATTAAGGATGGTTGGAAAATTTTATCTAGTGATAAAATATCCATCAATAAAAGTGAAAAAACTAAGAATTATTTAATGTTTTATAGTGAGAATCCTTCTATGGAGATAGACGAAATATTAGATTTTGTAGAATCTTGTATTGACTATAATAGAGAAATAGAGGCGAAAGAGATTTTATTTAAGACCTATATTAGTACGTTAAAAAATATTTTTGAAAGTACACCATACGAAGATCTCAAAAATTTAGAATTTAAATTACCTAAAAAGATTGAAGAAAAAGAGGAACAAATATGAACTTAATATTATTTATATTAACTTGTTATGGGATATCAAATATAGTAATATTTGGTTCAATATTTAATAAATTTAGATTGTATTGGGAGGCAAAATCACCAAATTTTTTTGGTAAACTTTTTAGTTGTATGATTTGTTTACCAACGTATGTTGGGTTTTTAATTTCAATTGGTGCCCACGTTACAGGTCTTTTGCAATTTTCACCATTCGCTTCGATGGGGATGAATGTTTGGTTTATTATACCTTTTTTTAATATACCTCTGTTTCCCATTGCAATTTTTATGGATGGTTGTTTAGCTTCAGGAAGCGTTTGGTTAGTACATACATTACAAGAACATTTTGAACGAAAATAATATGGATGATTTTTTAAATAAAGAACTTGAAAAAAATAAAAAATATCAAGATTTAATTTATAAACAATTAGAAAATGATAAAAAAGAGTTTATAAAAGAGATCAGAACAAATTTAGGGGATAAGATTGTTGTCGGATTTAAACAACCCAAACCAAAAGTTAATTTTTGGGGTAAATTAAAAAAAATATTTAGTTAATGTTTGAAAAACTTCTAAAAATAAGTGAATTATATGTTAAAAACGAAATTGAAACTACCAATTTTGTTATTGTCTATGAATTAGACGAGGAAGAACTATTATTTTTGGACAAAGATTTATATGTTAGAAAAAACGGAAATCTTAAAAATTTTGTTAAAAATGAAGAAATTGAATTAACCCTTAATGAGGTAAAATTTTTAATAAAAAAGAAATTTTAATGGAAAATATTTTCTAAAATACTTGTTTTAGTGGAAAATATTTTATACTTTTGTAATTCTAATCTTAATTACTATGGACTTCATTCAATCTCTACAGACCAAAGATACCGTAACTGAAAATGGTATACCTACTAATAGTACTTCTATGGATCGTTGTGTTGATCTATTTTTTATGATTGGTGCAGTTAGAGGTCAACATAGTGAACGAATTTTAAAATTATTTATAAGGGCATTCTATGAAAATAGAACTGCAGCTCTTCGTATTTTATTTTGGGCTCGTGATGTTAGAGATGGGGCTGGAGAGAGAAGTACATTTAGAATTATTTTTAAATGGTTATGTGATAATCATCCTGAAACTGTAATTAAAAATTTAAGTTATGTTTCATATCTTGGTCGTTGGGATGACATGTTGGTTGCAATTGGTACAAAATGTGAAGATGCAGTTTTTGAGGAAATAAAAAATGGATTAGAAGATGGTAACCAACTCTGTGCTAAATGGATGCCACGTAAAGGTAAAATTGCCAACATTCTTCGAAAAAAGTTTAAGATGACCCCAAAGGAATATCGTAAACTTTTAGTTTCTAATACTAATGTTGTGGAGACTAAAATGTGTGATAAGAAATGGTCAGAGATTGAATATGGTAAATTACCTAGTCTTGCCATGTCACGTTATAGTACTGCCTTTAAAATTAAAGATAGTGTAAGATTTAATACTTATCTTAATGATTTAAAAAATGGTAAGGGTAAAGTAAATGCAGGTGCAGTATATCCTTACGATATAATTAAAAATTTACGTAGAGGTAATTCTGATTTGGCACAAGAACAATGGAATGTTCTTCCTGATTATATGGCGGAGTGTCACGATTTGGTGTTTCCATTGGTAGATGTATCGGCTAGTATGGATACACCAATTGGAAGTAATTCAAATCTTACGGCAATAGATGTCGCAATTTCATTGGGTCTTTATATTAGTGAAAGAAATGTCGGACCTTTGAAAGATTATTTTATGACTTTCTCTCAAAGTCCTGAGTTGGTATACGTTAACGGTTCATTAGAAGATAGAATGTACCAAATGGAGTGTACACATTGGGGGATGAATACTAATTTGATAAAAGTGTTTCAGACCATGTTAAAACACGCCAAAGAGAATAATGTTCGTGCTTGTGATATGCCAACTAAAATTTTAATCCTTAGTGATATGGAATTTGATATGGCAATCAATAATTCTAAAAATAGTGCAATGGAAGAGATTGAAAATCTTTACCGTGAAAATAATTATACGTTACCTAAAATTGTATTTTGGAATATTCAGGCAAGAGGTAAAAATTTTCCTGTCACTTTTGATAAAAATGGAACTGCACTTGTATCTGGATTTTCTCCATCAATTCTAAAATCAATACTTAAAATGGATGTTGCAAATCCACATAGAGTTATGTTAGATACAATTAATGATTACAAATATTTGGGTATTAAACCATAAAAATATTTTTAAAAAGCCTTGTATATTTGAAAAAATATATTTATCTTTGTAATGTTGTTTGAGGGATGATTTCAGCAAAATTTAAACTTAAATGTAAACTGGAAAACAACATGTGAGTTTATCTGGTACTCACGATAATATTGATATCGATGTTATCATTAAAAACGGAAACCTCCATCCTGTACAACATTATGAACCTGTAAATAACCTTTACAGGTTTATTTTTTTTATTATATTTAATAAAAAAGAATTATTATGGAAACAGAAAAAGAACCACTTATTTTAGTATTTTACATCTATAGAGATGTATTGGCACAAAAAGACATCAGAGATGAATATATCAATGGAGTTAAAAAACACTTTGAAGATATAAAAATAAAGGCAACATTTTTCTTTTTACCCACAGATACTGAAGAAAGAATTGAATGCTTAAATCCTAGATTTATTGAAGATCAGAATGAGGTTGAAAAACTTAAAAGAATTTTAGAGGACGTAGAAAAACGTTTTGAAATTGATACTAAGTCTACTGATAATGTGGATGAAGATTGATTTAAGGTCTTGTAGAGTTACGATAAAGACGGGATGGTTTCCATCCCGTTTTTTTTAACACTTCATTGTATATTCTTTTTCTATTTTCTTTTTTTAATTCGTTCATAAAAATTGCCCGTTTAATTTTATTAACTTTAAAAAAATCTAATATAGTGTCGTGTAATAATCTAGCTTCTTTTTTATTTTTACAAGTTACAATATTTAAATTATCATAATCTTCAACTACCAATTTGTTAAGAAAATAAAATACATATTTAATTTTATTATTATTTAATAATAATTTTTTAATGATTTCTTTAAATGTCAATCTACCTTTAAAACCATGAACTTGGAATGTTTCCTCTATTTCAAAATCATTTTTATTCAATATTGTATATCTTTCATCTTTAAATTTTTCTTTTATTAAACGACCTAAACTATCTCTTACAATTTTTTCTTCATCACCATTTTCATGTTCTTTAAGTAGATATAAATAAAATTTTAAATTCTTATGTGTGTCATTCTTATTAAGAGTTTTTTTACCAAAAAATACTACATTATTTTTTAAAATTTTTTCATATAATTTTAGTGCAGAATCCAAATTTTTACGTTTACCATATATTCTATAACTTTGACCTTCAGAATCATACACACCAATTACGTATTCCATTTTGATTTTTAATATAAATTTACTATATTTGTATAAAATGAAAATACTCTAATGAAAGATTTATATGAAATTTTGGGTGTAAGTAGGGATGCTTCTGCGGAGGATATTAAAAAGGCGTATAAAAAATTGGCAATACAATATCACCCAGATAAGAATCCTGGTAATAAAGAGGCTGAGGAAAAAATGAAAGATATAAATCATGCCTATAGTACACTTTCTGATGAAGAAAGTAAGCGAAAATATGATATGGGTGGATCCGATATGGGTCACGGTGGATTTGGTTTTGGTTTTGATCCATTTGATATTGCTTCAAGGATGGCGGGTTTTGGTTTTGGGGGTAGACGAAGAGGTCAACAAAAAGGAAGAGATATTAAAATAGAACTCGCAATTACTTTAGAGGAGATATACAGAGGTGTTAGTAAAAAAATAAGATTTAATCATTCTGTCGGATGTAATACTTGTTCAGGTACTGGAGGAAAAGAAACTAACTGTGAAGTATGTAAAGGGCAAGGAGTTATGACACAAATTATTGATACCCAAATGGGTAGAATGATGAATCAAAGAATTTGTGGTAGTTGTAATGGATCGGGTAAAATAATTACTGACCCTTGTAAAAAATGTAATGGTATTGGTAGTGAAGTAAAATCTGAAGTGATAGATATTAACATACCTCAAGGATGTGAAAATGGTCATACTTTTATAGTTAAAGGAGGTGGGGACTTCATGAAAAATGGTGTATCAGGTGATTTATATGTTGTAATTTCTGAAATTCCTGACATAACCACCCAACGGCAAGGCAATGATTTAATTAAAAAAATAACTTTATCGTATATTGATTTTATTATTGGTAATGAGTATATTTTAGAAACTTTTGATGGTAAAATAAAAATTAACATTCCTGAATTGTCTGAAGTTGGAGATAATCTTAGGATAAAAGGAAAAGGATTTAAACGAAATGGGTTAGTTGGTGATATGATAATAATATTAGAACTAACATTACCTAAACAAATAAATGAAAAAGAAAAAGAATTATTAACAGAAATTAAAAATTTAAAAAAACAACTATGAAATTAGACGGAGTATTAAAAGAAACAGAAGATTTGTTCAAGAAAGTTCTTGAAGAAACTAGTGTACCAAGATCAATTAAATTTGAATTGATTGCCGCCAATGATATGAAAGAAATTGGTAAAGTTGCTAAGGCAAATGAAATTTTGAAGTATATGACTGAGATTGATATCATCATACTTTTAAATGAAAATATTTTTGATAGGTTAGCAGACGATCAAAAAGTTATGATTCTTGAAGAACTATTGGCGCAAGTATTTTGGGATAGTAATAGTGGTAAGATTAAATTGATCAAACCAGACGTAAATACTTTTTCATTGTTGATTAAACGTTATGGTATTGATTTCTATCTTGGAGTTAAAGATAGTATTGCTTCGGTTTTGAATGAACTTGATGCAACAGGTAACTGATGAATGAATTAATTGAGAACGAAGACTTTTATTGGGAAGAACGCGATGGAATCCGCTATCGCGTTTTTACCGAATACTATTTCTATAAAAACAAAAAGTTTTGTTGTGGAAATGGATGTAGACATTGTATATTCGAACCATTACATAAAAGAGGTGCTCAGTTGATTAATTCAGAAATAATTAATAAATTTGAAAATAAAAAATAAAAATCGTGATAAGTTATATTGGTGGTAAATCAAAAATTTCAAGTTGGATCATTCCTTTTATTCCTAAAGATATCCAAACCTATGTAGAACCTTTTGGTGGTATGTATTGGGTTTTCTTTAAAATGAATTTAAAAGAATATCCACATCTTAATAATGTTGTGTATAATGATTTTAATCCACTTAATTCTAATCTTTTTAAATGTGTAAAAGATTATGATAGGTTACATCAAGAAATGGGTAGTTACCCTACACAAAAAATGGGAGAAGATATTGACCCTAAAGAATATGAGGAATGTTTTAAAAGATGTCAAAAAGAAGTTTTTGATCCTAACTTTGTAGTTCCTACCGATGCAAATTATGATGTTGCATGTAAATATTTATATACTTTGACACATATTTTTAGTGGAGGTAAACCTGCAACTTCAAAATTTATTTATTATCACGGTAAATATAGAGATAAATTTTTAGTTTTTATGGATAAACTAAAAAAGAAAGAATGGACATCACATTTTGATAAAATCAATCAAGTTGAAAATTTAGATGCATGTAGTGTTATATCGAAATACGATAATTCAAACGCATTTTTTTATCTCGACCCACCATATTTTAAAACTGAGGGATACTATTCTAATCATGAATTTGGATTAAACGACCATGAAAGATTGGCTAATTGTATGAAACAAATGAAAGGAAAATTTGCACTATCTTATTATGATTTCCCTCAATTAAGTGAATGGTTTCCTAAAGATCAATATCGTTGGGAAACAAAAGAATTCCCAAAGTCTGCTGCGGCACGTAAAGATACTGCGCAAAATAAAGGAGTTGAACTATTAATCATGAATTATTAATTATGAAAATTGTATTGTTATTATTAACTATGGTTTTTATTTCTTGTACTGATGAAAGAATTAAAGTCAGAGAAAAAGATACTGGAGGAACCGTGACCGTTTCAACTAGCGGATTCAGTCGTGATTATGATTTAAAAGAATTTACCTATAAGGGTCACTTGTACATATATTCTGAAGTTAGGGATGGAATTGCTATGTCACATGCAGGTCATTGTGGGTGCGGTAAAAAATATTGATTTGTATTTGGAAATTACTAAAAGATTTTATATCTTTGTGTTTGTAATTTAAAGTATATTTTTTAAATGAAAAAGTATAGACTTAAAAGTGGTCGTGAACTATCTAAAATGGATATGTTAGTGGTTTTAGATTGGTGTAAAAAATATTTAGGTAGATCTAAATATTTTTCAATCAGAAAATTGAGATTAAGGATTGATAGTAGAATGACATTTTTGGGTCAATTTGGGGTTGATACTAATACAATATATGTGAACCCATCAATACATAGAAATTTTTCCCATATAATTGAAACTATCATTCATGAATATGTCCATTTTTTACAAAATCCTAAGGAATATGATAGACTATCAAGAGAAATTTTCTATGACGACTATTATGATCATCCCCACGAATATGAGGCAGAAACTATTGCATTAGAATTGGCACCAAAATGTTATAAACATTTAAAAAAATAATTTGGAAATATCATTTATTTGACTTACCTTTGTCTTGTTCAAAAATTAAAAATAAAACAAATGAAAAAAGCAATCATTCTTCTACTAATGGTATTTTTTACTACGTCATCATTTTCTCAAGTAGGTATATTTCAACACCTTAATGAAATCAAAGATGATAGTCTTCCTGGTGAGTTGAAAAAAATGAGTAAAAAAGAAGGTTATATCTATTCTGTTAATGATGAATCCATGAGTACAATATTTGGATATGCATTGACTAATCATCTTTATTGTTATATGACCATTGCTAAACCCACTAGTAGCATAAGTTTACAAAGTTGGGTACAAAATTTGAACCAAAAGTGGGTTATTGTAAACGAAAACAAATGGTTGTTTTATCGAGAAGATGGAAATATTTTAGAATCGGAATTATCCTATGACGATAATCAACCCATGTTTATATTTTCAATTAAAAAAATGTCAAAAAAATAATAATCATATATCTCTAACAATTAAAAACAAAAAAATGAAAAAAGGAAAATTAAAAACTAAAGGTATGTCAAAACGTAAAGAAAATTTCAACAAATTGGTAAACAGTTTGCCGTCGATTGAAGGAATTACTGGAAAATCAATGCTTAAAATCAATGAAGCATTTGAGTGTTACAAAAAATTACTTAATCGTTATTCGGAACTTAGAAATGACCCCAAAGCACTTAATCGTTTCTATAGTATGTGTCGTAATCCTTTGTTTGATATTACCGGTATCTCTTATTTTAGAACTGGTCTTATGTCAAATGCGGCGGCTAAATGTCAAGAAAAGTGTTACACTTCACAGGATCACTTTATTCAAAGAACTAAAGCATTGAAATATATTTTTAGGGATATGGCTAAGAATCCTAATATGACTTTGGAACAATTTATTGCACTTGTTAAGAAATATTGTTCTACAGTTACCCTTACTAAAGAAGAACACCGTAGTGTAACCACTTATGGACGTAAACACAAGGATATGACTAATGTAAAAATTTATAAGAAGTTAGGTATCAAAGTTACGGGATTGGGTCAGTGGTGTAAAGAAAATTATGTCACCAAGGCGGTTGAAATGTCGTATTAATGATATATTTATGATTGATTGAGTTAGAGATGGGGAAAATCATCTCTAACTATTTTCTTGCTTCTATAGTTTAACGGTAAAACTACTGATTTGTAATCAGTCATTATAGGTTCGATTCCTGTTAGAAGCTCAAGTTCAAAAATTATTTTTGGCTCTTTTTTAATAATCATAATATTTATTAAAAAAATGAATATTATGAAATGGGAGAAAGACGAAATAGACAAGATAATAAAATTGTTTAATGATGGTGAGGATTATGTGAGTATCGCTAATTCTTTAAAAAGAACAAGACAATCAATTAGGATTAAATTAAATAAATTAGGTTTTTTTATCAAAGACAAAAATAGATTCTTTCATGAAAAATATTGTAAACATTGTGGGGGAATATTTGATTCATATAAGATTGAGAAAAGAAAATTTTGTAGTTCTTCTTGTAGTGCATCTTTTAACAATAAGATAAGGGAAAAAAACAATACCCCAATAGGGAAAAAATTCAAAGATAAGAGTAAAATAAAAATATCATTTTATTTAGAAAAAAATAAAAAATGTTTAAATTGCGATAAGATCGTAACTAACAAATTTTGTAATAGTAAATGTCAACATGAATATAAACGAAAAATTTTATTTCAAAAAATAGAAAATCAAGAAATAGGTATTAGTCACAAAAGTTATAAAAAATATTTAATAGAAAAATTTGGTGGAAAATGTATGGAATGTGGTTGGGATAAAGTAAATCCTATAACAGGAAAAGTTCCAATAGAGTTGGAACATATTGACGGTAATTCAGAAAATAACAGTTTAGAAAATTTAAAATTATTGTGTCCTAATTGCCACTCATTAACACCAACATATAAGTCACTAAATAGAGGTAATGGTAGGTATAATAGAATGGTTAGATATAAAGAAGGTAAAAGTTTTTAATATGGGGACGACAGGAATCGATTGGCGGACTAATTTAGATAGTGCAGGTAGTGTTAGCATTGGAAACACTTTAATAACCTATGTAGAA